AATTACCATTGTATTGTATAGGAAAATAAAATCTACAAGAACTTATAAAACGTTTTCCAATTTGCATACTTTCAGGAAACAATCCTGATCTTTCAATTACAGGATCTTGAGGAATTTCTGTTGCTGAACATCGTTGAATTCGACCGCAAAACTCCTCTATTCTGAAAGAAGTAATTCTCTTCATTCCACCAACAAATTCTATAAAATCATTTGCGTTCCTCCTATATCTCATTTAAGTTCTCCTTTCATGAATCATTTCGTTTGAAAATTTCACTTTTCATTTTTTCCTTAATAGCTCAACTTAAATTAAAAAGGCCGGTTGAGTGCCGGCCTCTATATCCCCTTCCTGATTCATTATTTTACCTTTAAACTTTTTTCCAGACGCCGTATTTATAAATATGCGTCTGTTTGTTTTCAAACGAGATCATCGGAAGTCCTGAAACAATAGACGCCACCTTGAACGCTCCGTTCGGCAATGGTAGCAGATATTTTGTGTTGTTAACGCTCACGAAGGCGGTATCCAGATCAACGAAATAATCGGAGACTTGTTTTGTTACAACCTTCGATTCGGATTCGTATTGAACAGTGAATCCGTAAACGCGATACTTCTTGGCATTGTCAGCCTCCGATTCTGACGAGCCCTGTTTGATCTGAAAGCCTTCTTTGCCAGCATCCCCATCCATAGAACTCTTTAAATTGGATGCTGACTTACTGCTTACCACTCCACCTTCTCTTTCGGAGTCGAGAAGGGCGTTCTGGACTGTACCGGGATTAAAATCGCTTTCACGGTGTCCTATATCGATTTGACCGTTGCCGCCCATCTTTCCTTCCTTCACATCTTCGAATACAGGAACAGCTCCGTCGCCTACGGCCCTGCGAACGCCGCCTTCCTTATCGAAATCATCAAGGGCATTCTGGCTGGTCGCTGGATTAAACTCAGGCTCAACGTGCTCTGTGGGCACTGGATCCTCAACGACCTTTTTTACATCGATTGGTGCGGCCGCGGGTTGTTCTACAGGCTGTTCTGTGGCCATGGTGGTCTGCGCCTCCTGAACGATCGTCTGTTCCTCTTCCGGCGCCGACTCGACAGCATCTTCAATGCCGGCCACTTTCTCTTCCTCTTTCGCCGGATTTAATTCATCCGCAATAGCTTCGAGGATATCCTGTGGCTTTTCTTTTCCAGGATTGAATTCAACAGCATCTTCAGGCTTCGGAGGAAGGTGTATTTCTTCTCCTTTTTCTTTTGTGTCGATCTTTACTTCCCCTTGGCCTTCCAACTCTACGGGGCCTACCTGGCCCACGCCTTGCTTTTTTTCCTGCATGATGTCTCCTTTTGTATTTACGTTTACGTGGTTCCGGTTTATTAAGATACTTTTGAAGCGCGGACAACTGCAAGTCCCCCATGTCGAGTAACTCCACAGTCGCCGAGAACTTAAGAATTTTATCTTCGTTTTTTGTTATTCCATACGGTATCCTTATGAATCGTCCTTCACTTACACGGACCAACCTTTCAACCATCGCATTAAGAGTCGCGGCCTCAATAAGGATTGTGTGCATGTACCTCCCTATTGATTAAATATTCTTTGTTCTATTATTGTTATTACAATAAATCACCTTATATAACTATCGCAAATCTACCAGTAATTGCATCGCCAATTCGAATGCTTTTGGTTCATACCGCCTGTCTATATGATTGATAAAAATGATCCTGTTTTCAAGTTTGTCGGTAATCAGGTTTCTTACTTTCCCCATTAACTGTTTACCCCAAAATCCCATAGATTCTATTCTTAAATCAGGGCCGGGAAGGATTAAACCTGATTTTTTATCCCGATGCCATTGAAGATGACAGTTACGGCAAAGGGTAATCAGATCTTCAAGCGGTTCATAATACAATCTTACATAAGTCAAATGATGAACATTAAGAAACCCACATTTTCCCCTGGAGTTCGGTTCATACTGATGCATGCATTTTTGACATGTATATTTATCTTTTTGAACACGATTTCGCGATGTTGTTTTCCAGAATTTAGTGTATTGATATATTTCTTTCATTGTTTTATTCGGAAACTGCCTAACATCAATATAAGGAATCAGGTCGAAAAACGATTTTATAACAACACCACTCGCATACAAATCATTTAATAATTTATTAAGCTTGTCAGGATAACTGTTTTTTCCAGAAAAAACGAACGGATCTTTTACAGCAAAATCATTAATATTAAATGAAGACTCTTTCTCTTTTTTGTTTTTTTCCTGTATCTGCTTCACAACATCTGTTGACAGCCTTAACTGACTTAAAAAAAGCTCTTCTTCTTCTTTTAATTGGCGCTGCCTGTCCATTTCAATTGCCTCATTAACCTCTTGTACGGCACGATCTATATTTTTTTGCCCATCTGCCTTAACCACTTCATTAACTCTTGTCTCAGCCTGTTCTATCTCTGCTGTTGATGGATAAGACGCTTCATCAGGATTGAACCCGCATATCTGTTCAGTGGTTATGCCGAGCGCGGAAGCCACTTCATCCATAGTTTTACAATGTTTTTCAACAGTCATTGTTTCCACCTTACTTGGGATAATACCCCATGTACCAATTAACGAATCTCCTGACCCCAACATCTATATTCGTTTCAGGCTTGTATCCAAGCCTCATTATCTTACTGATATCAGCTTCAGTCACTTCAACATCACCAGGCTGCATCGGTTGATAATCAATAATCGCTCTCATGTTCAAAACAAGCTCTATCTGCTTTATAAAATCCATCAATGTTTCGGTCTTATTGTTTCCAATATTATAGACCTCACATGAAGCACAGTTATTAAGCGTTAGAATAATTCCATTCACCACATCATCAATGTAAGTGAAATTACGTTTCATATTCCCATCATTGAACACCTGAATCGGCTTTTTATTCATTATTCCATCGGTAAATAACGACAACGCCATGTCCGGACGTCCCCATGGTCCGTAAACGGTAAAAAAACGAAGCCCTGAGCAGGGGATTCCATAAAGATGATTGTAACAATAAGCGGTCACTTCATTCGCTATCTTCGTCGCCGCATAGAATGAAACAGGTTTGTCGACCTTATCGTTCTCAGAGAACGGCAACTTTTCATTATTACCATAGACGGATGATGATGACGCATAAACAAAGTTCTCAACATGGGCTTTATTAGCAAGCTCAATTACATTCAAAAAACCCTCATTATTCGATCGCTGATACAGGAACGGATCTTCTATAGACACTCTAACGCCTGCCTGACCAGCCAAATGGCATATTTTATTTATTCTAAATCGTTCAGCAAGCGACATCATTACCTTTCGGTTACAGATGTCCATTTTAATAAAACGAAATGTTTTATATTCCCTCAGTAATCTTAATCTGTCAAGCTTAAGTTCATATCCATAATAATGATTTAAATTATCGATTCCAAGGACTTCAACACCATCACTGCACAACTTCTTGGCCGTATGGAACCCTATAAATCCAGCAACACCAGTAATAAGAACCATCATTTCCTCCTATTAATCTTCTCCATCTATTACAAATACCTTTTGCGGTTTTTCTTTACCATATTGTAAAGTCATTACTATAGCGCTTTCTACTTCTGGATATTCAAACCCACCATCGTACGATGTTCGAACAGTTAAATCATCATCAACTTTTTCCAATATCTTTTTCAAATCCTTAACCTTCATTATCTTCCTCCTGCGGATATACATCCGCCATATTCAGGGCGTCTCCACCCCCATACATGGCAATGAGGACAATTTCTCCAATCACCTGTCGTTTGAGTCATTTTAGTTCCACATCTGGGGCAGAAGTCGGTTTCAAAAACCATATTATTGAATATAACGGTCGTTTCAGCCTTTTCATCTTCAATCCAGAGTGTCTTCCCATTTTCCATATCGAGAAGAGCCCAGAAAACATGATTTCCCCTATCATCACAATGCTCAACCAAAACCGGCTTTTTCATTTTATTTTACATCCTTTCCGCCTGCTTGGGATGTAATCAGTCCACCATCCTGTCAAAGGAATAATAGGAAACAGGATACCCCATCGGCTTCGAACATTATTTTCATAACAAATACATATACGAATAAAGAACCATTGAATAATAAAAAAATTAACAGCACCAAGGACTCTCAACACCTTCTTCTCTTTCATCACTTCCTCCTTAAAAATATCCGTGTTACTTGGGACTTAATCTAACGACGCTGACCGAGTTCCACTACGGTTAATAAGCCACGGTCATTATATGTCCACGCGCCATGAAATTATTTAGCGGTCACTTCTCTGATCGCCTTTTTGACCGCTTTTACCGCATTGGCCAACGTAAGATTGACACGGACCCTGGTGAGCTCAACAGCGTAGTTAAGAATCTGAATTTCTTTCGCTGTCAATCTCTTCGACGACTTTGCCATAAACCCTCCTTTAATAATTATGAATGATCAATAAGCAGTTGTATCAGAAAAAAAATAATCCCACAGCCTTTTAGTCCATTTTTCTTTACGCGGTTTCTCTTGCGCCATAAGCTTTTTCCACACTTCAGCGCACTCTTTACTATCACTTCCTGGACGCCAACAGGTGAAAATAGGACACGAAAGACAACTTGACGGCATTTTAGGATCAGTTATTTTGAGTAAAGAAAATTTTAATTCTATCCATTCCCAAAATTCTTTTGTTGGGCCGGCCACATGAGCATATTCAATCCACGGATTTTCCCCTGTTTCTTTTCTATACAATTCATCTATTTTCATTTATTTCTCCTTGCTGCTGATCTGGTCCGCAACCCCTCTGTATAATTTTAAATCGTTCTTTAGCGCCCTCCCTGAAGATATAATACTTCTCTTTTTGACAATCAATTTTCCTTCCACATACAACGCATTCATGAATACCGATCTTCCCAAGTGTTAATGATTCGGTTTCAGCGGTTCTTGCTGCACAACTTTTACAGAAAAACTCCACCATTCATTCCCCGCATTCCCCTTTTTGACGCGAATCAATTGACGCTTTCCCATCCCTGTTGTTCGAAATGATATTATCAAGCCTTTCCATCGTAGGCATCATGGTTGAAATCTGCAGGAAGTCGGTCGTCTTGAGATAGATCTGGAACTCGAGGCGCAATTCATTCTCAGGATCGATAACACCAACCTCGCACGTCTTCAGGTATTCCTTAAAGAATAGAATGGCATTTATGAGCTTCTGCTTCGTGCATGCCGGGATCCTTACATGGTATTCACCATTCGGTTCCCCATTGACGTACACTTCCCTCACGTCGAAGTTATGAAAACGAGCGTTTCCATACGAAACCCTGTCCACCTTCTTGGCCGGCGACACTCCTATTCCTTCAGGATCAGACGCCATCATGTTTTCCGAGAAGTGTTTCAACCTCTCGTCCGTCAGAAAAGCCTTCGCGGCTGCTTCGAGGTCGTTTTGAGGAACGAACTCGTACGACCTCATCCTGGGTTCATTCATGAACAACCATCTCCTTTTTAACGATGAATTGATCGGGATTTCTGACGTATAATTCGACGAAGGCGCAGAGGACATTCTGCATTGTTGATTTTTTCTTGTGGGTAAGGACTTTAAACTGGTCACGGATTTGCTTCTTTAACTTAAAACAGAAAGGCACCATATTGTTCTTCAAAAGTTCAAGAGTCAACTCTGTAGGCGGCTCAGGAGCTTTCGTAGTTGAATCCGGCATATTCTTCCTCACTGTTTGAGATGTGGTTTTTAAGTTTCCCCTAGAAATATAATATAAAATATACTAAAGTGTCAAACTTTCTTTTTAAAGCACCCTTTTTATGTTCATTTTCATTTAATTGACAAGATGCTACAATATGGTGTTTTTAAACGATTAATTAAATTACACTAATGATAGGTTTCACGGCTTTTCCATTTTTATCCTGAAGCCTATATAGCGCTTAACTTGAAGAACGCTCTTGAAAAAACTATCATTTCCGTACCATTTTTATGATCAAAAATCAAATTACAAAAATGATAGTTTTTGAAAGTGCGTTTTTCGGTTTAATCGATTAAGAAGCACTTTCTGAAAAATGTAAAAGCGATGAAACCTAACATACTCGTAATTTATAAAAATTCTTTGTAAGTCTATGATGTTTATAGTCTTATCCTATGGTACGATTTTTGCTACGTATATAACATGAAAACCCTATGTAATTCCCGGTAAAATCAAAGAGTTATTATATATATATATTCTCATGTTATAGGGTTTTACTCTTTTGAATCTGGGATGTATTTTAAAAATAAATTTTTCAAAAGTTTTTTTTAAAAGTATGTATTCCGTGTGCACGAAAATCTTTTAGTTTTTTCCAGACCAACTCGAAAAGAGGAAAGCTGGCATCCCTATATATAATAGGTCTTGGAATTAAGTTAAAAAATAGACAAAAATATTTTTTACACCTGTCCCAAAAACACATTATATTATTTATGTTGTATTTTATAATATTCTAACTTATATTAATAGGGACGCGCGCACATGAATACTTTCAGAACAACCCAAGAAAGGAGAAGATATGGATCAAGCACCGCCCAGTTCAAATGAGAGGAAGCCTGCGCCGGCCGCTGGTATATTCCCGAAGAAAGAGGCGATCAATATGTCGCCACAGACGAGACCTGCGCCACAGAAGCCTGAGAAGCTTGCCGAGGCGCCGCCGAAGGAAACGTTCCCGGATCCGTTCAAAGTCCAGGAGCAGATGATGGCGAACCTGAGGAAGGACGCGCCGAAAAAGGACGCGGGGGAAGACGATGTTGAAAGAATCAATGATATGATAAACAACCCGATGGCAACTCCGGAGGACGATGATTCAAACATAACGCCGGAGGACATGAAGCTGGCCGAGGAGCTCATCTTCAAGGGATATGCCGAGTATTCTGCGGAGATGCCGCGGTTCCCGGGAAAGAAATTCGTAATTACTTCCACGAATGCGGAAGAGATGGGAATAATCGATGATATCATATTTGAAAAGATCAGGTCGGAAAAACAGAATGCGGATGGAACGGTTGAAATGCCGGAGAACGCGGTGAAGGTGTTGAGGAGCGCGCTGTTCGTTGCTCTTTCATATCGAGGGCCTGATGGAAGGGATTTTGCCGCAGAACCTATCTGTCAATTAAAGACGTTGAAGATGGGGATATTGAAACTGGGCGACCTGATGAGCGAGGGGAATATAAAAAACGCAGAAGAACTAAAAGACAGTATTAAAAAAGCCCTGATGAAAAGGGCGATAATGGTAAAGAGATTCCCAACAACGCTGATCGACTTTCTTGCCGACGCCAAATACAAATTCGACCTCAAAATGCTTCGAATCATGAATGATAAAAATATAATCCCAAAATCCTAAGGACCACTACCGGGGTGGCCCGCGCGCATTTCCTGATAACAGGGATGAAGCATGATTATGGGTCACTCAACGAGGCTATCGCAATACACACCTTCACTCGTCAAAGAAACATAGATTTCATGGCGGCTGTCTTTGCGGTAGTGGATCCTACATCAACCAGGAAGGCTGTAAACCTGTTCAGAGGCGCGATGTTCCCCGAGGAACGAAATAACGATCTGGAATATATCAAGAAGGCGCAGGAACTGATGGTAAAGGCAAGGGAATTGACAATTATAATCAGACCAAAAAAACTGGGCAGATACGGTGATTAAAATGCATTACCTTGTCTGGGTTTTGATATCAGCTGTATTTGTATCTATCGCTGATTACTTCTCGAAGAAATACGCCATATCGAGAAGTTTGCTTTTTCTTGCTTTATTTATCGGAATGGACATGATTGGAGTTGTTGCCTGGCTGCCGGCTATTGTACAGAAGAACTCACTGTCAATAGCCGGTTCTATTTGGGCGATAATGAACTTTATGGGTTGTGTCCTGATAGGGGTCTTTATTTTTAATGAGAAATTAAATATATTAGAAATGATCGGTATGGTAACCGCCATAGCATCAATTGTATTATTAAGCCTGTAGGAGGGATTATGTTCAGAGGGTTCATTATTGAAAGTAAAGAATACATGGATTATCCGGCGTGTGGAAGGTGGTATTTCTGGAGCAGGTTTCCAATCGCGCTGGTGAAATATTATTTTTTTGGATTGTGCGATATAATAAGGCTTAAAATCATTTTTTCAAAAACATTCAAGAGAAATAAAAATGGATGAACAGGCTGGAAAACCTCTTTTAGGCCCATGGAGATGTGATGGGTGCGGAGGGATATTTGAAAGCCTGGATGTACCAGGGCAGGCTTCCGCAGGATGGGAAAACGGTAAATATGTGGAGAAAACATTCTGCGTCGAATGTGTAAGAAAAAGCCTGCCTATACAGGGGTTGGAAGGGGATAGAAATGAAAAGCCCTAAGAATATTGACCAAAGAGTAAATCAAAAGAAATACGGCGATGAGTTTGACAGGATCTTTGGAAAGCGCGACACGATGGAAAGCGCGACCGGAAGATATCAATGGGATAGTGAAAAAAGACGGCTTGTAAAGGTTGGTCCTGAGTTTTGCGCATGGCATATGCGTGAGACCTATTCTATTCCGCAACTTCTCAGTGATGGTGTGAGGAAAATGGAACCGATTCATTTAAAAACGAAAGAGGTGATGCATGCTTCTTGAATTACCGGTACGGTGGAGTAAAAAACAAGATATCCCTGAAATGCCAGGGGAATCGGTAACGGATGATGTTGTTTCAAATATAACAGTCAGAATCGATGAAATAATGAGCGTCGGTCACACTGATAAAGACTGCTGTAGTGTGGAGATGCTGAACGGAACATGCTACGAAGTGATGCTCGCTTACGATAAAATGATCGAAATATGGCAGGACAGCCTCGAAACGATTGGCGGCATTTTCATTGCGCGTCAGCCTAAAATGGCGGCAAAATTTGTAAGCAAATCCGAACCAGGAAGAGCTGGAAGCGGAATAAATTAGACAGAACACATTCAAGCAATATATAATTAAGGGCAGCAGCCATTGGCTGTTGTCCTTGTTTTGTTTTATATTATACATTATAGCACCTCTTTTTTTTACCTCTGAAGGATCATCATGGCGCCTCCAGGTTATGATAATGTTCCTCTAGGCTCCGACCAACCTATTACGCCCGGCAGTCAGGACGCAAATCAGATAAGCTATGCTGATATGATGCGGTATCAGATGATATCGCAATACCAGCAGAGGTATGCCGACCAGCAGCGTTTTATTCCAACAGCCCCTCGATTCCGCTATGGAGTTAATGATATTCCGGAACGCAGTTTCTTTCAACGCCAGAACGAAGTAAACAGGATGTCTTTGAGTTCTGGTCTTACAAAAGGCATGGCTGATATGGCCGCGTGGGGAGCGGCTTCTCTTGGATTAACGGCGCTTGGGGTGGGAGGAATGTCTGTCGCAGGAATAGCCGTTCCAATGATCGCGCCCTTAATTCCAATGCATTTCTTTACAAAAGGCGTCGACATGACTTTCCAGCGGCAGAGAGCCATGCAGGGAATGGCGGCCGATATCCAGCAATACAGGGAACAGATTGGAATGCCTGGAATGTCTTATTTTCAGGCAACGCAATTTGGTTCGAATATGGCGGGAGGAATGTTTGCACAAAGACAGTTCTTCAATCCTCAGCAGCAACAGGAGATTCTTAAGATCGGATTGGCGAACAATCTGATAAGCGCCAAGGGTGTTGGAATGAATACCGGTGATATAAAAACCCTTGAAACGAATGTAAAAAAATTCACCGAGGTAGTGCAGACTGCAGTTAAGACTTTAAACACGACGATTGTCGGCGGGGCGTCGGTCATAAAAGAAATGCAGATGCAGGGATTCGGAACGATGAACCAGATACAAACCGGATTACTTACTGCAAAAGCATATGGGAACATGACTGGATTGGGCGCGCAGAATTTATTACAGATAGGCGCAGCGGGAGCAGCAGCGACTCAGGGAACTCCATGGCAGGCAGCGGCTGGGGCGACGATGTATCAGTCTGGGGCTGCGCAGGCCGCTTATATGGCTAAGGGATGGAATCCGCAATATCAACAATCAGTAATGATGGCTGGCGGAGTTGCTCGTGCCGGCGCTCTTATTGCTCAGACACAAATGAATTTCATGCAGTCCGGAATGGGTGCTAGGGCCGCGGCTTTTCTGATGGATGCAAAAGGAAATCTTGATGCAAGACAATTAAACAGGTTGATGACTGGAGAAGTAACAGGACACGAAATGATGATGAGGGGTTCTGAAATTGCGCATCAGATGGGCCCAGGCGGAAGAGTAATGTTCCAGAGGAGAAGGTCGGAACTTTGGAACGAATTGGCGAAAAATAATCCTGAAGTCATTTCTAAAACAATGATGGAAACATTTGCGGCCTGGGGAACGAGCAGGAGAGGGACAGCCGAACAACAAGCTCAGGCTTTTGCAAGAATGTATTCTGGTGGGGATGAGAGGGCGGAAAATGCGCTTGCTGACTGGCTGATGGCTCCGAAGGGTTTTTCTGCAATGGGGGCTGAACGCCAGGTATCTGCAATGTTGGGCCAAAAGGTTGGTCCAGCACAATCCGCCATGCGAACTTTATATAATAGTTTGCTTACTGCGCCTCCAGACCAGACTCTTGGTTGGAATTTTGGAGATTTTACCAGGGCTGGAATATCCGCTTTTAATACAGTTGATGCTGCGATGTATTCAACAGGCGGGGCTAAAGGATATCTTGGAAGGCGTATCGGGCAGAAACTTGAAGATGTGGTGAACCGTGTTACTGGAAGTAAATACGGAGTATTCAACAGGTATGATATCGGAAATACCGAAAGGGCTTATAGAAAATTATACGGACTGGCCCCGACGACGCTGACTGAAGAGGATATTGCTCAATATCAAAAATACTCCACTCGGAATAAACCTCCATACGCAAAATCAAATATATACGCAGGAGATATCGGTGAAATTGATTTAAGGAAAGAATACGGGATTAATGTCGAAGCTAATTTCAGGAACATGACGAGAGAAGACCTTTTAAGAGTTGCACAGACGACGATGACAGGACTTGGTGAAGGAACAATGGTTTCTGTGTTGAAGAACCGCGATTTCTTAAAGTCCGCTAATATCCCGAAAGAAATCGCGAACCGGATGATTTACAATAAAGACCATATGGCCCCGGAAAAGATCGGGTTGTCATATATAAATCAACTAGCTGACTTTGTATCGAAAACAAATAAACAGGCCGATGCATTAACCGCTGAGACTGTTAATTTTAAAAAGACGATAGATCAGGAAGGTGGAGTTTCGCATACTGAGTACGCTACAGCACAAAGGCATGTTAACTGGCTTCCTGCAGAGGACCAGGATAGACTTGCCATCGCAGACACAAGAGGAATGACCAAACAGCAAAAGATGGAAGTGATGGCGGCAAAAGAAAATCTGGCGTACAGATTAACGGCGAAAACTCAAGGACTTGACATAGATAAATTAATGGGATTTTCTGATGTAACTGGATTACGAAGAAAACAAGTGCAGGATTTTAAAGAAACATTAGGATTAGCCGCAGTAAGAAGGCCCGTTGCTGGAGGTGTGGCTGGCGCTGTATTAAGTCAACTTCCCGGCCCATTTGGATATGCAGGGGCAGTTGTAGGGGCAGTTGTTGGCCAAGGAGCAATTTTTACTCGTTTTAGTCAGGCTCGTTTGGAAAGAATTGCCGGACTTAAGGGTGGAATGAACACTGATCCAGCAACAACAATGGCCGCGCTTCTTGATAAAATTCAGGCCGGCGGCGTAATGCAAGGAAAGGTTTCTCAAGCGGATTGGGATTGGCTTGGTAGGCGTGGTCTTTACAAAAGAACAGATATGGGAGGTGCTAAAAGAAATCTGACTGCTGAGGCTGATGAGATTATAGCTAAGTATGGAAAAATGGTTGAAGAAGCTCAAGTAACAATGAAATACGCAAAAACAAAAGAGGCGTTGTCCGGAATCAAGACACAAAAACTGGCTAACATTAAAGGTTACGACGCTGCTTCTCTGGAAGCAAAAAGATTTATTGAAAGCACCGGAGTTGGAGCCCAAGGGCTATCAGAAGGTGCTATAAAAGTCCTGGCTGAATCCGAGGGAATGTCCGCAGCAAACGTAAGAGAATTGGCTAAACAGGGAGGCAACGTTCTTGCCAACAGGATTTTTATTCCGTCAATAACGAAAAGTGAACAGAAGAAAACACAGGCTTGGGGAGATATATTAAAAACATTAATGGCGCCGACTACTGATAAAAGTCAATTCATGACTTTCTTCAATCCTGATACTCAAAAATTTGAAACTGAAACAAGAGAAAAAATATATAAAAAATACCAGAAACAACTGACCGATGCGCAAAGAACCGATCTGACGCCTGAAGAGGCCGCGAAAGGGAAATCACTCTCTTCCTATGTCGCGGCGCCCATTCTGAATTACTGGTCGAACAGATGGATAATGTAAGGAGTTAATTATGGCACAATCAACGTTCCAGTCTCCGATCGACACCGACGATTCAACGAGCAGACTGCGTCCTTATCTTTCAGGAATTACCAACCACGCAGACCCGATTGCGACCATAATTCTTTTTAAGGAAGGGGAGTCTCCCAAGATAGACAGCTCTGAATACAAACACGATTATCTCGCTAATTTCGAATTGGTAGTCGAACCTCTCTTTCCTGATTCTTTCAGGACCGGAGTAATCGGGTATCCGGAACTTCCTGCGGGAAAAGTCCCGATCCTTACTCTTGACAATAAGAACGATTATTACGGGGTATTCAATAATTTCTCCGTTACCGGCATAAGCGAATCGCATGACCAGATCTCGAAAGTGCATATGAATTTCAGCGCCAAATGGAATGTCTTTTTCTTCGGCAACACTCCAAATGTCTATCAGTTCAGAGGGTATTTTCTTGACACAATGGAATATCCGTATTACCAGGAATTCCTTATAGCGTTTGAAAAATACCTTTCCGGAAGGAAAGCGGTGGAACAGAAGATACATACGAAACTCATGGTGTCCGGGCAGATCATTGACGGGTATCTTTTAAGCCTTGGGGTCACCCATAACGCGCAGTTGCCGGCAATGAAAGAGTTTCAGTTTTCCATGCTTGTGAAGGGTGTTTCCTGGGTGAGATACAATTATGTCGGGATGGGAAAACTAGGCAACACGAAGGATGTTCACAAAACAGTAATCGATATGAATGCGCTGTCGAATATAGACAGGCTCTCAAACCCGAAATATCTTGGATTGATCGATCATAACATAAGCGAGGATACATCCGGGAAATCGGCTCCATTAAGCCCGTTGCCGACACAAACTATTCCAGCAGCAAAGAAAACGAAAAAGGCTAATACAGCTAAAAACAATTCTACTGCGGTTAAAGCCGCTGAATTTAATGCTAAACTTGTGGCATCTTCTACTTCGAATTATTATGACGGAAAAGGATTTAGTGGACCAAAATCAAAACCTGATTCAGATTATATAAAATTTACAACCGCTGTTGCTGATAAAACATCGGTTTTTAAATAAGGGATAAGGATGCCAAGAGGATATAATCTGTCCTTTAAAATGCACATGGAAGGAATTGAGGTTCCTTTCAAGAGTGCGAATATTATCTGTACGCCGAACGGAGTGGAAGCCAACATTAACATCTATCACAACAAATATGTTTACGACATAAAACCTAAAACGATGGTGCAGATATTTTTTAAGGACTGGGCGCCGAACGGAGGAAAACCTGGATGGAGACTGATGTTCGATGGGTTCTTCTCAAGTTACTACAAGGAGGACGAATCCACTCAGGGAAGAATGATAGGAATCGTCTGCAGAGATTTCAGGATGGACCTTCGTAAAGCTCCGGCAGCGCTTGCATATACCGGGGACTCCGAACGTACATCACGGCATTTATTCAACATGCATGGCCTTTATACACGCACGGTTGTTCCTGGAATGAGCACTCCGAAGCATCCTAAGAGCGTGGCGACGAGGGAATACGAAAATCAATTAAGCCCTTTGTCAAGCGAACTCAGGTACATTGCAGGAACAGCTTACGGGGCAGGGGCAAAACAAGACCCGAAGACAGGGGAATGGTTTTATTCAAAAAAGTACGCTGACACTCCAGTTGATAAATGGGGAAAAGCGGATTGTAGATTTTTCCTCGACGCCCTTATTCGTGGGATATGGACTGAGGCTGTCGGCGGCACATCTGTCGGAGCGTTTCTTAACAAGAGAACGAAATGCGATAAAAGGTTCCTAATCCCTTCAAATAAAGCAGGTTACAACTTCTGGTCAAGACAGTCGGCCGGCCTTCAGATGGGTTCATATGTCATGATGGATTCGAGATTTGTGAGCCTCGAAGTTGCTATTATGAGAATAGCCGCCTTGTTTTCGGTACGGGTTTATTCATGCAACACGCCGGCATTGATACCGATAAGTGAAACAGTCAATGGACAACCCAATCCTACAATCGATTACATAATGGATCAGAAGGTAAGAAAATTTCTTGTTGACAGGGCGAGTGCTGAGTTCGGCGCTCCATACATACTCAACGAAGGCATGCTTCTTCCTCCACTTGAATTCACGGCTCCACCAAACTGCAACCTGTTCCTTCCTCCCATATGCAACCGCGTTTCCTGGCAATATGATATGGACGCCGATATCACTCGCGGGTATTATTCAGTCGTCAATAGTCTTTCAGGATATGATTCGACGCAGGGACTCAACATGCTTGGTATCCAGGTTCCGAATCTTTTGTTCGACCTGAATGACCAGGAGGGAAGCAAGAAAGACAAGTATGGAAGACGGAAACCACCGATAACACTTGAAGAGAGATACAAAGGGGTTTCACTGACATATGGTCAAGTGAACCTTGATCTTGCAATGAATGAGGCGAACACGGAACAACTCGATTCTATTCTAAGAAAAAAACAAGCAAAGATACGGGAGACCAAGACAGAAGAAATTACAAGAGGGGGTTCTGTTACTTCTCCTGCGGTGTTAAACCACCTTGCCCCAGAATTAAGGGAACAGGCTGAAAAAAATATAAATGACAAATTGGAAAAAATGAAGATAAGCACGCAGGTTCCCGTACAGACCGCTACCACAAATGCAATGCGGCGCCATGCTATTCTTAAATACTTAAATGAGAAATATGCTGGCAGGGTCATAACGATCGACATGATGTTCAACCCATATCCCATGTGCGGATTTCCCGGAATGTTTGTTGACGATGACGAGGCTGGTGGAGAACAGTCTTCCAAATCGGTACTTGGAATGGTCCAGCAAGTCAAACACATCATTCATATTTCTTCCGAAGGGGCTGAGGCAAGCACCACGGTAATCATGAACGACGCAAGGTTTATCGATGAGCCGACCGATTTAAGCCCTGATGGAAATGCGTATTATTTAAAACCGACAGATCCGATTGCCGCTGAGATAGATCCCAAAACTCTTAAATTCGTAAGCGAAATGAAAGCCAACCCGGTGCATCATTATGTCCCGGAACCGAAACAGGCAACAGAAAGAGTGGTCAACCCGAGGGCTTACGACCTTAATCAAAACAAGGAAATAAAAGACTATATATACGTGAAGGACTTTCTTTCGATAACGCAGAGGTGGTCTGAAGGAGGAAAGTCGAATAAACTGTATGTTGATTCGGATTATGAGCCTCAGCGCATATGTAAATTCTACAAGGATGTTCTTCAGCATTCAAAACCGCACTTCATGATAGGGACAAGATTTGTAGAAAACAGGAACGTTTTCTTCGTATATGACTCGATGCATGAGGCCCTTGTTGAACTTAAAAACACGAAGAAGGAACTGCTTACCGAATACGACAGGGCTATGGAATTCATTTCAAGAGGAATATGTTCCGCCGATGCTTTTTATCAGGGGATACTCGGGGCGTCGGTACAGGGGGAAATACTTGAACCTGATCCTGCGCATCCTGGAAATTATATATCCAAAGGTTTCGGTTACATATGCAATACAAATAATTTCGACGACACTAGGATTGAGGACGAATATTTTGGAGTGACAACGGCATTGTGGAACAGCGGAAAAATAGAAGAACTTAAGGCCGCGCCTCAAGCCGCGCTGGCTAAGGGCTGGACACAATCAAAAGGGTTAATGACGCATGAAGGGCAATGCAGCAGCATCCTTGAGACAATGCCTATTACTGCTTTCATAGAGGAGCGAAAACAGTCTGTCAAAAAGTATATTACAAGTACAAGCCAGACTGCTCAAGGGATGCGGTTCAAATGAATATACTTGAACAAATTAAAGAATCTGCATTGATTGATGAGCTTGAAAAAATAGCCCTCAATGCGCTTGAAAAAAGGGAATTGGCTAAAAAGTTCGGACTTATTTTCGAGGGGACGGGAAGAAACTGGGCGTTGAGAAATTTACGGAAAGGGAAAAACTGGGAACAACTTGGATCGGTGAGCCAAAAACATCTTAATGCCGCAATGCCTTTAATAAAAGAAACAACTCCCAAAGGAGTTGAAATTGGATTTTCTACATATGGAACTAGAAGGTCTCCGATATTACGCGGAGGAATCGGAATGACTCCGATAGGTACTATTTCAAATAAAATTACGAGGACATTTCACACTCATCCGTATATTGGACTCGCAAAAACATCGCCTGATAAACTTTTGAAAGATATATTTCTTTCAACATTAAAGATCACCGGAAAAGGGAATATGGGTAAAAAAGAAATTAGAGAAGCGACTAAAGCATATGTAAAATCTTCAGTTTTTAAAAAGATGGTTAAACACATGAATAAAGATTCGAAAAGAATGCTGGAAATGAGACCTCATTTGATGGCGCATCCTAATCCTGAAAATATCAAAGGCCTTACTGATTTAGCATCAATGCAATTAACTCCTCAAGCATATCATAATATATTAAATTCAGATGCTATGATCCTTGGTATTCATAAAATAAGACCTAAAGGATTGCGAGAAGTTTACAGACAATTATAAGGAGAACACAATGAAAAACTTTATCATATTAACAGTATTGGTTATGGCTATCAGTTTTTTATCTTATTCCGATATAGATTCCACAAAAGCGGCCAATCTTGTAAAAGTCACCGAACGCACCAGCAATACTTCGTTTGGAACACGTTGGGCGTTTTCTCCAGTGGCGGATTATCCTGTAGAGATGATGAAGAAAGTAAAGACTCCGGACCTTTCAAAAGGGAAAGTGTACTGTTGCAAGGAAGGCGTAGGCGGGGTGATCTGGGTCTATGAGGATACGGCGTGTATTCTGATAAAAACATGGAATTCGAAATCCGACACGACGTATAAGTTTTTGTGGTTTATGTATAATAAAAATAAATTTACATATTTAAAGTGAGGGGATTATGGGTTTTTTTAATCAAATAAAAGAAGCCGCCTTTATCGATGAAATTGAAAAAATCTCTATGTCATTAAATAAGATCACTTCCGCACTCGCCGTAAGAAGGGTCGGAAAGGTCAGGGGATGGAGTCCGCAACGTTCAAGAAGGTTTGTCGAAACCCATCCATTATCTCCTGGACAGGAACGTGTTTCGTCGTCAATTCAGGTTGGGCCAGGGTCTCCATGGAGATCGCAAATGAAACGTGAAGTTGCCGGAGAACAAGGAAGAAAGGGCCTTTCCGGAAAAACTTATTTAAGATCTTTTGAAGAATAACGGAGGGAATATGAATATTTTTGAAGAAATCAAACAGGCGGCATTTGTAGACGAATTGGAAAAAATAGCCTCAATCACATCGAATGTTAATGCGTATATTTTAAAAGCAAAAGGCGGATTGAAGCCTTTAAAAACATTCAAGAACAGAACAATGAGGGGAAAACAACTTCCTGATCCAGGACAGGTTAAATATTCAGGTGCGGTTGAAGACATGCAACTCCGAATGTATTTGGCAAAAAAATCAGAAGAAAAAGCCGCCGCGGCCGCTGCAACCGCCGCCGCTGCAAAACCCGTTACGCAAAGTATACAATCCGTAGCAAAACCGGTCGTAAAGCGCCCAAGCATATTATCAGGAATTGCGGCTAGAGTAAGAGGGGTTGGAAAAGCACTCAGGCCATTGCGGGCAATAAGGGTTTAAACATTGTACTCTATTTCGAGCAAATGCTCTCAGAGGTTATTTTCTTAAAAATGAATACATTAAAAAAACTATCATCTTTAATCGATAATCTTTCCGTCATCCAGAAATTTGCCGACGACCTTGGCGGGGGCGTTCATAAGGAGAAGGAGTTCCGTTTCCATCTTTCAGAACTCCCCCCTGAATGTGACATCGTTAAGCCTATTATCATCAAGCAGGGGATTTTGAAAGAGATAAAAGATGGCGATAACGTCGTCGCATATTGTAGAATTAGAATGAAGCAGGAACCTGGTAAAGTGCCGAAGTACAGTTTGGGAGTGAAGAACTTTCAAAAGAACGAGGAGTCTGAAACTGAAATCTCTAAGGATACTTTTGACGCTTTTTATCCGGACAATCTGGAAAAACCGCAGGAGAAAAAGCGTTACGAAATCAACAACTGGGAGATTGATGAGATTGATGACGGCACAATCATCGCTGAACAGGAATATAAAAACAAACAGAATTTAAACGATATACCAGGACACTGGAAAGTTATATAAATAAAGGAGATTGTATGGAATCAATTCTTGAAAAATTAGCAAAGAAAACTCATCCCGTTTCTGAAGCGCAGAGGCGTTGGGCTTTTGCGGCTGAAGAACGTGGCCAGCTTCCAAAAGGGAAGGCGCATACATGGTCAAAAAGAGTGGAGGGTGAAAGCCTCCCTGAAAAAACTGCAAGCCTTTTTGATCAAATTAAAGAAGCGGCGTTTGTTGATGAACTGCAAAAAATTGCTATGCGAATGACGGGCGCAAGAGCCGCTGAGAATGAATTATTCCATCGTGTTTCTGCGGCTGGAACTCGTGCTGGAAGAGAAGCGTCGCATATATCGTCTAATGAAAGATGGATTGCCCATAGAACAAGACAGGCTGAAGAAGCTGAAAGGACCAGAATGCCAGGATGGGCCGGACAAACAAGCAGTTATGATCGGTATGGACAATAAATAAAAAAACTTGAATTATAAATTTAAATATTGGAGGGTCGTATGAATATGTTTGATCAAATCAAAGAAGAGGCGATGATTGATGAGTTGCAGAAAATTGCAGACGGAGACGAGTTGGCTGCCGATGTGGGCCGTGGAACAATGTTGGGTGGTGGATTGGGAGTTGCCGGCGGAGCCGCCCTTGGAGGAATCGCAGTGCATAATGTAAATAAAAGTCTTGCTGAAAGTTCAAAACTGCTCAGACAAATGGGTCTTGGGCGCATGCCGAAAATAAAAGGAAGTGTCGGCAAAGGGGCTCTTGTCGCAGGTTTGATTGGTGGATTGGTAGGATCCGGATTAGGCGCAGGGGCAGGCGCGGGGATAGGCGGATTGCGTCAATTGAGCAAGGAGAAATAAATGGAAACAATTTTTGATCAAATAAAAGAAGCGGCTATTGTTGACGAACTTCAAAAAATAGCCGATGGGGATCTCGGCGAAATGACCGGAGCAGGCGCCGGAATAGGTTCTCTTGCCGGGGCGATCGGGGGAGGAATATACGGACGCCATAGGGTGGTCAAGGAAATGAAAGGGTTAAAAAATCTTCTCAGGTCAGCCAGGAAAGGCCTTGGGCCGATGAAAGGAAGACTTCCAACGATACGTGGAAAAGGTCCTCTTGGAGAAGGCATGCTTATTGGATCACTGGTCGGCGCGAGCCTTGGCGCGGGCATCGGTGCGGGTGGAGGAGCCACCGTAGGAACGCTCAGGCAGGCCCTGACAAAAACTGGAGGAGACATCTCCGAAGGTTCCGGAACGGGCGTTATGCTGGGCGCAGGACTTGGAGGAGTGGGCGGAGCGGCTTATGGCGTGCATGCGGTACATTCAAATGTTAAAGGGTTAAAAGGTGCCGCCAGCACTCTTAACAAACAACTGAATGCTTTGAAAAGAGTTAAGGGAATGGGAATACCAAGAAAATTAAAAATCCCGACCATCAGAGGGAGGGGCCCATTGGTAGGAGGAGCTATCGCCGGCGCAGCGCTCGGAACAGCCCTTGGAGCTGGATTGGGAGCGGGTATAGGGGCTGGCGCAGGAGCCGCCAGACGGTTTTATCAACCAGAATATATGTATGAGAAATATGAAAGCAAGGACGCTATAGCCGATGACAATCGGTTTGAAAAGGTTTATTAATGAATTTTTTTGAGACAGTAAAACAAGGATCATTCATCGACGAGCTTCAGAAGATCGCCTTCAAGGAATCTTTTGGGCCTAACGGCGAACTGATCACCGATTACATTAAAGGTGATTATGCGGTCAGCAGAGCAAGACAAAAAGAACCTATACCATTCAATGCCGCAAGAGTAGTTGGAACAGTCGGTGGTGGTTTAGGCGGAGCTGTTATAGGTGGCCTGGCAAACCTTCCAATGCTTGCAATCGGAAGGAAGAAGAAATGGAGTGATAAACAAGTATGGGCGGCCATGAAGAGCGCCCAGAGAATAGGAAGCATTGCAGGCGGCGCGCTCGGTCTTGCAACCGCTTTGGAATTTGTCGAATCGCCTTTACTGAAATCTCGAGGGATTAAAAGAAAAGGTCTCATACATCCGACTTATAAAATCAGCAGGGAAGCGCAGCAGAAATATAGAATTCATCCTGACTAAGCGGTGCTATGAATGATACCGAACAAATTCTCAAGTGGCAGAAAACGAAAGACCCGAATCTTTTCGCTAATATGGTCATTCGTTATCAACCAGTTATTAATTCAGTGGTCAATAAATTCCGGACAGTCGGGCTTCCGCCGGCAACACTGCGCGCCCATGCTACCACGCAACTGATAAAATCCTTCGAGTCGTTTGACCCTTCACGGGGAACGCAACCCACGACGCACATATGGAATAATCTCCAGAAGGTCCAACGCGTCGCCTCGGAAAGCCTAATGTCCGGACACATTCCTGAGAACAGAAATCTTAAGAGATCTACATACAATATTGTTCAGGATAATTTGACCGAACAACTTGGAAGAGAACCTAACGTTGAGGAAATGAGTGACGAACTTGGTTGGGATAAAAGAGAAACAGCCAGGATGCAGTCGGAGATGAAGGGCGAAACAACTGCGAGTAATGCCGAATTCGATTTTTACGGGAATAGTACAACATCCAGGTCGAAGGACAGACAACTTGTAGATTATCTGTATCATGAACTTTCCGGCCCCCAGAAAGTGATATTCGAACACACATTCGGCTACGGCGGAAAGGACATACTTAACAATAAAGAAATAGCTAAGAAACTCAACATGAACGAGATGATGGTGCATCGAATGAAAAAGGACATGTCGAGAAGGGTTCAGGAGATGAGATGAAGAAAAAAGAATTCGCACCAGGTCTTCCCTCTAAAGAGAAGACGCATAAAATAAGTCAGAAGGGCCAAACTCGTTTGGTCATTCAGGAACATAATGCGTCTCATCATCATTATGACATGCGCCTGCAGTCGGGAGATAAAGCGCATAGTTGGGTCATTAGAAGTCTCCCAGGAGAGAAACCTAAAACACTTGCAATAAGGCAACCGACTCATACTGCGAAATATATGAACTTCGAGGGAACGATTAAATCTGGATATGGCGCGGGAACAGTCAAGAAGGTTTATGACGAGAAAGTTCATGTCCTTTCTGCGACGAATGATAAGATAAAAATGCAGACGCCGCAGGGGAATTTTACGATGGTAAAAATTAAAGATCCAAAAGATAGGAATTGGCTTATGATAAAAACATCAGTATTGGAGAAAGGTATGTTCGACCAAATTAAAGAAGCGGCGCTCATCGATGAATTAGAAAAAATTTCTGCAGGTCAATATACGAAAGTTTTTCAACAATTAAAAGGAACTCCTAAATTTGATATATCAGAGTTATATCCAGCTGTGACGAAAATAAGGCAAAGAATTGGAAAGTTAAGATCATTTCTTCCTTCCGAGCATATAGGAAGAAAAGCAAAGTTATCTAATTTAGAACGTGATTTGACTACATCTTTACAAGAATATAAAAGTAAAAGACAAAACTTAATGTATTGATAAAATTTAACTATGCTTAAGAATCCTATAACAATGAAATTGGAGAAAGATATGTTCAATCAAATTAAAGAAGCGGCATTTATTAATGAGTTAGAAAAGATATCAGTTAGAGGTGATTATAATAAAATGTTAAATTTAAAAGGCCGCCTTGCAAAAAGGCTGTATAAAATTTATCATTCACCCGAAAAATTTAATCCTAATACTGCGAATGTTGTTTCTGAACATTATGGTAAAAAATAGCTCCTTTAGAAAAAAAGTTATTTAATAGAATGGATATATTAAGAAATCGTTTATTTCAAAGGGGAATAACAGATGTTGGTATGAAAACAAATGATTGGAATAAATTAGAAAGACTTGGCCAAATGCGACAGAACATTGATTTAAGTGTATGGCATTAAAATTGATTGATTTAAAAATATGCTTAAGAATCCTATAACAACAAAACCTGATTACAAAGAACTTGAAGAGCCTACTGCCTATACGGATGACAGTATCGTTCTTCAGCCAAAAGTGGATGGTTCTCATTCATTAATTGCATTGCATTCAAACCGCGATAACGATATCTATTCATATCGGATAAGTAAAAGGACTGGTAAATCGATTGACCATTCAGCACAGATTCCAAAGATAAGAGATCTTGAAGTTCCGAAGTTTCTTGACAATACAGTTATTCGTGGCGACCTGTTCGGCAAAACGAAACATGGCGTGATGCCTGCGGAACAGATAGGCGGAATACTGAATGCCAGCCTTGAAAAGAGTTTTGCGAAACAACGGGAATCTGGATGGTTAAGGCCCTATGTATACAATATAGAAAAGTTTCACGGAAAAGATGTTTCCAACGAACCTTATGCTGTCAAATTCCAATTGCTGAAAAAAATAGAATCGGCATTGCCGCAATTGGAAGTGGCTGAAACCGCATTTACTCCTGAAGAGAAAAAGAAACTTGTTGAAAAAGTCAAGAAAGGTAAACATCCTGACACTGTCGAGGGAGTGGTGGAATGGAACCTGAACAAACCTGGCGGCGATCCAGCAAAGGTAAAATTCAGAGATAATTTCGAAGTGTACATCCGGAACATATTTCCTGCGGTAAATCAGAAGACGGGAAGGGAAAAGAAAGAAGCCGGCGGTTTCGAATACAGCCTTACCCCGAAAGGGGAGATCGTAGGAAACGTCGGAACAGGTTTTGATCGTTCTGAAAGAATCGATATGCTGAAGCATCCCGAGAAATGGGTGGGAGAGGTGGCGAGGGTGAAATCACAGCAGCAATACGGATCGGGGGCATTGAGGGCCCCATCGTTCTATACACTCCATGTGGAGAAGAACCTGCAGAAAGCGGCATATGATGATTTTTTCAGATATGGATTCGTAGATGAATTGGAAAAAATAGCGGCAACTCTGAAAGAATTGAACAAGGCCAGCGTCAAGGTTTATGATAAAAGAGTGGGGCCTCCTCCCGTCCAGCGTCATCATGAAGAGGTCGGTCCGACTCAGATTAAACACAGGGAAGATGCCGGAGAACAGGGCGGTTCAATATCCACCGGAGGCGGGTCTATAGAAATTTCAGGTATATAAGGACGCATATGCCACCGACAAAAGAAGCATGCCAGATCTATGTCGACGCACAAACGGCGAAAGCCAAGATATTAAAACAGTGGTTTAATATCCGTGACGCCATTCAAAAACTTCTGTCTACTAAAATCAAACTGCAATTCGGAATTCTTAACATAGCCGACGTGATAGGCGCCGAAGTCCTCTCTGCTGTCGAGACTCTTGCGGCATCCATAGCGCAGGCGGCGCTTGGGGCGTTATCCCAGGCGGCCACGGCTGTCGTTGAAACTGTGCTGAAGGAATTGCTGAAGATACTGCTCGCGTTCCCAACTGCTGTATTTTCTCTCGTGGCTATTCCATTAAATCAAGCAAGAGTATCCTGCAACAATGAAAGATTATATCTGATAAAGGCGAGCAACAACATAAGGGCTGTTCTCGGGCTTATCATAAAATGGACCGGCGGCCAGGCAGGAGACCAATATTATCAGAAGATGGTAGAAGCGATGCCGTATATTACAAAAGCCCTTTCCTTGATTAAAGACATGATTGTCCAACTTCAGGGGGAAACATCTGATGAGGCGACACCAAGAAACGCCGTATTTAATGAAGAGAAATTTTTCGAACTGCAGCACAACCTGCGCGCCGCTATAAACATAACCATGCCGACATCGGTGATAGAAGATAATCTTCAGATTACCGCAACAGTCGAACAGAACAGGTTGGATATATATAAGGAACTGTCTGAAAATATAAAAAAGGAATATGCCAGGAAAAGGAGCGATATCTCCACTAAGTTTTCGAAGGACATGGACGGCGCGGAAGGGTTTAACGGGTTGGCAAGGGCCATCAGAAAAGAACAGGTAAAAAGCGATTATTCTACGCAACTGAACATGTTGTCAATGTGGAAGAAAGAACAACTGGCAAACGCGCAAATGAAAGCGACAATCCAGTCGGCTTCCAATGGAAGCAATTACGTTCAGGCTCTTTCAGGATTCGCCGACGCGTTCATGTACGATATGAAATTTCTCATGAGCAATCTCAACGATTTTCATCAGAACATGGTTATGGCGTACACTAATTATAAAATGAGTCAGTTGATGTGCAACAGCATTTACAACATAAGAGAGTTGATACGCGGACTGATTAATGAGATAATTAACTTAATAAGGGAAAGTTCCAATGTAGCGGGAACCGCTGTTATACAGTCGCTTGCGGTGTCTCAGGCTATGATGGAAATCGTGTATGAAACATTTTCAAAGGATATAGAACGGTTTAATTCGTCTGATAGCAACATCTCGTCGATTGAATTGTCTCAGGCGCTTTTTCTGGACAATCAGTTATTGGCTGCCGCAGACGCGAACATTAACGCGACGATAACCGACAGCCTTATAAAACTGATAAACAGTGATGATCTTCTTAAAGATGAGGCTGGGCAATTTGATGCTTTTCTTAACAGAATTAAGAATATTCCTGACTGGGACGGTACTCTCGGAGTCTGGGCTGTTGATATGCTTCATATTTCTGTCTCTCCTTACGTGCAGGTAATAGCAGACTCCGTCAATCTTCTTACAAGCGTTCCGACTTTATCAATATCAAAAAGGGGATCAGACCAGCAGACGATAAGGAAACTTTTAGTAAGAGTTGAAAATTCGTTTGCCGCTATAAAGAAACATAATACACTGGTTTATAATGTCCTTTATTCTTATGAACCATATGTCGGGTCTGAGGCCGGCAACCTGATGAAGATGCTGGCTGGAACCGGGCTCCTGCAGAATTTCGCTCTCGGAATGAGCATCGCGGGGCTTGTGACAACGATAGGGGCGAATGTCGCGACACGAGGATTCGGATCGGTTTTTCCAAGCAATTCGGCGTGCAGAAAATTATATCCGGAATTATTCACTGACGCCGACTTGAATCTTGCCGCGGCAAAAGAGGCGCTGAATGTTCAATCGGCTGAATTAAGTAATGATTTTAATGCCTGGTTGGAGAAGAATAAATTCAATATAAACAAACAAAGACTGGATGTGTCAACATTTGAATTATATCCGTCTGATCTTCCTTGGGACGCATATAATAATGCCGATGCCGAGCCGGTAACTTAATGTGGCTAAAATGGTCAGAAATAAGTATTTTCTTTAAAGGCGCATAAATGGACATTGATTTCATAACAGATTTAAGAGAAGGATTCGCAATATCTCTCGGAGACAATCCTCAGGCTGTTTCAGGAAACAGGGCTCTTGTCAATAGATTCGAGCTTACGTTCCTTACGAAACGAAGACAATTCATACTTGGGAACAAGTATGTTGCCGATACTTATGGCGGGGATGCCAGTAAATTCATAAACAGGCCCCAGGTATTGAATGACATGCAAAGCATCTCTGCGTCTATAACAACCGCTATAGACCAGACCGTACAATCAATATTAGACGATCAGCCGGCCGAAATACCGGAGACCGAAAAACTGGAATCGGCTGAATTGATAAGTCTCGACATTACTGACGATGTAGTAGTGGCAGTGATTCAAGTGAATCCGGTTGAAGTGGAATCATATGATGATTTAAGATTTAATCTTCCGATTACAAGGAGTTAGTTATGGAATTGTTTGAACAGATTAAAGAAGCGGCTTTTATTGATGAGTTGGAAAAGATTTCCACACCAAGTTTAAAAAGAATTTCTAAAGCACTTAAAGTAAGGGGATTGTTAGGAAACGCTTCTATATACGAAGGAAAGGAAAATCAATATTTAAGAGAATTAATTTCGGGAAAACATTCAACAAAAGAAATTAGAAATGCAGCTTTTTCTCCTGAATCAGTATTGGCTGATAAATTAATATCAAAAGGTATAGAGCCATCCAGAGGAATAAAAAAAACTCTTTTAAGAAGTTTTCCTATTAGAAGAATTACAGAGGCGTCGCCAGAAACTAGAAAATTAGTAAGTCAACTTGATTGGGAACCTGCAAATATATGGCACAAAGGACAAAGAATATATTAAGGAGAAATATGCTAAACACATTCGAACAAATCAAAGAAGCAGCTTTTATTGATGAATTGGAAAAAATTGCGGCCAAAGTGCGATTCCCTATGCCTAAAAGAGGAAAACTTCCAAGAGTAGCCACACCTTCAATGAGAAGGGGCGCTCCGATTACTCGTGGAGAAGCGTGGCAGCCGCCGGCGCGCGCACAATCGTACGCAACACCAAAAGGTAATCCGATGTCATATGGCGAAGCATGGTAAAGGAAGAATAATCTATGTTTAATTTTACAGCATTCATCAGGCGCAGGTGGTCCGAATATTCCAATTCGTCCGGCCAGAAAGGCACGGTTATTGATGAACTTGCTGTAAAACCCACCGGGCTCGTGCTCGCCGATTTTTATAACACGCTTGTAAGTGAGAAGAGAGTTAATGACGCTTCACAGTGGAAGAATATGAGCGAACCGGAACTTGATATTTTCGGAAACAAATTCTTCACTCCGCGCATCTACGGTGATTATGCTTTTGGATACGCAAGAATCTGGTTTGACGAAAAGAAAAATATAGAGATAACTGTTGATGCAAGATTCGTTTCCGATGGCGGGCTTCAGTATCGTCCAGTTCAGGCGGGATACGTGAACAGCGGGTCTTTCGTGCGGTCAACGGACCGGTTTGGCTTGTATTACATAGACGTCCAAATCATCGCTGTCACGAAAGGTAATGAATACAATATAGACAAGGGAGTGATATCCCAACTCACCGGAATTGATTTTACCTACAAGACAATCACCAATCCTGAACCAATCGCAAACGGTTCAAAATTCGAGAATAATGAAACCTATTTCAAACGTCTGAATTACGCGGTAAACGACAGAAGTATGATGAATAAACGAAGCATCTTTGCCAAACTGCCTGAATTTTTTCCTGTAGTCCGGTCGATGTATATCTCAAGTCCGGGCGACCGATACATGATGCGCGACCTGGTTGAGGCCGTTGACCTGTCTGTTCCCATAAAAAGATCGGATTATCTTGGGAAGACACAAGGCGAAAACATGGTTAAGAGCATCGCCTTCAAGCAGATTTTTCCTTATGAGGCGGGAAACCAAAATGGTTCGAAATGGAATCCGTTTTCAATTCCAACCGATTATAATTATCCTCTGACGATAGAGCCCGTCGATATATTAAGTTCGGAACCAGCGAAACACGGATACGCACTTAATCAGGAGTTTGACGATGCCGACTATAAAGGTTTGTTTTTTGACGATTATAAGACTTTTATTGAAATTGCTACACATGATCTTTATAATATTTCTAATGACGCTCTGGGTTATTCTCCTGTTGCTATTCCTAGTATAAACTGGGTTTATGGAGCGCACGGAATGCAGAGCGGAAATTTCGGACAGCTTGCGGACGGAGTGACTGGGATAGACGTAATTAATTTCAAAACGAACATGCTGTCTCTTGCCGGCGGGGCTTCAAATCCCGTATCGGTTGGACTCGATATAAAGAAAAGAATCGGGATCAAAGTGGCAGGATCATTCATATGGCCTGCGGTCTCCGGAGAAAATCCTGCAACAGCAAAAAGCAATCTTCAAATAATGGTCGGTGGCATTAACGGGAACCAGATAGACGGATTTACGGGAATAGGCTTCGGTGTCCGTGTTACAAAAGAATTCGTACCTGGCAGTGCCGATCTTAACGCCATACTTTATTTTGCTCATTCCGAAAGATATCAGTCCGTTCAGGTTTACGGAGATGAAGGAGACATGTCTTCGGTGACTGATACCGGCGCCCTTGCTGAAACGCAATTCAGGATAGAACCCGGTGTGGAATACGAATTTGAATTTATTGTTTATGACGATTTAAGGTTGACTCTCTATCTTGACAAATTGACAAACAAGGTCATCAGCGATCCTGATGAAATAGAAAATCAGAAACACTGGATGCTTCCGTCAACAGCCCTGAACATCTTCGGCCAGCAGATATTCTCCAGTACGACCAATCGTTATGGCACGACAATGAAGGCGACACTTGAAACCTTATCATTAAGCAAGGACGATATATGGACAATCAACAATTTGCGCGCATTCGACATTTCGGAAAAAAAGGCCACCGCGTTATTCGCACTTAACATTGAAAACCTGGAGGAACCGATATCGATATTTGCGCGTGCGTCCGGTTCCAGTTGCGTAGACGGGTTGCAGGGAGACGGATACATAGCGTATATCTGGGACAAAGAACAACCGAATATTGCTGGAGCATCTTCCGAACTCACTACGGGAGGATGGGTTGAATTGTTTGCGTTGTCGAATCCGGACGGTTCGAGGAATGCGCTTGAGGCTTTGTTTAAGGCCGACATAGATAATCTTGACAGGTATAAAATACAGAACAGGTTCGGAAAGAACATTTTCATCATGTTTGCCACCACAGGTAATTCAAAGATGAAAAGCCTGTATTCAAATCAGACCGAACAGGATATTCATTCAATTTTACACGTTGATTACGTCAAGGCGGAAAGCGGCAATTTCTCATCTTATCATGCGAACAACAAGGCTGACCTATATCTTGCAACCATCAGTAATGCCGAAGAACTGGACGTTCAAACAATTACGCTTACAAAAGAATCGACCGAAAGCTTTTTCGAAATGAGCGAAGATAGCGGATGCATAATGCCGGTGGTCGATATTATTTCAGTCATTATCGGGGAGGCCTCGGCAACGGCGCAGAACCTTGGGCAGAGCGACTATACCGCGGTCAGGGAAGACCCTCTTTATACTGGATCGGCAAAGGAAAAAATTCGAATCATACTTACAGGATATGACGCCTCCTCGATAACTGTTCAGTATACTTCGTTCCCTCAAATAAGGAGTATACAGAACTTCTTCGACAGTTCCGATTATGGTAAAGTATTCGGAGACATTCTCGCCAGACACAAGTATCCGATCAACCTTACCTTCACCATCTATTTCACCGGATCGTCTACGGAGACGCAGGTAATCAACACGATCAAACAATATTTCGATGAACATAACGATGGGGTGTTTGTAATCAAGGATCTGATCAGTTATCTTTACAACCAGCAGATTGTCAATAATGTCCAGGAACCGATAACAATCTCTTATTCAAGATACAACAACCAGAACCAAATAGAAAACGGAGATTTCACTGATCAGATAGAAGCGAGGGATATCGATTTCTTCAGAGTTAAATCCATATCCGCCAGCAAACTTTAAAGGAGGAACAAATGGGTTCTTTTTTTCAGAAACTCGGAACAGTTGTCGTTAACTCGGTGATCAAACAGGTTCCAAACCTGGTAGTAGGCATTTTCAAGGCTATTATGAAAAAGAAAACAGACCCAACTCAACCTACGGTCGTTGACAAGCAAAAACCGAAATAAGGAGACATCATGGGCTTTTTAGACGAAATCAAACAGGCGGCGTTTGAAGACGAATTACTCAAAATCGCCGGAAAAGGGAAAATCATAAAAGATACGGCCATAGCCTTGCTTAAAAAAAGAAAGCCCATAAAGGCCCTTCATATGTTTGCCCAGCAACATCCTGCAGGATTAACCGCTGGAACCATTGTCGGAGGGTTCGGCGCTGATGTCGCCGGAGGATATCTTGGAAGCCATAGTGGGGTCAAACACGGCTTGAAGCAAAGCGCAGAAAAATAAAGCGTGGTATAAATGAGAAACCTATGGGCCAATTATTCAAGTCTTGTTTCAGGAACGGGGTTGTCCAAAGATGACCCTTTAAGTTATCAACAAGTGCGTAACTATTTTAATCCGCTCATAGGGGATTCATGTCTTATAACGCCGGCTGCAGACGACGTATTGAATTCAACAGGAACAATAGATTTAATAAACGATCCTACAGTATTTAGCATCAACAGGCCGCCAATTGATGGGAAAATAATAATCAAGGCCGAATCTGATACGGCCGATCCTTGGAGAATCGAAACTCTTGGGAACGAATCTCTCATAATAAATCTTTTAAAAAATGAAGTAGGAAAATATATAAGCGAAATCGAATTGCGTGATTTTGCTATTTTTCAAAACAATCCAGGAAATGTTGTCACAATATTGTCTAACATGCTTCTTGGAGAAGAAGAGTTCATGAGCATTACATTCAGGGATTTTTTAGTCATCGCAAAAAATAATCTTGATGTTGCGGCGCGGCCAAACAGTGAAGTAAAATGTTACGGATATTCGTGGTCGGCAAACAAGATATATCTGGTTCCTTCAAACTAACGAGACAACAATGTTGTTCATTTATTCAAAAAGGGGTGGCAATGAACAAAAAGCCGGAGCAGATAAGACCTTCCGAAAAAAATCAAATCAATGAACCACTTAAAATCGTAGAAGAACTTGGAATATTTTCTGAACGCGCAAAGACGAAGATAAATTTTCAGAATGTCAATATCTTTGTATGGGACAACGAACCGAATAAATCGTCAACCAAGATCGAGATGGACCATTTTCATGATGGCGCGAAATGCTGCAAGGTAGTGTGCGGAGAGTGCGAATGGTCCGGTTGGGGAATAAGCGTCAAGGATATTGGATTGATAGCCGGCCTGGGCGCAGACTTATCGAAGTTTAAAGGCGGGAAACTTCATCTTTATATCAAAGGAAACGTCCCCAGCCTTGGCATTTCGATAGGATGGTATAATATAGAAAAGGCGGGCGCACACGTATGAAAAATGTGACGCTCACCTGCATAATTGGAGTAGACCCATTAAAATACGATCTTAATCTGATTGCTCATTTTATTAAACATTACAGGGATATGGGAATTGAAAAATTCCTTATCGCTGCCAATGCGGAAAGTGAAGAAAGAACAACCGAAGGCGTCAGAATATTGCGGGAATTAGGCATAGAGCCTGTTTTGTGGATCGGGGAGTTTTTTGAGTTTACAAAATGCAATATTCTTCATCAATTGCAAAAGAAAGTAAAAACCAAATGGACGTTCGTTGTTGATAGTGATGAGTTTGTCCAAATAAGCAATCTCAAGGCTTTACTTCATACATGCGAGAAAGAGGGTTACATAGCGGTAAGGGGAAACTTCGTAGACAGGATAGCCGCATCGAATAAACTTGAACCTGTGAAATCAGATGTCTCGATATGGGAACAGTTCCCGAAGGAAATGGATGTTATAAAACTCTTGGGAGGGGTGACTGAAAAAGCATTCCTGTTCAAGACCGGACAACACCTGTCTTCTCATGGAGCTCATGGAATATATGATAAAAGATCGACTAAGTTCTGGGGAAAAAAATGGCTTCTCGAAGACAAGTATTATCATCCTATCTGGTTCAGGGTCGCTCACTTCAAATGGACATTTACCTGTCAAGTAAGATTATCGGCGCGAGTAACGTCGTTTTTAAAGGATTCCAGGCATTCATGGGTCGGGGAAATAAAAGCGATATGTAAAGCCATAACCGGGGGCAATCTTAATTTTGAGCAACTGGATCAAAGTAAGAAGCCAATAAAACTTGATCTTACAAAATACGGATACGTTCCTGGAGACGATAAATGGCACAAAATAGAAATACCGCTTGCTGATTTTGGGAACGTTGATTTTGAGCATATATCTTATTTTATTTCATTCGGGTCTCCTGCGAAAAATAACAATCCCGAGGATTATGTTCCCGGGTCTTCATACATGATAAGAGACGTGACGTGGGTGACAGAAGATGAGTAAACTTGTATGGAACGATGAGTTCAATTACAATGGATCCCTTGACCCCAAGAAATGGAGTTATGAAATAGGGCTTAATCCTTATAATGCCGAAAAACAATACTATACAAATAGAAAAGAGAACATAAGAGTTGAAGATGGTGTAATGATTATTGAAGCCCTGAAACACATTAATGACTACACGTCTGCGCGCGTGCATACCAAAAACAAAGGAGATTGGAAATATTGCCGCGTTGAAGTGCGCGCAAAACTTCCAAGCGGAAAAGGAACATGGCCGGCGATATGGATGCTTCCTACTGATGAAATTTATGGAAAATGGCCAAACAGCGGCGAGATAGACATCGTTGAACACGTTGGATCAGATCAGGGGAATATATTCTGTTCAAATCATACTGTTCATTCTTCAAGTAAGACGGCAAACATATTGGTAGACGATTGTTCAAAAGCATTCCATAATTATAGTATAGAGTGGGGTCACGACTGCATCAAAACATATATTGATGAACAGTTGTACGGATCTTTTACCAATCCGGGGAAAGGATGGACTTACTGGCCATTTGACCAAAGGTTCCATCTTGTAATCAACCTGGCCTTGGGCGGAACTCTCGGAGGAGAAATTGACAATGCAATATTTCCGCAAAAATTCGAAATAAAACATGTAAGAATATATTCATTAGATTAAGGAGCTTCCAATGGAAGAAGTATATCGTAATAACGGAGAAGCGACACGCGTTGCTGTGAATCTGGTGGATGCCAATGATTCACCTAATTATATGGACAATCCTGTTTTCAATCCTGGATCCGTTATTCTCATGAAGCACAACGGGTCTATATGGGAATACGAGGATATATCCTCAAGTATTGAGTTTGCCGGAATACACAGAAAACAGGTAATTGTTCCTCTCAGCGCGGGACAGTTACAGACCGACCATCCTGAATATCCGATCATTATTCAGTTTCAGGATACTGAAGCATCTATAACAACAACTCCGGCACCAACAACAACCCCCGCACCAACAACTACTGGAACAACAACACCTGCACCAACGACAACCCCGGCACCAACAACTGGAGGGCCAACCACACAAGCTCCGACGACAACTGGAGCCCCTTATGTGAAATTGTGGTACGATCATACCGTAAAAATATGGGTCAATGATATCCCAGCGAACCTGATGCGCATCAATAAAGTTCCGAACGCATCGGCTGAACTTACTCTTAAGAACCTGCATATCCAGGCCACTGACGGAGACGCTTTTACTCTTTATTCGAAAGAGGGAAGTTGTTTTGTGCTAAATGGTTTCAGATCGGCAATGACAATCAGGTCTCCAAGCAATGCGATTGATATTGATGCTGGAGACTGCGGTATCAGTATCATCAGCGGATCAGACGGAATTCGTTCTAAGGAATTTAAATTCATTGAGGCTATGATAAAAAACCGTATAAGGAGAAATTTCCCTGAAGATGGTGATGTGACTGTTTATGACCGCAATAGTATTGACGTCTTGTACAGGATGCACGTTACTGAAGAAGAAAGAACAAGAATTCTCGGATAAAAAAAATATGCCGTATAGTATAAGTTTTGATAATAACAGCGGATGGTATTTGCCTAATCCAAGAACTCCATCGGATTACGCTTCTATGGCGGCTATACCTTATTCAGGGAATGGCTTTTATACTTTAGATGGTTCTGATGTTGCTAATGGGGATTTAACAGCTCTTAAAGGGGGGCCTCCTGCTAAAGGCGACGTATGGTTTCCATCAAATTGGCCGGCATTTTTTGCCGGCATTGACGCTGGAGAGTTTGCAACAGTTCAAGAAGCTCTCGATTCTATATTTTTTGGTCCTAGCCATTCTTGGTATGTTTATTATGGAGTCGCTCTTAATACTTCCAATGATACAGTGGATAATGGATTTGCAACTATAAAAGGATCCCCATTATCAGCTGGAGATGTTTTCCAGATCAGTTCATATACTCCAGAAGCGCCATGGGATATGGATGCAATGGAGTATTCCGGAAAATCCTTTTATCATGGCATGCAGGGTTTCGGATTGTATATCAGTCCTGACGGACTGCATATGTATGTTTTCAACAATAGCGGACCTCAACTTCGTCAATATTCTTTAGGCACAGCTTTTGATTTATCTACTGTAACTTATACTGGAAAAACGCTTTCCTGGACGCATGGATCCGGACCAAGAAATATTTTCTTTTCGACTGACGGAACAAAGATGTACGCGTCTGAGGGAAGCGCGGGCGGTCCGGTTTATCAATATAGTCTCAGCACTCCTTGGGACATAACCACGGCAACAGATTCATGTTCGTATTCTCCTGCACAAATTTTAGTGTGGTTATATGGATTGACTTTTTCAAATGATGGAACAAAAATGTATTGTTGCGATACTGATTATGGAACCAGTACGCCAATTGTTTATGAATATTCGCTTTCAGTTGCCTGGGATTTATCTTCAACAGTAACTTATTTGGGAAAAAGCCTTAATCTTAGCGGACAATGCGCGCAAGTATACGGGATCTGTATTTCTACCGACGGAACAAAGTTTTATGCAGGCGGTAATGATAATACGATTTTCGAATACGTTCTTGGAACACCATTTGATTTAAGTACCGGAGCTTATACCGGAAAATCATGTAGTCTTGGCGCTTCAGGAAGCGTAAAATCGTTTGGCGTGGTCATGTCAAATGATGGCGTTCGTATGTATTCGAACTGTGCTGATAGCAAGAATGTTTTTGAATATTCAGTAGAAGAAACGACTACAACAACTACTGCCGGCCCGACTACAACGTCTGGACCAACAACGACTCCTGGGCCAACAACGACTCCTGGGCCAACATCAACCACAACTCCCGGACCTACGCCACCGGTGGAACTTCCAGTAATGGAAACATTAGCTTTATATGGATATAAAAGTCCTATAGAAATGCTTGCACTTGCTACTTATGGATGGATGCAGGAAGCCGAACCTGAACCTCCTACCGGAGCTGCATTTCTGTATATTTATGACGGGGTGATTAAGACAAATCAACTTATAGATTTGATATTGGCATAATAAGGAATTATATGAAAATTTTTATCCCATATTCCAAGGACAGGCCGATCAAACCGGAAGTTCTGTCTTCTATACCATCTCCTTACGATGTAGTAAAAATTAACTGCACTTTTGACAAAAGCATTATAAAACCTCAACGGATAATAATGGCGGAGAAAAAGTTTAAAGAAATCGCTTTAAGAGAAGAATATGATTTTTATATATACTTGCAAAGCGATATTGTTTTTTTAAGAAAAGAAAGTCTTTTAATGATGGAGTTATTTTTAAAAACTCATACCGATTTTGGGGCTGTGGCATTATCTAGAGTAAACATAATAAAAGGCGACATAATTTATGATAATGATAAAAAAAATTACATTGTTAGCGGGTGTACGATGTTTACAAGGCATGGACTTGAAAAAGTTAAATTTGAATATCCTGATAATAAGAAAAGACCGTCGGCAGCAGCTATTTCAATTTCTCTTTTTGAGGCTGGGTTAAAATACGGATACGTGGGAAGAGCAGCCGTAATAAGACATATTAGAGGATAAAATGGCAACTGATATTTTTTATGACATATCGCTTGATGGTCATGGCGACGGAAGTGAAGAAGATCCTTTCACTTGGGACGATGCCATGGATAATGAGAACGAATACGGATGGATAAATCCGTGGGGTGATACTAATTTTTATATTCGTGGAATCAGACATCTTTCTTCAGGTGATATTCATATTTGTGAGTCATGCGCGGCTTCCTGCCGTTTGTTGCCATGGGACCTTGAACAATACGGACCATGGAGAATCGGGATAGACTCAGGATCAATAACAATATTTGGTTATGAAACGCCAGGTTATGAATTGAATGGAGCTGTTCTAAAAGCAACGACAGTAACTATTGACAGTCCATATTATAGTCTTCCTGTTTATCGTACTATTGTAATGGCAGACACCATATATCTGAACATTAATTATTACAGTCCAGATTCGTATGTCAATTATATATCCGGATCTTCTTTTATAGCCTCTAATCATATTGGTTTTGATGGCGCCCCTGATCCTTATACAAGCCGTTTTATGGATTGTATTTTTGAATTTTCTACCGCCTCTATATCATCTTCAAGTTATGTTGACTTTTTTTCATGTGTAATGCCTGCCGGCTTGGGCGGCGGTCATCCATCGTTTTCAAATTGTCAAACAGACTGGACTTCGACTGAATGGCCTGAATGGAACGATACGAATTTAGCTCATTGGGCACAGAGTCTTCTGTCTGTTGGCATTTCAACTCCTCCTCAACCGGGAACTCCTCCATATTCCAATTATGCAACTGGAATGGCTGGAGAAGCCAGGACCGGAATCGGATTTCTGTATTTTGACACTCCGACAACAACAACACCAGCTCCGGAATTATATCATATAGAAATACATCATTCTGAGACAAACAGGCCGTCATCCGACCTTGTGGCGTCCAATGTTTTTGATACCACGTTTGAATCTGAGGCTGTCAATCAACTTCCAAGCGAAATGCTGGCTAAAGATTTTAATATCAGTGAGTTTATTTACAGCAATTATCAAATCAATAATGAGGGGTCGGGGGAAACATTCTGGCTTGATAATAGCGTTGTTTATGGAATGAAAGGTTTGAGAAGGTATGGAATCGGTTATTTCTATTTCTATATTGCTGTTCCCAATCCTGATGTGGTAGAGCCTGTTGAAAGCCAGGATTATACTGAAGAACTCCCAACCGAGATTAAGTTCTGGGATTGGCTTACGACATTCTGGGATTTTCTTACCGATAAAGATCGCGAGATGTTCGAGAATTACTGGCTGGGAATGAAACTGTGCGGAGATTCTCTGCTGAAAAAAGCCAACAGGATGATGAGCGCGTCAGGCCCCGAGAGTTCAACTGAGCATTTATACGAGGATTATTATGAACTTCTCGTGAGCCCGCTTGTTTCCAAACCGATAAATCTCGATCCTACGAATCAAGGAGAGAACTTCATCATTCGTCCGATATCAAAACTGCTTATTGAGCCGGAATACGGTGAGGACATGAAGCCTGTATATCATGACATGATAGAAATATCAGCCACGGATTATTACAAAATCAGGTCAATTGGACTTGGCTGTTATGTCGTTCTTCGGGTCAATAACCAGGACGTTCCTGACCAGTTCTTTAAAATATACAACCTCATGTCGTCCGAAGAATCGCAATCAAGCGGAAGATATTATCCTCCGGCCGGAAATATATGGCAGATAGACCATTATGTTCCCGACAAAACAAAGTTTAAATACATGATAGTTATTGAAGGAGACCTGTCATATATCGATGATAATTCTTTTATATTTTATCTCACTACAGGGCGCGCGTACGATGTTGATGCGTGGGTTGTTTCCCTTCCTGTTCTTCATACCCATATTTCAACAGGTTTCCCCATTGAGTTCAAGAACGGCAGGGATTACGACCTGAAAGAACACATAGTAGAGTTTAATCACAACATTTTTGAATCCAAAGAAGTAAGCGTCGCTGACATTCTGTATTGCGCCAAAACCCCGATTATAGAACATTACCTTTACGATATGTTCGGGAAAATAGTAGGCATACCGGATTGGCTGGCCTATAACCACAACAACATCTCAGGTAAAGCTGCGATTAATGCCGCGCTTCTTTCTCTTCAGAACATCAGCACCGTGACTGATTACTGCAGGGCGTTGAATGTGTTTTACGGGCTTCCGGTGGCGCCAAGGAACAGCAAGGTGATCGGGCTTTACGAATCATACGCTTATGAGATTACTGATATTTCTGAAGACCATAACACGATAACCATTTCACTGCCGGCCGGGTCAAGCCTTCATCCATTCGTTCAGCCGGGCGGACGGTTCATGTGTGAGGGAAAGAAGGATGTCATCATAGACGGGGTTTTGGATCGTGATCTTGGAACAGTGAAATTGCGGGACGGGTCTGAACTATCCGTTGGTGATTCGCTGTTTATAAAATTGAGAAATAAATTTATATTGAAAGACGCTGTTGCAGAGACTCTTGAAGACGCGTCCTATGTTATAATTTACAGTCCAGAGGGGCACGAAGCCATTCAGCATCTTGTAGACTACATAAACACCACATCTGGAGGAAAGAGATATCCGGAGATGCTCATTTACGGAACCGAGAAATTGGCACACAATATAAACGGCATTTATCATATAACTAAATCGGAACCGTTGCCGGGTTCAGCTCAAATAGTAAAATTGACATTGTATAAAAAGGCTGTATCAGAAGAGCCGTTGTATAATGATTTTATCGGTTACAATCTTTTTGAAGACACGGCTGGAAACAAACATGGTGTTGTGCATATTCCCTGGCCGACCCACAAGTTCTTGTATCTGCTCATGGAGGGGAATGAATATTTCAAGGCGTATTTGGACTCTCCTATTGACACCGTTTTTGATGAAGAAGACTCCGTAATCAAGTATCAGGTTCTTGCCAGAAACGTGTCTGTTTTCACAAAAAACATGTTTCCAAACTGGGATCAGTTCGATCATTTCAAGAGATATAATGGCCTGAGTCTTGAGTCTGATGTGCTTGAGGTTACGAAGTCGCTTCCAGGGGCTTTATACGGAAATTATTTCCCAAGTGGTTATATCGAGACAAAATAACTATATTTATAGTATAATAATCGTGAAAGGCCGTTCATGAAAACAAAACCAGAGATACGCAAAAAAATGCTGGAAGTTCTTAAAGACGCTATAACGGTCGGTCATGACATTTATGTTCCCGAAAAAATAATAAGGTTTTACGATAATGAGCATCACTGTCTTTGCGAACTTGGTTATAATTCATTGGAACAGAGGGTTGAGGGTGAAAAAGTATCATACTTATTTTTGGCTTCGGATAACGGATACGTCCTTCGTGGAACCACAATAGCGGCCGGCCGAGTATTAACTTTAGAAATTCAAGGAGCAGTTGCTGGAATAAACGAACTTGATGACTCTTTAATAATAGGCACTGTTGGCAATATCATTTCGAAATCTTCCGATCTTAAATTCAATATGACCGATTGGCCTAATGAGGCCAATATTACAGTCACAAGAATGGCTATTGTTCTGCCGCAAGGCACCTAAAAACGGAGTAGTTTATGCAAACCTCGGTATGGCGTGAAATCCTCGATGATTCTATTTCTGGAGATAAAATACACGGTGGCGTTATTGATTATCTTGACAGCCTCGATACTGAGATTCTTCATGTTCCATCTCAGACAAATCATCAGCGAACAGGCACCGGAACAATAGATGGAGCTGGTTTTTCAATTGGATTTTTACAAAAAATAGGATTTATAGGAGCGCATGATTTCGTTGCTCAAGGTAATCCCGGTCCGTCTGCAAATTTTATTGTAAATAATACTTCAGGTCTTCCTGTAGCAAAACTTTCAAGCATAGGCAACGCAAGTATTCTTGAGCTTTTTGATGAAAGTGGTTCTGTTTCAAAAGCAAAATTAACCGGCGCTTCTAATGGAATAAATTATTTAATAAATAGATTGGTTATAGGACAAACTACTCCTTTATATCCTGCTGTGTATGGTGCAACCCTTCTTGACGTGGCTGTTGGGATTTATTCTCCAGCTCTTTTATCTGAAGATACAAAATTTCGTCATCCATCCTCGTCGGCAGTTGTAAGTTGTCGCGCGTGGTATGCTCAATATTTAGGTTATAAAATTTATTTGGATACTATTGCTGCTCTTGGAATACAAGATGTTCCGGCAGAAGCGTTTGATTCTCTTTCCAATATGGGAACTGATATTTCGATATCTCATGAGCAATGGGAATTGCTCGGTTTGCTTGATCAAGATGTAAGTAATGGAGCAGACGTTGCTTTTGGAAGAATAGATTGTAATGAAATGCATGCCACAAGCATATGCTCTGCATATCAGTTTGGAGTTTCCGGAACTGGATGCTGGATACATTCTAATGAGGATATAACTGCTGACGGTGACATATCGGCAGTTGGCGATGTTAATGGTGATACAGTACATGGTAATTTATTGACAACAGTTAATGGAATGAAAGAGCACGGACGAAGCGTCGCGGCCGGTTATTGGGAAGAAACTTATGACATTACTCAACTTAACACTAGCGATTTTTGTTTTAATTTTTATACCAATAATACACCATTGGCATTTGAGGATGCAAGCAGAGTCAGTGGAGGATATGCAAAATATACAATAATTGGAAATACTGTTCATCTTTCATTAATGGTTGATTGTAACAGGGCTGCCGGAGCATGGAACAGGGTTGTAATAAATTTTGGAAGTTCAGCTGCAGGGGTAAAATTAAAACCACTTGAAATTGCATTTGCTCTTAGTTTTTTTGAAGGATCTGTTCGTTGGAGAAACCCGACTGCATACCTATACGGTGACGGAGTAGCCAGCGTGCCTTGTGAGGTGTGGATCAGAGATCAATCAATATGGATTCGTAGATGCGATAATGGTAATTTTACTATAGGCCTTCCTGGAGGCGGATTCAATAATTCATTTAGTCTTTCGTTGACATATCAAAAAAATCCTTAACTTAATAAGGTGAACTATGAAAACACCGCAAGTGATTAATCTGAATGAGGACAAAGTTCTTTGTTTTGACGGCGATAACGTCATCGATGACACCGATCAGTTGCCGCTTGGCAAGTCGCATCAAAAGACATCGATTTCGGTTCAGCTCGATGCATGGGACTTGATGTCCAATTCACACGTTGGCCCAATAACCGAAGCAATGCTGGAATATCATAGTGAAATAGACTGCTGGACAATGGATGTCAGCACTATATTTGGATTCGCGACTGATCGCCATAAATATGTCATGATGATCTCCGCAACCGACGACTCCAACATGAGAGATTTTAAAGTTAATGAATTCTGCATAGACAACGACTCTTTCGAGGCGACACTGATGCGTCTGCCTTATCAAATAGAAATCGGTGGTGGAGAAGCGTGGATGAGATGGTATGCCACTACTGGTGATTTTGGCAATCCGTCACTTGCGCTCTATGAAGCTAAAGCATTTGAAGGCGGAGTTGGAATAACCTACGCGACAGACGTGTCAAGAGTTACTCATAGAGGACCGATTGTCTCAACGAATCAGCCTCAATAATTTAAGGAAATCATGCCGGCAATAAGAGCAAACAGTTTCGCCAATCCAATAGGCGATATGGCGGCCTTTGATCATGGGATAAAGGCCGTTGCTTCATCTATTACGTTTTCTGTCGGAACGCAGGCAGGGACGGAAGAGGGATATTTAAGAAAAAACGTCGCTGGAGATTCCGTTGCCGCTATTGTTACAAACGGCATTCTTGAATTCAGTTTTCCTCAGACTCATCCATTAATCGGAATAGGAGACCAGGTTCAAACATCGGAAGGCAATTATTATCTGAACAGAAAAATATCTCCGTCAGTATGGGAAGTACGGGTTCCAACTGGTGTTCCTGATAGCGCGCCTGTTGAAGCGCTGGTCACTACAATAGATAAAATGTATCCAAGTCTTGCCGCGGCAATGGACCCTGGCACCGGAATACTCAATCTTCTTGGAACGTCTGATTTAAAAGCGCTTCGAATGGCTTTACGCATTGCTCTTTATGAAATGACAGAAACAATTTCTTCTCCTATAGAAGTGAGTTCCGACTGGGTCACTGATGAAGAACACAATGTCAATATTTTCACTCCTTATGATATAAGAACAGAATGCAATTCCAGACAACGCCATTGGGGAGTGAAAGGGTCTGGATACAAACTCATTGTTACCAATCCCAGCATGGGAATGATTATAGCGGAACCGTACTGCAGGATCGAGGGCCTTCATATTGATGGCGGAAACGGCCATGATAATGTTCTTATTTATCACGGATCGGATGGCCTGTTTAAAACAAAAATTCTTAATAATATCCTGAGTTATGGCAAGACCGGGGTTTTTGCAGATGAAGAACCGGCGGGAAATCAGGTTGTTGCCGGAAACATTATATATGGAATGTATCAGGCAGGAATTGAAGCTACGCATCGTCGTTTTAATATTTATAATAATACGATTGTAAAATGCAATTACGGAATTACCATATCTGGAAACGGCACGCCTTATGTTAAAAACAACCTGGTTCAAGAATGCTCTGTGGATATAAATGTTTCTGACGAATCAAGTCCTTCATCAAGTGAGAGTCCGTCATCGAGCGAAAGTCCATCGGCAAGCGAGAGTCCGTCTGAGAGCGAAAGTCCATCATCTAGTGAGAGTCCGTCATCGAGTGAGTCGGAGAGCCCAAGTCCGTCAGCAAGCGAATCATCAACCCCAAGTGCGACTACAACACCGGCACCAACCACACCAGCACCAACTACACCGGCACCATAATGAAATATTTAGACTATAATATCACAGACGACGCCACCGCTACCGGAGACAATAGTTATCCGAATACCACGATTATATTCAAGGATGCGGATAATGACGACTATAGGCTCGATCCGCGCGCTGATGATGAGGCGGTAAAAAGTGGTGTCGATTTGTCTGCGGATTCCTATTACAATTTTGATCACGATGTCGCCGGAAACAAGATAGATGATACATGGCAGATCGGCGCTTATCATTTCACTCGTGAAATAAGGGTCGCTGTCGGAAGCCCTGTGTCAACTGATTTAAAGACGGCTACAAGTCCCCTGACCGCTTCTGTTGACGAAGGGATAATGACATTCAGCGAAGACCAGGTGGATGAAAGGCTTTGTGCAGGATGTGTTGTGGCTCTCAGTCCGATAGGTACGACGACAACCGCTGCGCCATTAATCGATGAATTTCTTCTTTATGAAAAGATAGATACAAAGAACTGGATAGTCCTGAAAAAATATCAGACCGGGAGTGGAGAATATGAGGACATAGGAAAAGCAAATTTCACTCAAGGCGACATGACTGTTGACAGCATAAAGCCGCATGATGAATCGTTGTTTTCCGCACTTTACGATAACCTAAGCGGAGAGGCGGGAATCGTTACTGAAAATGGCGACAGAATCAATTTTAAAACGTCCGATATTAAAGCAAGCGTTTATTGTTTGTTTGGCAAGGATACGGTTGGCGCAAAAGTAAATGATGAAATGACATTTGACGAAACAAGAAACCTTACCGTTAAAACCCCTATCGACATCTTAAAAGAGTGCAATTCGAACCTTCGTCATAACGGTGTATTCGACGAATCAAAATGGTGGGTGGAATCTGCCGGCGCCTGTCTTGATGGTATTCAAATGCCTGTTGATTACATGACTGTGGAAGGCCTTCAACTGAATGCTGTCAATTACGGTATAATAATCACCGGGAAAGAGTTTAAAGCATCCAGCAATATCGTTCGAAACGCCGGTCTCGACGGCATACAGGTTGACTCGTCAAATCCCAGTTCATGCGCAGCAGTCGTTAACAACATGATTTATGACCATGTAGATAATGCTATTAAAATAAAACATAACGACTATGTTGGAAACAATTCATATATAAACGTTTACAACAACACCATGGTTGGTGGCAAACACGGCATCAATGTTGAAAGAAGGCCGGACAAGACCTATACGAACGTTGTTCGAATGCGGAATAACCTTGTTCAGGACACTTCAGGCCGCGCTTACATCATAAACGTCTACGACCCCCATACAACCCCTCTGGAATCGTGCTGGGGCGGGGATACATCGCTGTCGAGGTATGAGGGCCGGCTGAACAAACACTCGGTTACAGTCAACTTCAGGGACCGCTATTCCAAGGACTATCATCTGGCGTTTGCGGACTCGATAGCCATGAAGGACGCTCCATCCTTGAGCGCAGATCCAGATTATGCGTTTAACCTGGATTATGAGGGAGATGACAGGGCTTGGAGAAAATGGGACATTGGAGCGGATAATTTCCTTATTGGCGCAGACAAGAAAGTGAATTTTTCACTCGGAATGTATGAAGGAAATTTGGATGAAACTCCGCAGGATCGCCTAGTTTCTATTTCAGGATCGGTTTTGACTTTCAAAGGCGGCGCGATCGGCTCGAGAATCGGTGTCGGAGACAAGGTGCTTTATACTGTTCAGACCACGAGCACAACAACAGGGACTGCGTCTCCTGTTTTGTCTGCTTGTTATCTTTCAGAAAAAGGCAATTCTGATACGTGGATTGTAAGGACATATGATGGCGGTCTCGTTGACGATACAAATGGTGATGCGCCGGTGACAAGTATTAAAAGAGTTACTCACAATATTAATGATGCGCTTGATGTTAACGGATTGGAAGAGATAGCTTGTGAATACAGCGGAAAAACAACTACCACTACCACGTTTTTAACATCGAAAGATCTGGTCTCTGCAAAAGCAAGCATTTTTGTTTGGTGTTATAATGACGGTGGCGTTGATTCTACTACTGCTGATATAAAAGGATGGACATGTTCTGATGATTATAGGCTTAATATTCTTACTCCATTCAGCACTATAACTCAATGTGGAAAAAAGCAGCGGGCTTCAGCGAAATGGGATACAGAAAAATATACAATAAGCATTGTTTCCGGAAGTCCGACTGATGTGATATTGATTGAAGATAAATTTGTAAATGTAATAGGTATTCAATGTTTGGTTTATTTGAATACTATTTACGGAATAAGAATGAATAATACTGCTGGATCTAATATTATTTTGAATAATTTTATAAGAAATACTTTGGTTGGCATTGAAGTAGAATCCACTATAACTGATTGTGTCGTGGCGAATAATGTGATAATTGGCGGGCAGATAGGAATAAGGGCGTATTCGGGCGTTGCCTATAATAATACAATTGCAGAGTTTACTCAATGCGGTATAAAATCAAATGATCCGACTACTTTAAAATTAAGAAATAATATATCTGTTTCGCATTTGAGCCCAACAGAAGGGTGTTATTATCTTGGTAGTGGAGCAGATATAGAATATTGTCTAAGCAGTGATGCTTCAGCAACAGTAAACGAAGGCTGTGTAATAAACGTATGGATTAAATTTGAAGATCCTACAAATTATGATTATCATTTAAAAAGGGATGATTGGTATGCGATAAACTTCGGTACTGATCTTTCTTCTGATGCGGATTTTCCGTTTAATTACGATATTGATATGGATATGCTTGATGCGGATTCATGGTCATTAGGCGCTGACAGCATTCCTGATCTTGAAACATTGCATTTGTATTTTGCGATTGGAAAAAATACAGATAATTTTTATACAGGGTCTGCAACTTTTTCAATAATTGGGGGAGTTGCTGTATTTAAAGAAAAACAAGATAATGAGAATTTTGGCATAGGTCAAGTTATTACCTATGATATTAATAAAACCTGTTATCTTGGACATAAAATTTCAGAGGATGAGTGGGAGGTAATGGATCGAAATGGATTGCCTCCTGATGATATACTTAATGCTACTGTAATTTCAGTAAAAAATGTTTTTAATGAGATTGCGACTGCTATTGGAATAGGAACTGGAAGTATAAGTGAGTTGATTGGTGACTCGAGTACGCCTTTTATGTCGTTAAAAAAGGCAAAATATCAGATAAATTTTCCAGTTTATAAAAATTCGACACCTCATTCTGAACAAATTGTAGTAGAACTTTATGAAACTGATGAAGAGAATTTTATCAGAGTTTACGCGCCATCTGATATAGCGACAGAATGCGTTACGAGACAAAGACATACCGGATGGTGCCCAAGCAGCATTGCTTCCGCGACTCGGATATTGGCAACTCAGTTTATGATAAATGGAGTGGTATTAATAAACATTCCATATACAGTATTTGAAGGATTGGTAATTGACGGCGGCGGAGATCATGGCGGAAATCATAATAATGCAATCGGATGTATTGGCAATCCTGAAAAAGTAAAAATAATCGGATGTATAATTAAAAACTGTGCTGATGGTATTTATAATCTAACAACCTCTTCCGTAATTATGGCAAACAATGTTATTTATGAATGTACAAATAATGCAATTGTTACTGGCGGATTCGATATCGTTTATAACAATACAATGACAAAAATTGACCTAACATGCCTGATGAATCAGTACAGTGATATTGTCGTAAATAACATTGCCACGGTTCCCTTAATGGGTGGAGTGTATGTTTGTTATAACGATAATTCAAATTTAAAAAACTGTTTAAGCGAAGATGGTTCAGCAGGGACAATTAATGACTGTCAACCAAATATCACTATTAATTTCACTGATCCTGATAATGAAGATTTTCATTTAAAAGACGGGGCGGACTCAGAAGCAAAAGGAACAGGACTGCAACTCGCTTCTGATTCTTATTATCCTTTTAATGTTGATGCACAGAATATTCAACGAAGAAAACGATGGGATTTGGGCGCACTTGAATTTGAAACAAAGAAAGTTTATTTCGCTGTAGGGTCATCAACAAATGATTTTAAAACAATGCCTTCTTCAGGAACGCTTGATTTTAATATTACTTTAACAGAAGGAACCAGGCCGGAAGAAATACATAGTGTAATTGAATTTGGAAATGAAGATGGATTGATTGATCAAATAAATTCGGGATTAGGAGTGGGAAATGAAATTGTCTCTCAAGATATTCCTGATGGGTGTTTGTTAAAAGAGAAAATTGATTATTCACATTGGATTGTGACGGATTATCATGGAGACAACATTGCTGCATGTACTGGAAATGTAGATCAAATAAAAAGGCCATTTAACGATCTCGCAACTGCATTGGCAAACGTATGGTTTAATTATCTTACAAGTAAAGATTTAATAACCCAAAAAGTCCAACTTAATATAGCGTGCTATAATGATGCGGCCGGTTTTGCTAGTGATCCTGGTCTTGCAAATACCGCATATATTTCATCAGACAATAATTATTATCTTAAAATATATACACCAGTAGATACGCAGAAAGAAGTTAATCTTCCCCAAAGGCATGATGGATACTTTGGGTGGATAGGTGAAACGTTTCATTCCGGATTTTATATAGACACTGCGGGAGAATACGGTCTGAATTTATGGGCAACGGATTATGTTGAAGTTGAAGGTTTATCAGTAATGGCGCAGAATGGGATCGCCTCGCATGGAATACAAATTTCAAACAGCAAAAGCTTTGCTATTATTGGAAACATAGTAAAATCGTGTACAGGAGATGGAATACGCACTCAAGGGTCGCGGATGAATGCCCGTGATTTTATAATAAATAATTTGGTGTATAATTGCGGTGGAGACGGAATAAGAACCGGATCATTTGTTCCGGCAACAAATTCGAAAACTTACATTTATAACAATACGGTATATAATTGTAAAAGGGGAATACATTTTTGCAATGTGACAGAAGGAGATTCAATAATCGGAATCGCTGTGAACAATATATGCCAGAAATCGAAATATCAGGATTATGTTGATGAATATTCAGGAATCAGTGGATTTTTCTCCGTAGATAATTGTATAAGCAAAGACGAATCTGTTAAATTTTATGATGGGGATTTGAGTTATAAAAATACAACAATAAAATTCTCAAATCTTTCTTCTGAAAATTTTAATCTCGATAAAACTGATTATACAGCCGTAGATACAGCAATTGATCTTTCACAAGTTTCTCCATATAATTTCATAGATGATATTGCTCTAAAACCAAGAGAGCCGGGTTATTGGGACAGAGGAGCTTTTGAAATTATAGAAATTATCGGATCCGGAGAACTTGGAATGGCGCCTATTTTAATGGAAAGGTATGGAGCTTCTGCAGGAGGAGCGATACCGACACTTGTACTTCATTTAAGAGAGCATCTGTTGGCCGGTGTTGATCCGGATTATCAATTCACAAGCATAAGTGCTTTAAATACATTTTTAGATAATAATGATTATTATGATTCTTATAATCTTGAAATAAATGTAGAAAGCAATATAGCATTCAGCGGAATTTTTTCTTTAAGAAATCGCGGGACAACGCGGGAAGTCATAATCCAGACTTATGCGGAAGAATTGAAAAATGGGCCGGCTTCACTTAAATATCGTAACGGACCGTTTGTTGATGACGCTTCTGTTGAAAAGAAAATTGTTTGCAAAAATTTAAAAATATATTCTGATCCTGAGTCTACAACTCCAAACGATTATTTACTTGGTGTTGCCGCGCTTACACGTCAAATAGATTTTATTAACTGCATAGTGCAGGTTAATAAAGATGCTGTTGTAAATACAGCGCCAAGTTGCGTAATAAATACAATTAATTCAATAATCGTTTATGCCAATGGAGATATATCGAACATATTAGTTCTTTCAAAAGAAAATGCTGGAAATTTCATAGGTAATTCCACTATTCTTACTTATACCCATCTTGATGCGATAACATTTAATACTACAACAGCAAACTCTACCGACATGGTAAAAAATACTTTAACTTATAATTATTATTCGCATGGAAACATAACATTTGAAATATCAAATGTTCGTAAGTATAATTGCAAAGAAAATATTAATCCTTTATTCCGTACATTGTCTATAAGTTTGCCATTTGATATTGAAGAGGTGATGTCGGATAGTTTTAAGCCAAGTAACGATTCTCCTCTTATCGATTCGGGAGACAATGCGTCTCTTGAGTATTTGCCTTATGTGATAGAAACTGACATTATTGGAAATGAAAGAATATATAATTTCGGTGTTGTGGATATCGGTCCGTATGAACTTCAGCTTCATATACTATCTTTTAAAGCACAAAATATTTCTTCTATTTTTCAGGCAAAACTGTTTCTTGATGAAGAAAGTGATCCAAAGAAATACATTTCTCCTGATTTAAAAATAGTGTTTATCGACCTGTATGATCAATTTTATGATAACCCAGATTACCGTGAAGAATTTGTAAGAGAATCAAAAATTATTATAATGTTGAAACCTATGAAAAGCGATTATATTATCAAAACAGATAAACAAAATCTTCTGGTAAAAGAATTCGAAGCCTATTATGACGCAACACTTGAATCAATAATAATTACGAAAGGCAATGATCTTCTCGGTAATCTTTTTAATAACATATTTACCGACAACAGGTATGTTTTTGAATTCAACGAAATAACTCATAAATTTATTGTTTATTTTTATGATACCTATGATAAAGGTGTTTCTGGAGATAAAAATCCAGTGAAAAATGTGCAATTTGGCGGTACATCTCTTATCTTGAATTGAGGAATTGTGAATTTTGTAAATCCATCAAGATCAACATATCATCACAACGTAATATCAGCGCTATCTGATGAAAACAGATTTGTGGCCAGTGGGCGTGCAAAAGGATATGCTGTTGACAGTTATTCGTGGCTGGCTGATTTTCTTTTTAAATATTCAGTAAACAAAAGTGTTAATCCTCACGTAGCGTATGTTTCTTTTTTCAGCGACAGGGAAATAATGTATGAGGAATTTGGAAATGTAGAACATTTATATATCGCTTATCCTTTTTTAACTTCTTATTCCAGGCAAAAACTTCCTTCAAATAGTTATGAATTGACAAAACAACAATATTCTGCAATAAGTAATAGAGGCGCGGAATTCGATATAATAGAATACCTGAACATTTCTGATCAAAAAAAAGTAAAAGAAGAAACTAATCCAACTTCATTGAGTTACAATCATGGTTTTTGGAGGGCGCCGGCTTTAATTGCCTCTGGGCGACGAATGAAACTTGACCACGTTATTGACCAGGGGGCCAGCGCTTTATACAACAAAGCTGAAAATTATAATCGTTATTTCTGGGCATATCAATGGGCAAATTCATCCCATATTGAATTAACCAATGCCGATATTATTCTTGGAACATACGATGAAGATCTGCTGCAAATGTATCCTAACGCCGCCTGGGATGAAATCAATACTTATACATCTTTTGATGCGGGGCATACAGAAGAAATAAGAAAACTGATTGATGTTAAATTCAACGTGGCAAATCAAAAATATTTCTATTTTGATAAAATGATTGAATGGGTTGCATATTACAACGATACTGTGCATTATTATGAACAACAATTTATGCCATATTATGGATTTGTGAATTTTTACAGTATTGACTGGGCAGAAATACACCCGTTTACATATTTGGGAACATCCGAATATGGGCAAATGGTAAGTTTTTTTCCTGAAATAATAAGAAAAGGGATTGTGGAGCCCGCAAAAGTCATAGCGAATTGGGGAAACCGATCAACCCCTGATGGCGGTCAACTTGTTTTTAATAACGGCGTCCACATGAACGATCCTTCAGATCAATCGCGTATTGTTTATAATGCATGCCGGCATATGTTGAATAAACCGCAATTCACTAATTATACCACAGATTTCCAGGTATTCAAGAAAGATCTGGCTGGAAATATCTTATACTCTGGAATAGATATTGACACTGAACGTAACAGAAGATATTCAGCCGTTGTCATGACTGAACCTTATTTTGTCACTGTGCCAGTCGGAAACGGTGAAATAGTAAATTACATGTTTGTCACTAAAGATAATTCTCCAATGACTATTAATAATGACCCCACTTCAATGTTTTTAAAAATTAAAACAACAAAAAGCATGATTGCAAAAATAGACCAACTTCTTCAAACAGCTGATTTTAATACCGACATCATAGAGACATTAACAATTAATGATCCAAGAAACGTATCAAAAATATCTAAATTTCTGGGTTATTCAACATCCGAACAATATTATTGTGATTTTGCAAGCAGTGATGAGCAGTTCATAAAAAGGCAGGATGATTGTCTTGACGATTTGATAGGAGGAGACGGCACAACTCGAGGAATTGCCGGACAAGGAAAGCATGTTACTTTTACGGTATCTGACGGTTCAGAGCAATACAGCGGCGCACTAAGAAAAATATGCGGACTTGGCTGGATAGCGAAGACCGTGATAAATAATAAAAATCAGATATCAGGAGTTAAAAACGAACTTGTTTTGTATTGTACGAATTATGAGGCTGTAAATTCTCCTGGAGAAACACCTATAACGAATATTTCGAAAGAACTTATTTCAGATTATACCATAATTGATAAAACTGTTCCGTATGAAACTTTTAAGCCAATGCTTAAGCTCCCTGGAATCAATGGATATGTTAAAATAATCGAACGAAACCGCCATTTTAAAATTACCAGAGCAAGCGATGGAATGTATGAAGTCGTCTATAACGTAGAATTTCCGTATTGCCCGGGGTCTTACACTGAGCGCGTTACAATGAATTTTGCTGGAGATAATTGGTATAATAATCCTGTTCCAACTTATAAACAAACATGGATTTTAAAAAAACTGTCATATATACCAGCCGGTTCCCAAGAAGTGTTTTTATCAGACGAAGATTCCAGACAAGATATCAGCAATGACCGTTATGCCCCATTTGCCGATGATTCGTTTTGTGTTCATAGTGTTCTGGCTCAGCGCGCAGCATCAGGTTTAATAATTACGGAACCATTTCAACTTGGCGGCGGAGAGGAAGACGTAATAGAGACTCAAAAGAATCTTGTTGAATATCCGGCTGATTTGGTCTGGATGCTTGAAAAATTTAAAATGCTTTCTTTAATCAAATCGAGGGTTCCAGGATTTGAAAGATATGGAACATACGACGTTATGCTTGTTGATGATCCTGACAACAACCATTATTCAAAAGATATTAAACTTTTGGGTTTAGTGGATAACAGGCAATGGAGATTTGCAAAAGAAAAATTCAGTTCATATATTAATAGGGAAAATCCATCGTATGTATGTGAAATAGATGTTTCTGCATTATTCAATGATTTCAAACAGTATCAGAAAACAGATTCCGGAGTTCCGGATGTAAAACGCTGGTTATACGGATATCTTGCCGGATTTGCGCATACAATGGCCGACGCCGATGTTTCTGTTGATCATTCTGTAGAGATAATTGATGACTTTCCGGTTACCGAAAAAATATCAACAATGCAAAACAATGATTTGGAGTCAACCTTATCCGAATCAGATATAGCAATAGAAATATGGGACAATAAATCATTATTAGGCATCGAAGAAGAAACCAATATATATGGCGGAAACTGGCGCCCATTTTCTCCTATAAGTTCTGATACCCAAAAAGCTCCTGGAAAACTTATTATTGAGGGATTGCAGATAAGCCATATAGACGGCAGCGCTGTTGACGGCGTGACGAATATTTTTGGAAACATATATTCTGTTTCCATTGGTTATCTTGATAGTTCTTTCAGCCTCATGTTTCCGGATTTTGTCAATTTTAATAAACCTTCAAATATTTTGGAAGGCAGATCCAATCTTGCCCTTTCAATCGGGAATTCGGTTAATGGAATTAAATCATATCATATAATTTACATAACAAAGTTAACGGATGATCTTGGAGTAAGACAGCTTTTCAGGGCATATATTTACTGTGATGATCCGGACGATCTTCCTGTATTTGATCCTGAAAATCCTTCAGGAAATCCCGGTCCATTCAGTATTTATGAACCTAAAAAACAAATAAGCAAAAACGTCACATTTGATTTATATACCAGCCAAGTAATTCAAAATCTAGCTGATAATATTATTGTAAGATATATTGACATGCAATCAACTCTTGAAAATGAAGATCTTTCTTTGCCTGATCGTGAAAAATATATTGATAATAATAAAAAAATATTCTTTCGAATTCGTGTTATTAAAAAGAAGAATTATTCAGCATCCAACGATTCGAAAGACATAAGCTCCATTCAGTATAAGGGCCCGGCTATAGACGATGAAGATTTAACGGTTACTCAAAAAGAATGGAGTAATTTTCCATGGGCTACCGTAACCGGCGATACCGTAATTATAGATGAAAAATTTGACTGGAGAAAAATTTTAACTCAGGAAATTGTAAGAAAACTTGGAATGACTTATTTCAAATGTTCATCTAAGTAAGTTGATTAAATAAGGCAAACATTGTATTTTGAAGTATGGAGGACCCGATGGTCGCAAATTTAAGGGCTGAACCAATAGAAGGCCATGTTACCGACAGCGCCGGGAATGTATTAAGAAATGCCGTAGTGGTAATTAAACAACTTACCCCCACAGGCAGTTACGTTGTTGATACGGTTCAATCGGACGATGACGGGTATTTCATTTCAAAACCAATTCCGGCAGGCGTTTATGATATATACGAATCAGGCATTAAAATTTCCAGAGTAATCCATCAAACAATTGGTGGCGGAATTCAATGTTTTAAAGCTGATACAGAAAATTATGATCTTACAAAAATAGGGAATTTTCAAACCCTTGCCGAAACAACACCTCCGACATTACAAAAGTATAAAGCATTTATTCAACTTGAGCCTGGTTATATTGATGTTGCTCATTATGGCAGCATATTCCCTATTTACGATCAGAATATTTTAGCAGCCCCTGAAGCACAAACACTAAATGAATTAAATGAAATTGCGAAATTTTTTGATTTTTCAGACAAATCAAGAATAACTGTAAGTCGTTTTGACGTGGAGTATTTTTCTCCTTTAACAGCACTGTCATCTTCGTATAAACGAATACGCTGGGCCGGCGTTCCGGCAATACGACTTTATGGAGATTCAAAACTTATAATTCCGCTCGATTATTTTTCAATTGTTCCAAATCTTCCAAAGATCACCCGGCCAACAAGCGATAGTTTTGGCGCAACCGATATAACGGTTACATCCTATGACCCAAATTACATAACAATTACCGAAGGTACAGGTAGCCAATTATCAGAATTGGTGCAATTGATTTCGCAAGGAGACATTATAAAATTAAGAATGAAAGACAACACAACGCCGTGGTATTGGTATGGAATTGTTGTCAGCATGTCTTCTAATAATGGCGTTGAAAGTATCACTCTTGAAAAATGGAAAAGTTCGCGATTTTTGTCTGATGATTCAATGGCGGCAGGAAAGATTGTAGATAAGCTTTTTGTATTCGATGGGTTATTTCCCAACATCATGAATATTGATGAAGAAATCAATCAAAGATTTACTATTATAGAAAATATTTTTGCACAAGACAGCGATACCGAATTGTATAATTATAATAATCAATAAACATAATGGGTGGCCTTTTAACATTAAAAGAGGAGGAAAGTGTTTATGAAAAAGGAAGAATTAGCAGAAGTTGACAAGGAACAAAAATCAATAATTGCGGTTGCGTATCTTCTGCGCCATGTAGAACTACAACCCGAAGAAACAAAATCTTTATTCAAAAAGCTTGAAGAATACGATAAGGGCGCACGAAACATTCAAGCAACAATCAGAGAAGCTCAAAAATCCATCACTGAACTGAGATCAAACATGGACCAGGTTATCGGTTCCATAACTGCCGTTTCAGAATTGATTTCAGAAAAAATTCCACCTGAAAAAATAGATGAATTCTGTCTTGCTTATACCCCGCCAATGGAAGTTCAAACTGCAATGAGGCGTCCTGTTCCAAGGCCTTCTGCAGAACCCGACATGGCCGGGTCGACGGCAAAAAAACTTCCTCCTATGCAGCCTCTTAAAGGAGACATTAAATGAGGAGAGTAAACATAAAAAGCGGTCTGAAACAACGTCTTCCTGATATTCTGGGAACTGACGGCGCTTTTGTTGCTAATGACGCCGTGGCAGAACAGGATATCTTTGAACTTAATCCATGGTCAATTCAGGCCGCGTTGCTTTCCAATATTGAAAGACTTGTAAAAGCAGTTGTTGGAGATTCATCTACGGGCAGGCCCATGCAGGGCCTGCTTTTATCAAAAGTTACAGCGTATCAGTATCAAGTAAGCGCAGGATATGGATTCACTCCTGATGGAAAAATCATAACAATTGGATCGTCATTTACTATGTCTGTTCCAATACCATCAGGTGATTTTTATGTTTATTTAAAACATTCTTTAGCAATAGCGCCGGAAGCAAACCATGTTTATGGAAAAAATACCACATTTGTAGCAGAGACAACCAGAAAAGAACTTGTCATAGATGATTTCGGCGAAGTACATAAAACAGACATTGTAAATTATTTGAACGATATAGTTGAAGCTGGAGATGAAAAACAGGATTGTACCGGATATGTTTATCTTGGAAAAATAACTGTAGCAGGAGGACAAGGAATAGTAGCAGATTCTGACATCATAAACAATCCCAATAGAGGATTGCAAAATGATGTTGTAAATACCGTCGCTGCACAAGTAATTTCTGAACTTGGAGAAACAATATTATCCGGAAATTTTTCAGCCACTTCTCACACTTCAGAAGAGATTAATTTACCTTCTGGATATTATTTTACCAATTGTATTATTATTGCCGCTCATGTCGTTCTTCCAAGTTATGATGTAGATAATCCAGGTGATACCACGGCAAAAAAAAGAATGCTTCCCTTTTTATGGACTGATTATGAAGATACAGGATCTCTTGTAATTGTTTCTGCAACATTATTAGATACCGATAAAATACGAATTTATGCAAATAAGCACAATGGGAGCACTAATATAGACCTTAATGGTGGATCATATACTTTTGTTTTAAAGAAAATTTCTTAATATAAACGTTAACGACGGAGCAAACCAATGAAATACGCCATTGATGGAAAGTATCCTATTGAGACCAAAGATCAGCTGGAAAAAACAGCTGCCTATTTTGACAAGTTTCTTCCAAGATTTCATCCAAAAGACAGAATTAAAATAGCCTCAACGATGGAAAAGCGCGCGGAAGAACTTGGTGTAAACCTGACTCGTGACTGGATAACAAATTATTCAAGGCCGTTAAGAGGAACGGCCACGGTGTCTCCGGATTTCGAACGCAATATTGAAATGCGAAAACAGGCATGCGCAGGAAAAACACTTACAATTTCAGGGCAACCGGTTAAAGCTGAAGTGCTACTGGAAAAAATCGCAACCAGCATAAACGAGCATGGTACTTTTGTCATTGTCGATGAATTGTTCAGTTTTGACAAATTGGCCGGCCTCGAATATCAATGGGACAAATCCATTGTCGACCCGGTAATGACGGTTTTCGGAAGCCTTTCCAATCCCGAGTATGATGCGGTTAAAATATTCGATAATATAACAAATTACGGAATAAAGAAACTGGCAGTAATGGGCGGCGAAGTTGCCAGAGTTCTCACACAACGCCTGGGTAAAGACACGACAAAAGCCTTCCTTAGAGATCCCGAAGAAGCAATGCACAAACTCAACGATGATCAAAAAACAGTCGCAAGAGACGTATTGCACCATTACGGAATGTAATAATGCAAAAATTATCTCAGTCTTTATTAGATGCCCAAATTATCGGCAATAAAGAAGAAGCCGATAAAATAAAGGCACAAATAGACGAAAGATTCAAGGGCGCTCTTCCTAAGCCAAAAGAAAATATTGTCCGTTTCAATACTATTTTAAATGACGACAGAGCCCCGGCAAAAAAAGTATATATCTTTTTAAACAGCGAACTCGGAACAAACTGGTGGGAATGGGAGATGGAGACGGTCGATAGATTGCTCTGGATGAAATTCGGAATAGCTATTGAAGATATTAACCGGGATAAAATTTTTGCAATAAGACATCTGTGTCGAAGCGATCTTGCTTTTAATGATTGGTGGGAATTCAATCAACTTGCTCTTTCATTTTCAGGAAGTATTGCTGATTTTGATATGATACGAAAGCCATCAATCGGAATGGTTATCAATGCCGTCAAAACCATGAACATGATACGCCCTGAAAGACAATGGGTTTTCGGAAAAGATGTCATTTCTTATATTTGTATTCTTTTAAAAGAAGATGGAATTTACGCTCCTCCTCCATCACTTGTAAACTTAATAGAAGAAAAATTTGTAACAATGATTTCTACGGAACTGCAACAAAAGTGGCCGCTTATTAAGGCCCGTTATATGGAACTTGTTGAAGAAAAAAATACCGATATTAAAGAAGATGTTGTTGATATACAGGCTCGCAGGATTTTTTCTGCTGAAGCCGCATCTGTTTCTTATGGCGCATAGGGGATTATATGTATGAAGATGTAGGCGGCGGTACTATAATATCTCCTGCTACTGGAACGGGATTGCAGGGTGGAGGAAACATTCAGGTTTCTTTTTCCCGTGGCAGCATCCGTTACGACAGCCCTTTTCTGGACATGACGTCTACATTTATTCCAAGAACAATTAAAGGAATTCTTAAATTTATTGCCGCTTATGTATGCAGTGACGGATTGTTAAGTCAATGCATAGCAAAAATGAGTGAATATCCAATTACGAATCTTATTTATAAAGATGATGACCCCTCTGCGCTTAATGATGATGAAACAATAAAAAAATGGAAAAATATTCTTGAAAATTCGATGGGAATTCTTCGTTCTCTTAAACAGGCGGGAATGGATTATCATGCATATGGAAATTCAATTGTTTCCATAAATTATCCTTTTAAAAGAATGCTGCTATGTCCAAGATGCAAGAAAAAGCATACCGCGGACGGCTTAAAAGTTAAATTTGAAATGTTTAAATTTAAAGCGAAATGTCCAAATTTGAAATGCGGATATGAAGGAGAAATGGATGCAACCGATCTTAATACAAAAGAAATCAGCAAACTCGGGATTGTACATTGGGATATTCTTTACATAGATATTAAATACAATTCAATTACCGGAGACCATTTTTATTACTATACAATTCCTGCCGATCTTCAATTTGCGATTCGGCGCGGAGATATGGACATTGTAAACGGAACACGTCTTGAAATTATTCGAGCTGTTGAAAAGCGAAAACAATTAAAATTGATGGCTGATAATGTGTTCCATCTTAAACGTCCGGCGCCACAATACATCGTGCCTGGTGAAAGAGGATGGGGAATTCCTGCCGTCATGCCTGTGCTCAAGGATGTATTTCATACGAAGGTTCTGAAAAAAGGAAACGAGATGATCGCATTTGATCATATCGTTCCGCTTCGTATTTTGTTTCCGGAAGGCACTGGAGACGTAAGCCCTCATGCGACAATTAATCTTTCCGATTGGCGCGCGAAAATTGAACAAGAAATACGTCGATGGAGAAGTGACCCCAACTACATATCGATAGTTCCCATTCCTCTTGGAATGCAAAATTTCAGTGGGGACGCTCGCTTGTTAATGGTGACGCCTGAAATAAAAGCAACAGAAGATACAATAATCACTGGTATGGGTGTAATACCTGAGATTATTCGTGGAGGAGCATCGTGGTCTGGAAGTAATGTATCCCTTCGAGTGATTGAAAACAGTTTTATCAATCATCGTACCGATATGCACAGCATGATAGATTTTATTGTTAAAAATGTATCCAGTTTTATGGGGATACCGAAAATCAGCATCAAGATGGCTGATTTTAAAATGGCAGACGATCTTGAAAAGAAAAAGTTGATGATTCAAATAGCCAGTCAAAGTGGAGCTGATTCTCTTGTTTCGAAAACTTCAGTCATGCGGGAACTTGATCTCGATCCTGATCAGGAATATAAAAATATTCAGGAAGACCTGAAACGCAGATTGGAATTGAAAGTTCAGGAAGCTGAAGGACAAGCAGAGGCTCAAGGAGCAGCCACGATCATTCAGGCCCTATATGCTGCCGACGCCCAGATAGAACAAAACAAACGGATGGAAATGAACCAGAATGAAGCTCTGCGGAAGCGTGATGAAGCCAACGCTAAACAAAGCCAGCAAAATGCTCCTGGAGTACAACAGGATGTGGCTGCATTATCTCAAAAACGTGGACAAGACCCATCCATGGTATCCATACCGAACCTGATTCTTATCATTACTCAAAGGTTCGCAAAACTGGCACAATTTGATGTTGGTGAGTTTAAAATACGCATGCTGGCAATGAAAGCTGCGACTCCAAGTCTTTATGCAGAGGTTTATAAGAACCTTAAAGAGATGAATCTTATAGCTTTAGATACATTACCTCAAGAACAAATAGAACAAATGGCTAAAAATCCCGCAGCTCAAGAGGGCGCCTTACCAACTCACTCTCAAGGGGCAGACAACGCAGAAACGCCTGCAAGCCCTGCAGAAGCCGGGGCAGACCCAAACGTAGTTGCTGCTGAACCTGTTAGACAACTGCCTGAATCAAGGCCTCCACGTTCTTCTAAAGCCCCAATTTAGGGTTGCGGCCGCCACCCAGTCCTCCGCCGCGATCCGTGCGGTGGCCCAAAGTGGAGAAATCCATCTGGGCCACCCATTTATGTTCTAAATTGAGACATGATAGGTAAAAAAAAGTTCTGATGATGGGTAAAAACAGGAACCCTTTCGGGTTCCTTTTCCGGAATACGAAAATGGTTAGAAGACATTATCCCACCGGCGTTCCCACCGACTGTTCCGACTGATACGGGTCAGAGTTCATTAACGCTTCGAGAACCGATTTTTCAAATGCTTTCAGAGAATTTGTCTCCAAAACCACACCGGTCTCATCGAGAATTCTGAACAATGTTTTAGGGTCAACCTCCAGATTACACACCTTTCCACCATAACACGAATGAATAATAACTTCATTTGTTTTCTGGCCTCCAGGTTTTCCTCCGGCAGAAGGTTTACCATACCTGCAATCAATCGAGCCAATCGATGAAAATGGGACTATGAATGTCTTCATACCATTTTCGCCCAATTGGATTATGTGCAGTACCATACATGTTCTTCTTTCCTTTTTTGGTTAAATCAAGGGAGAATTTCTTCTCCCTTGATTTTCTTTACACTCGATTGATAGAAACGCTCGGAAGATCAGTTGCCTTTGACGACTTGGCTGCAAATGACGCGTACTTTGCCACTCGACGGCCTTTGCAGAACGTAATCGATTTTTACAGGCTCGTTAACGCCGGCAATCCTGAATTCGAAAGCAGGATCGCCGTTGGCCCGGAAAAACGATGAACGGTCAGCGTCGGGAAGCTGATCAAGAGTTTGTTTGATGGTATACCCGTCCATGGCGGGGAGGGTTATCCCCCTCCCTCCGCCAAGACGGAGAATTTCGACCTCGAACGGGTCCAGGTTGCCCTTGACCATTTTGGAGATATAGATCACATCGCCATCGTACAAGGTCGTGTCAAGGTAAACGCGTTCCTGCCGGCGAGTTACCTCGCCTTCGACGAATTCCCGTTCAGCCTGTTCGAAGAGTTTTTCCACCGTCGAATTCGGTTCGAGGGCGAAACTTTGAATCTCCGTATTCAGCTGAACAATTTTTACTACGATATGATTTGGCATGATTTAATACCCTTTCCAGTATTTTGTTGTTATTAATTACATCACTTCTGTTGAAATTGGCATAGCTAATACTGGTTCTTCGCCGAAACATCGTAGATAGAACGTTTCAGGATATAGAGAGAATTGAACTTCATTCCACTGCATATAACCCTGATCTTTTCCACCTCTGATATTATCGTCTCCGTACCGCATATTAAAATGTTGAATTATTCTTCCAACTGCAAGACTTGACAAAAAACTTACAGTTGAAACTATTGACTGACTTGTTCCGCATAAGGAATTTTCAGCGACGTCATCGGAATACAACGTCTTTTTCCACTCTTCAACGTGCGCACCATTGTTCGGGTTAAACGAATAGATCCGACCATCTTTCAAACCCATTCTCGTTTCTACCAACAAATCAGTATTAAACGGGAATCGCAAGTGTTTGTCGAAGATTTCCTTCCTGCTCGACATTGTGTCAGTTAGCAAGAAAACGTAAGTGGATCTTAATAGATCCGAGTTGGTTTTGTCATCAACCATCTGATTGTAAGCCTCGATTTTGAAGCCGCATTTTCTTAAAATTATTTCATTAAGGGCCTCAACTTTGGGCTTTCCTATGTGGCCTTCCTCATAAATCTGATTGGCTAGATTGTGAGGCTCGACCTTATCTCCATCGAACACACGTAATACTCCCTGGCCATGGGCGGCGTCTCCCCAACCCATTTGGGCAAGAAGTAGCGCGACATACGAACCGGTCGCGCCGACCCCAATCAAGGAAATTGATTTATCTTTAATTTGTTTAGGATCGAGGAGCCCAGATTGGCGTGAATAATCCATGTCAGAACTCCTCGTACCGTTCCATCATTCGTTTTACTTCTGCTTCCGTGGCTTCCGGGTGCAAGCCACGGTACATTTCATCTTCTTCATCCATCGCTCCTCCATTAAATTGTGGAGGTGTAGCTCCCGGAAACACCTTCGGAAGAGGAGCGCGATAATCATCACGATGATAAACAAATGGAGCCGTGTAACTTGTCGGCTCAGGAGGTATATTAATTTTTTTAAGTTCTTCGATTTTTTCTTTTATTTTTTCAGATTCCGGATCAGCTGTGCATGCTTCCATGATTTTTGCAAGTTTCAATCCATGGGCAAGGTTTGAATCCAGAACTCCTTTAATTTCTGTAAGCTTTTGTGTTAATAATGTTTCGTTGTCGAATTCCTCGGCAGACCAAACAATATTGTCAAATCTTATTTGTTTTGCATAGTCAAAGAATGAAACCGACATTAATCCGTCATTGTTAACGATAACCCTGATAACATCGGCTTTTGTCGAAGACATTCTTTCCAATGCTTGTGTATCGTCTTGACCTGAAGCGAACACTCCCATTGAATGATGGGAATGTCCCCATAACATCATTTTACTTATATCTTCTTCGCGGCCATGTGAAAGAAGCCATTCTATTAATTTCGCTTCTCCCTCAGAGGATATCTCACACGTAGCGGCTGACGCTAATTGGTGTTTGGGATAGAAAATATCTCTGACAAAATAAGAATATTCCGCAACCTTGTCGACAACCCCATAAAACCCAATTTCATGGGCATGTAAATCGACAAGGTTTTCAATCCATTTCAGGGAAAGCCGTGAGAAAACGATCGTCGGGGGAGTCTTTCTCTCAGGCTTTAAAATTATATATGTTGGTGCTGTTTGCGTGTTCTTCATCATTGTGCGGCCGCCACTTCAACCTGTTCATGATAAAGTGGAAAATATTTTGCATGGCATCCCCACCCGTCATCAAGATCAGGATTTTTGATAAATCTGATTAATATTTCTGAAGCCATGACAATGTCTTTTTTAGAAAAAGCGGTAAACAGTTGTTCAAACGCTTTTCCAAAACAAACATCTCCACCATGTATGATATGACCGCCGTCCCAAGCTTCGCCGCCATATTCAATGTGGCGAGTCCTGTTTTTGATCTTTATCAGATCATGAGGGATTTGTCCTGAGGAAAGTTCGCACAATAGGATGTTTGAATTTATTAGGATTTCGTATTTTCCAAGGTCGTATCGATTGCCGTTATTCAACACCTCTGTTATCATATTTTTAGTCAGCAAAACGATATTTCCTGTAACATCTACATAGACTTCTTCGAGGAGGTTGTCCTCTGAATTAAGTTGGTTTATTTGTGCCAATATTTTTTCTATTTGAGGATTGGCATTAATTGGTTTTGATAATGTTTCTATTTCGTTTTGAAGAACAATCATTCTTGAAGAAAGTTTACTGAGTTCCGCGATTCTTTCAAATAATATATTGCTTGCTGACGCCATTTGATTACGCATTGCTTTTGCAAGAATAACAGAAACTATTCCTGTGTCAGCCTTTTGATGAGCCGGAAGCAATGTCGAATATTCTTTAATAACAGCCTCTTCGCTATAATCATCTTCTTCATTGTTTCGTGGGCCATCGTCTTCACGAAGAATTGGACCACGCCGGCGCACTGTTATCGCAATATTTCCTGGTGGCGGAACAGGATGCGTTCTTTGTAGCGGAACAGGATCTGTTCTTTGTGGCGGAACAGGATGTGTTCTGCCCATATCCAGGCCTCTTTCACGTACAGGTTCTTCAGGCTGTGGAGGCAATCCTTGCACAGCCACGTACGGGCCTTCATCCATTTCTCTTGCAGGAGCGACTTCTTCTTGCGGAGCTTCTTGGGGAGCTACATTAATATAAAAAGTATCTCCTTCTCCGCCGCTAAGAACTAATGCGCCATCTGCATGAGACGAATATTGGTTTTCAATTATGTCAGCAACCTCGTCTATATGAGCACTATCAATATCAATAACAAGATCGCTGCCGATTTGTTGCATTCCTTTCGAATATTGGAAAATATCGGAAGTTACATTGTTTATGTTAATTCCTGTATTTCCCTTAATCATTAATATGGCCATGCAGACTCCTTTGCAGTTAAATGGTCACTCTCACCGGCAGCGCATCTGCCAGCAAATCATCAAACTTCTTTTCTGTTTCTTTTTTCTTTTCGTAAATTAAAAACTCTTCATGATCTTCGCCCAAAGCTACGGATTCAGGGACTTCGGGCCATGTATTGACATGTTGTCCGGCCCCATCAGACGTGTTTGCCGTCTGAAGGAATATGAGAATTTGATAAACCAAATCAAATAGATTTCTTTGTCTGTATGCTTCAACCATGCCTGTTGCAAGGTTGCCATGACAAGCGTGCCCGTCTTCAAATACATGGGGCGCGTGAAATCCTGTATTCATTCCCATACCGCCGGTAAATTTTGTATTGAAAATTCGCACAGTGTTATTCGTGTTATAGGAAAAATCAAGCATACCAATGGTGATATGAAAAGTTCCAATATCGTGCCATTTTTTGCTTCTTTCATCCTTCACGTATAAATTTTTCGTATATACATGAACGGTTCCTTCACGAATATAAATTGCTGAAACTTTATTAATAGCCATAGTGTCATTATAATTACGAAGCGCCTTTTCTTTTTCCAATTCTTCAAATCGCTTCATGTCAAAAGCGCCAAGCTGATCGCTGTATCTTTGCATTAATTTTGCGGCTTCCATCGCTTTATCCATGTATTGTTTGAAAAGCGCTTTTTGCTCTTCATGAAGATGCTCAATCGATTTATAAACACTTTTTGAAGCTTCCAAAGAAAATTTTACATAAGTTTCCATATTGTTAGTATTTAAGTCACTAAAATATTTTTTGTCGATTGCAATCAGTTCTTCATAAGGAACATTCATGTTAATTCTTCTGGCAAGTTCTGTAAGAACTTTAAATAAAAGCCGGCCCTCTTCATCGAAATATTGAAACAATAAAGTTATAATACATCGGTTTCTTACAGCGAATATTATATTCGTGTAAGTGTCTTTAAAAATACAATCATATTTAAAAAAGGGCGAATTTTCCCTATTCTGAAGAATAATTTGAATTGCCTTTTCTTTTTCTTCTTCAGTCCCTTTTCCAGTACGAATTTTATTTATTTTTTCATTTACATCAGAACCGGTAATTATATAATGTTTTCTTATTTCCTCACCAAGGCAGATCGTCATAGCATTTCCGCCTCTTGAATTGACCGGTTGATGTGCGACAAAGCCTTCTCTGTCGTTTGATAAACTCGGCGAAGGATCAATTATTACGGTGTGCTTATACACATCGTTGTCATTAATATTTTTAAGGAAATTTTTTATCGCAGCAATGTGATAATATTGGGACATTATTACGTTTTTATTTATTTGTCTTGCAAGTTTTATTATAGCTTCACTTTCTTCATCTGTCACGCCATCATGAAGCACTACAAGCCCGTTTTCTAAAACATGTTTTACAACACCTTCACGGGCCAATATAGTATAGATTTGATCAATAAATTGTTCGTTTGTTTTTTTGACTTCATTTTTTTCTTTTGGCGCCATGTCTTTCAAAAGTTCCTCCGCAAGTTTTTCTTCATTACTTAATTCATTAACAGATGCGCTTTCTGAGAATGTTTCAAACGACGGGTTAGCATAAGGGCTGGGTCCTTCAGAAGGGGAAGGACTAGGTCCTTCAGAGGATACAGCCTCAGAAGGCATGGCTGCTCCCAACATTTCTGTTAATCTTCCTATAGGCGGTATAGGTGTTACATAGGTTCCACTTCCTCCACCTCCACTTCCACCAATACCAGCACTTATGTTTCCTATGGCACCTATAATTCCTCCAGCAAGACCTTGACCACCAGAACCCTGAACTGTTCCTAACTGATCAAGACGCGTTTCAAAAGGAGAAGGATTAGGCCTTCCAATATTTCTAAGTTGTTGTACTGCTTCAGCTTGTTGGCGTCTTAATTGGTCTTCGTATGCATTTTGTCGAATAATTTCTTCCTCACGCATTTGCCTTAATTCTATTTGCGCTCTTTCAAGATTAAATCGTGGATTGCCCAATCCCATAAAATATCTGAATACTGAACTTTCCTTTATATGGCCATCAGTAAGAGAATATAATATACTTTCGTCAATCCAATATTTCATGAATATTACATGCATTCCCGCAACGCTTGAAGAAATTATTTGCGGTTGAAGATTGCTGCTTTCGTTTTCTCTAGTATGAAGATTTGTAAGCAATCTGACGGCGATATTTGTGTCATCTTTCGAAATAATGTAAGCGCATAGATTATCAGCCAATGGATATGGATCACTTAGGAATCCGAATAGCTGAGGAATCCATGACTCTACAAATGAGTACATTCATCCTCCTTTTTGTAAAAAAAAGAATAAATCTTTCTATAATTGTTATTTCATATCTTTTGAGATAATAACGCACGAGCATTATGGGCTGTTTCAACATTAGGACGGGTTATTCTAAGAATTCGTTTTATTTCAACCCACTCTTCCCAGGAATGGCAAACAAACACCTTTGCGCCACATTCGCGAAGTTTCTGTATTTTTATCGATTGTAATTTCTCAGGACCGCCGGCGAGCCTTTTCATTTCCACAAGAACAGGGCCTGTAAGGGCCATTGTGAAAAAGATATCGGGCTCGCCGTTGTCACTGGTTTTAATAATTTTAAAACATTCGCAATATTTTCCGAAAGAACGAAGATCGTTTAAGACTTTCGTCTGGTTTTTGGATTCTTCTGCCATATATCGGCCGCCCATCTGATTAGTTTGATAAAAAATTTATATGTGGAATATGTTCCGTTTTTTTTTCTAGGCTGGTACTTGCGCAGGTCCACTTGGAATTCTCATGGCGGATTTGAATTCTGTATTCAACGGAACAAATGTTTGACTTGTCGCTTGAGGATCTTTGGAAACATACAACCATCCTCCCGGAACCCTTACGACAGTTGTAAAACGGTCAAGTTCGAAAGATTCACCCAATTGGGAAGAATGGAATTTTTCAGCTAAAGCTAAAGCCATTGGAGTTAATTCTTTGGACTGAATAATATTAATATTAACTTTAAGTGCAACAATTTTTTTCTTTGCTTCTTCAAAATATGTTTCAATATGATTGGCTATCCATTCCTCTTTTGTACTATAATCCATACCTGGGCCAATCTCGCTTATTTCCATGTCTGTTTGTATTACTTCATTTTCGTAGGCATCTTGCGCCATAAGCATGATTACATATTGAAGAAATTCAGGATTATTCAAATTGTCCATTGTCCTCCCATGAAAAATGTAAACATCTATTTAACTGTTAATTTATTTATGATTCGGTAGATGGTTTGAACATGAAGCTTGTATTCTTTTGCAAGATCTACTTTTGTTTTAAGGCGGCTTACATATGCGGAATAAATCAATTGATTTCGTTCTTTTTTGGCGACACTTGCCTTATATTGAACTATTTCATACTTCGCTCTTAATTTAGCTACTTTTACCCTTTTTGATTCAATACTTTGCTTTGTTATCACCTCTCCCGGGACAAATAAATGCAAAGCTATTTCTCTGTCAGTTTTATAAACTCTTTGCATTTCTAATAACTGTCGCCGTGTTATTCTTATGGATTTTTTCATTGGCCTCCTTGTATTTTTGAATAATACCCACATTCAGTAGCGAGTTTGAATCCGCAATCACAAGCAGCAACGCAGGTTTTACATTTACTTTTTTCCCATTTAACATTGAATTCTTCCGCGTGATTTTTAATCCATTCAATGATAAACGCGTCACCTGGATCCCTGTTTATTCTTACGCCTTCATCCCATTTATCCACCAGAATTTTTTTAATTTGAATATCAACTCTTCTTTTCATTTCTTCGCCGCACATAAGCAGCTCCTTGAAAAGAATTATAATTATTCAGTCGGAAGCATGTCTTCCAAAATAGAATCACGTTCAGACGTGTCTTCGTCTTCAGGAAGACTTCTATCCGCATCTATTTCTTTTTCTTCCTCCGGATCTCTTAAAATTAAATCCGGGTCTAATTCTTCTTGGAATATTGGGTCCATACAAAACTCCTTTAAATAGCATTTTTTATAGCAAAAATTTTATTCATTTCTTCTGGATTTTTCAGGACTCTTGAAAGTTGAGACAGACTTAATGCCATATCTTGTTTAGCAAAAAGAGCTTTTAATGTAATTACATCCATAGAACTTTCTGCAACAAGATCTATAGCAGTTACTTTGTCTTTTTGTCCTTTACGGTGTTGACGACCAAGAGCCTGATCTCGTGTTATATATGATCGTGAATTACTATAAAATACCTGGTAATTTGAAAATTGGATATTTTGTCCAACTCCCATTTTTTTAGGATTTGCTACTACATATGGAACTCCGCTTTCTCTGAATATTTTTACCTGTTCGAAAGAGTCTTGGTTTCCATAACATGTTATGAACGAATTTTTTCCATATGCCTTTTCAAGAGTTTTTGATATCAATTGAATGGCTGGAATATAATTCGTCCAAATAATAACCTGCCTTCCATCAGGTATATTATTCAATGTAGTCATAAGCAAATCCATTTTAGGGTTTTCTTCTAATATAATAACATTCCTGTCATCATGTTCGCGACCAAAATCATCAATAGACACTCTTGTATTAATATAAAATCCAGAAGCTATCTGATGTAGTTTTCCAACAAGTACAAGAGCATTTTTTGCAACCAATTGAGCCTCGCATGATCGGTCGCAATTTTCTTTTCTGTCGCATTTGGAACACATATCATCAATGACAGCAACAAGGTTTTCTTTCATTTGATTGTACAGTTTTAATTGCCCACCAAGCATTTCACAACTGTATTTTTCAAATATTAATTCAGGAAGATCGATGCATTCTTCCTTTTTAAACATAACAGATAAATCGCCTGTAATTTTTTGTATTCGCTCTTTGGTGCCAGCGCAAGGAACCCAAACATATTGATCCGGATCAACAGGATACATATATCTTCTTCTAAACTCGTTATAAGTTGCGTACGGAACTGTATCAGGACCAAGGAAACGAAACGGCATATAAAATGACATTGCGTTGTTGGCATGAAGCGTACCGGTAACAATGTATTTATATCGAGCGCTTTCGAAGATGTTTATAATCGCCCGTGTCTGCAATGAAGTTGGGCTTCCTATTCTATGCGCTTCATCTAAAACTATCATGTCAAAAAAATCGTCCGGTATATATTGGGCCAGTGTTCTCATCGTTTCATAACTGACCAAATAGATATCATAATCACGATTTTTTTTAGTCATGGTAAATTTTTTGTTGATTATTTTATTTCCAAGAGCGGATGAATTTATAATGGCCCCTGTAAGATGGGGAGTTTGAACACGCATTTCCTCAATAACATTTTTTTTCAAATCAGCCAATGTTATTATGAGTGCGTGTTTAATCATTCCTTTTTGAATTCTTTTATCAATAGCCCATAAATATGGGCCTGTTTTACAAGTCCCGACATCAGCTATGATCGCCGATACGTCAGAATAATATATTGCATTAAATATTATTTTTTGATGGTTCAGTGGAGGATAAATACCCTTGCATTCATAATCGAATTTTATCGTTCCGCTGTATTGTTCTTTAATTTTCTGTATGTTTGCTATTCTTTTTTTATGATGTTCTATAAGAGTGGAAATTACTAATTTTGATGTTTTATCAAATTCAATTCCATAATGGCTGAATTGGCTAATGTGAACTCCAGCCTTTATAGGAATTAATATTTCGTATTTTCCACGCACTTTTTTTCCATCCATGACGGCCTGCATGGTCTCAAGAATATCGCCATCCAAGCATTCGATTATAAAATTATTCTTGTCAAATCTTGAAATTTTCATCTTAACCACTTTCTAGTTAACAAAGTTAAAAAACCCGGTCTTAATATTATTGTTCTCAACTATGCAAACTAATTGTAGTTTTTTTTCGTTACTCCAGCTTTTAAGATCTATAGTATATCTAAATTCAATTCCATCCGGAGTATTCTTTGATTTATCCTTAATGAAGTTACCTTTCTTGCGTGCATCAGCTATCAATGTTATTATAAATGATTTTAAGTTGGAAGGCATTAATAAACATTCAGATTTTGCATCTTTGAACACGTCCTTGTAAATAATAGAATTTTCCAATGCAAGGCCTTCCAAACGTTCAGACAATTGTTTAAAAGCATGAGCTGACATATCCAGTCCGTAACTTCCATCAGCTCCTTCCTGAGACAACTCGTCCCTGAGATCGTCAATTATTCTATGCATATTATGTATTTTTAATTCAAGAGTAAACAGGTCAGTAAGCAATTCCGCATATTGAAGATATTTATCTTCTAGAGAATCTTCCATTATGTTTCCTCCTTAAAAACTATTGTTCCGTATTCGTGTAATGGGTCAGGTTCGGTAGAAACATATTTAAAATCATTAAGATTTTTTCTAAAATTTCTGACAATCTCCGGTAGATTTCCTGTTTTTGCATACAGGCCAGAATATGTTTTTTTCAATTTAAAAGAAAAATAAGATTCTTCTTTTGAATGAATTAAATATGCCACCAATTTTCCGGATGTTAATAAAGTATGCGTATTATCAGCAAACGAAATATTATAATTAAATGCGTTTTTAATACCATGAGTTACGATATAATGTTTAGACAAGGATATTGCTCCACTTTTTGTAAAATGAGGATTTATATCAAAATAACATTGCGGATTATTATTAAATTCTTTTTTCACAAAAATAAAATCAACTGGTCGAATTCTGAATATTTCGTTCTTTATTAAAAATGTATTTTCGCAATAACATTGAACTTTTTTTCCTATATAAGGTTGAAAAATAATCGGTGTTTTTATAAATATTCCTTTTCCTACTTTGACTTTACAATACAGTCTTGAAGAGTCTGTATGTTCATTTGTTTTGGCAAGAGCGACAAGAATTGTTTTATTATCCACATCACGGATAAAAATAAATTTTATATATCGCACGCCAAGATTAATAAGTTTCAAAATTATCTCTTCATCATTGAAGTGAAAATTTGTTTTTCCAATAACAGATTCAATCATGTTTGCCTTTCTGTTAAAAAAAACGAGAAAGCTACCTATGTAGCTTTCTCAGTTTTTTAGCCACAGCTTTAATACTTTTTTTGACGTGAATTAATACAATTAATTTTGCTGATTCTTCCGCGACTATTGTAAGAATACAAGTCGCAATAAATTTAATCATAATCCTCCTTTTGGCATTTTCAGCCTCGGGGAGGCTTATATGCGTAAGAAGGATTATGGATTTATAAATCCTTTGCTTGTTGCTTCTTCTGAAGTAAAAGCATCAAACGTGGCTTTTGATTTTACCTTGGAAATAGAATCAAGTTCTTCTGTAGTTAATTCAATTCCTTTGTCTTCCAAAAGATCCTTCAATTGTGAAGGAGAAATACTGAGATAATTGATGAATTCAGTCATTTCTATATTCTTTCGCAAAAGCAATTCTACCGTTTTTCTCGTATCGTATTCACGGAATTTGGTTAAATAAAAATCCAATTTTGCTTTTTTATCAATAACAATTGGATCTTCACATTGCTTTGTAAAAGATTTGCATAATTTTGAAAGACGTTCTATTTCGGCTTTATTGGTTTCGATTCTTTTCCAGGCAGCTCTGCATTCATCCACGCTTGATACCGAACAGGCAAATGGATCATCAAGTTTGCCTGATATCAGTTTGTTAAACAAAGGACACATGCCGTCCTCACCTAACCAACAAGTATGACAATACTCGTTTCGCGTAGGTTGAAAAGCGGTTCCATCTGTTTTAAGTATTTCCTGTTCTATACTTTGTATCGTTGTATTTATCCAAAGAAGTGCTCTTTCAGCAACTTCTTTTGGATTGTTTATTTCATATTCTATTGTTTCTCCAAACCTAACATATTCTATTCTTACTATAATTTTATTAAAACTTCTCTCAGGAAGAAATTTATACGCAAGAAGGATATATGTCATTGTTTGGTGATCTTCCATTAACTCTTTTATACTCATCATTTTTCTGGATGATTTGTAATCCGTGATGACGACATAATCTCCGAAATAACTTAAGACATCTATGATTCCTCGGAAATAAGCATCATTGGCATAAAAGTCTTTAAGCGATTTCCAATCTTTATCAAAGACAAGTCGTTTTTCTGTCAAAGTCAAATCACCAGGAGTTAATGAAAAATCTTTTAAAGTGTAAAATCGATTCATAATATTTCTTACTTCAAGAATGACGTCGGGATCTTCGCATTTATAATAATTAATAGCATTCTCAACCATGGCGTTATAAGACGCGAGATCCGGCATTGATGGCTTTTCATAAGTATTATGATCGATTGTTTTGTCCATGTCAAAAATCAAATCAGAAATTGTAACCAAACCAGGAAAATAAGAAGAAATTTTTGTCCGAACATCGTAAAGATATTCTGCAAGTCCCCTTATTCCTTTATTTAAATATTTACTCTCTATGATTTTTTCATCTTCAGGAAAAATTTTAATGTGTTTTGATTCTGCATAAATACAGAATTTATTTTTAAATAATTCTTCATAACACCATTCTCCGGCTTTTTCAGCAATTCTATGACATATTTTTCCTGTTTTAAAATAATTTTTATCAGGTTCTTTTAAATTCTTCACATATTGCATATACCATTTAAAAGGACACTGATTAAAAAGATTTAAACGGGAATAAGAATATGTCTGAGTAGCAAACATTTGCTTGTCACGTTCTGAAATCACAACGCCAAGTTTAAGATTATTTATGTCTTCAGAACTTGCGAGATTTTTAACAACACTTGTTTCTGCTGAATAAAGTTGTTGCACTTCGGCCGGCATTGCAAATAGTGGAGCATCCATTTTTTTGATTCTTTCCGCTTCTTCAGAAACAAATAACTTACAATAAAGTTCGATACATTTTTTAGCATCATATTCTGAACGGTGAGACTCAGAATCGTTCCATTCAATGTTTGCTCTTATGCAGGCAGTTTTTAATTTATTTCCACCTCTGTATCTATCCCTGCAAAGCAATAATGTATCAATTACTTTTTTTGGAGAAATGCGTAAAAATTTTATATCGAAAGACAATACGTTATGTCCAACAACAGTTCTTTCCCCTATGAACGCGGCTATTTCTTCTCTTATTCCGTCAGTAAGATAATTAGGACAATTTTTTACCATGTCAATAGTGATATGGTTGACGGCGGTAGCTTCGGGGTTTATATAATTGGACATTGGTTTACAAAGTTTTGTAATAATTTTTCCGATTTTATTACTGCGATTAAATTCAATTGCGGTTACTTCAACTATTTCGTCTTTTTGATCATTTAATCCGGTTGTTTCAACATCTACAGATACAAGGTCAAAAACAGGTGTTAAATCCACTGATGCTCCTTTACACTTGGTCTGAAGGTAATGGCGGTGGTTCTTTAGATTTCATTATATCTTTCATGTACTTTTCAAGTTTTTCAATTAATTCAATATAAAATTTAATAGTAGAAATTTGAACATAATCTCTTTGTATTAATTCTCTTAATCCTGAAGACATGGCAAACATTTCATGTTCGTTAAAATTTGTCACTACTTTAGTTATTTCATTACGCAAAGTAATTCCGTGGGATTCCTGTATACCATCTTCTAATTCCAATACTCGTTTTCGGTATCCAACGGCTTGAGCAGATTCATCGGCGAACATTTTTTGAAGTTTACCAAGATGTTCATTTTTCTGTACTACATAATCACATAATCGTTTATTTAAATCAGAAGATTTTTTTTGTTCTTCTTTTATTTTTTGATATAAATAAACAACCCATCCTATAAAACCTATAATTGCTCCTATTAAAAAATTAATTATAAAAACACTCATTAACCCCTCCTAATTGTTATTTCATATCAAATAAATTTAATAACCGTGAAGTTCTTTCAATTCTTTTAGTATTTCGTATGCAGTAGCAGTGTCGCTATATAAATGAATGTTCTGCTGTATCCAGTGGTAATTCTCTACTTTGTCCATAGGAATATTCAATAATAGGAGTTTTCTTTTTACCTCGTCGAATCGGATAACCCACGAATCTATTATCTTCGGTTTCTCTTCCATATTGCCATGCCTTCTTTCTTCCTCTTGCTTCTCCGACTTTTTTGTAATCTCCAGTCATTACATAATACGTTACTCCTTTAGTCATCCCGCCATGATGTTCTAATTCTACACAACTTTTGAATATTTCTTTGACATTGAATTGCCTACCTATAAATCTACCATTATACCAAGATGTTGGTAAAGTAGATTTAATAATTTCTATTCTGCACATAGGCTTGTTTCCTTTTTAGATAATGTTAAAAGGTTAATACAACTAAAATAGACAGCGAGAAGACGATCCGGCGAAGCACCTGAGCCAGTGCTGCTGACATCTCAAATCGAGTTGAAGCGCGCAGTGCCGACGACACGAGGCGACAGAAGTAATGAAAGAGTTCATGATACGATGAGTTGGATGCGGGCAGGCTGAGCCGAAGGAGCAGCCGGACCTCAGACAGCTCATCGTGAAATGAACGATTTTCATTACTTCAAGACGAGTGCAGGTCGGAAAATCTTCAGCGAAGGATGACGCTGAAACACCTGAGCCCCTGACCGCATGGTCGAGGGGCCGAAGGCTTGTCTCATCTCCAGGCGCCCGCGAAGCGTGGCGAATATGGAGATGAGATGTTTTGAGGAATCCTGAAGCAATCGCGGGCTGGTGGCGCATAGCGGGAAGGGCTCGGGTCCGGCGCCTAGCGCCGGATAAGAGCCCTGAAGCTCAATTGCGCCATCCAGAACGCGGTGGTGAAGATTTTAACGAGCACTTCGAATCGATCGATGTCAGCTGCTCTGGCGGTGGTGCTGGAGCCGTGTGAGGTGACGAGTGTGTTTTCTTTCGTCATTGATTGGCGAATCACCAACCTGGCAATAAACTTGTATTAACCTCTTAACAAATTTGATAAAGTACAACTAAAAATGAATACGAGGGCGGGCTAGATTCTCCAGGAGGAGTAGCTGCAGTGCAGCATCAATCCGCCGACGCGGGGTCTGCACGTCGGGAAAACAGACCAGTTTTACTGGTCTGATGAACCGACTGCACGACGCCGCGCTGGCGGAATTGATGCGAAACGCAGCGGAGCCTCCAGGAGAATAGGGCACGACGAGTTGTAATATTATTATCATCGATCGCCGAAACAGCGATCAAAAATGCTTGTACTTTAGTTTGATGTTTCCACATTCAAAAAATAGTAACCGTTTTCCATTTTATCGCTTATCATTTCAGAAGCTAAACCAACTCCTGAACATGAGATGGTTCGAGATTCGGTATCAACAACAAACCTGATGCCTCGAAATGAAAAGTGTAAAAATTTATCAAGTTTGTCAGCCGCTTCCGCAGGAGTATTTTCTGTTTGTTTTGCAAAAGCAGCTTGCTTTTTTCTATCGATTATTTCGACATCTTTAGGTGTAAGAGCCACAATACATCCATCTGCATTTTTAGGTTCTCCCATATAATCATTACCTTCAAGTATGAATTTTTTAACATCTACACCTTCATTAAACGCGACAACCGCGTGAAATGTAATTTTTGCGTTTACTTTTGTGCTTTTTTTTCTCTTCGGTTTTTCAAGCAATTATTCCTCCTTGGTAAAAAAATATGAAAGGGGAGATTTTAATCTCCCCTCTCTGTTTGCAATATAACTTGATTGAACGTGATGATCTGCTACGGGCGAGCGACGGACCAGTATCCTTCCTAAGGATACCTGGTCCCGAGCGAGCCCGTTGCCAGATCAGAGCGGCTTCCTGCCCAATTGGGCAGGAATGGGCTTGTTTTGTGCTATTAGCACATACCAGGCGAAACACCTGGCGCCCTACTAAGCTTATATTGCAATTTTTTTATATGAAATTAATACAACTAAATTCGATATTTTCTAGGGGTCATCAGGAGACTGTAGGGACCAAAAAGTCTGGTGCGCAATGCGGGCAGCAGAATTCTGACAGTCGTCACGTTCAGATTTCTCGTAGAGACATCGGAACGTGACAATCGTCAGAATTATGCTGACGACATGGAGCACCAGACTGTTGGTCCGGGAAGGATCCTGATGACTGGGAGAAAATCCCATAGTTACTCTATAATGCTGTCGAAACAACAACGTAAAAAATCTTGTATTAATTTCTAACAAATTTGCATAACTAAATTGAGCGGTAACTTCGATATGGAGAAAAAGGCTGGATATTTTACAAATTTCGCAAGGAACCGAATTGAACGGCTTGACGGACGAAATTTGCCAGCTGGGTGGACCTGAGATCCGTTGAGTCGTGCCCATGAGGTGGGGAGCAAAAGGCCGAAGGCCTTGTGAGCCACCTTGATGGGCAAAGACTCAGAGGATCGGTGGTCCAAGAAGCTGGTAAATTTTGTCGACTAGCCGTTTCAGATTCCGAGAAATTTGTAAAATTGATGCCGGTTGGTCTTCTTACGCTGCGAGCGCAGTCCGAGGGCTTTTACAATTTCTTCTTCAGGCTGAACCTGAAGAAAAATTGTAAAAACGTAGGACAAGCGAGGGACGTAAGAAGATCAATTTTCGACATATCGAAAAGGACCGGGACATAGCCTTCGAGGATGAATCAACGCAAATTTTCGAGTACGAACGTTCAAGCGACGTTCCAGACAAAGCTCGAGAAGACCACTTCTCGAGCTCTGTCTGGAAAAGGAACTGAACGTCCGTGCGAAGTAAATTTGAATTGATTTATCCGGGTAAGAAGGCGTTCATTTATAACACTTATTCCTGAACGAAACATTCAGGTCGAGATCGGGGACCTCGAAAAAACTTATGCAAATTGTTTTAAACACAACGTTTGCGCTATGCTGACGTGCCGGTTCCTCCGGCATGTGGCTTTAGCCCTTGCAGCATGGCGCTGTTAGGTGCTGTAAAATTTGTTTCCATTATTTGTTTTTGCGCCTCTTCATTAATTTTTCTTTTTCGGCTGACGTGAGCGAACCCAGGTCGAGAGAGCCGCCAATCTCGGTGGGCAGTTTCAGCCCAGCGGCTGACGTGAGCGAACGCAGGTCGAGAGAGCCGCACTTTGTGGGCAGTTTCAGCCCAGCGGCTGACGTGAGCGAACCCAGGTCGAGATAGCCGTCAATCTCGGTGGGCAGTTTCAGCCCAGCGGCTGACGTGAGCGAACCCAGGTAGAGAGAGCCGCCAATCTCGGTGGGCAGTTTCAGCCCAGCGGCTGACGTGAGCGAACCCAGGTCGAGAGAGCCGCCAATCTCGGTGGGCAGTTTCAGCCCAGCGGCTGACGTGAGCGAACCCAGGTAGAGAGAGCCGCACTTTGTGGGCAGTTTCAACCCAGCGGCTGACGTGAGCGAACGCAGGTCGAGAGAGCCGCACTTTGTGGGCAGTTTCAGCCCAGCGGCTGACGTGAGCGAACCCAGGTCGAGAGAGCCGCTATATATTCCATTTTTGCACGTCTCGCCCATTGCCCAATTGAAAAACTCAACGAACGACGGATAATGATTTTTCAACCGCTCGTTACATTCCTGCTCAGTTATTTTATCAGTAGGGGCAACGCGGCAGACTATTTGTCCGCTCGGTAAATAGTGCCCTTCGCGCCATAGCTTTTCGTTCAACTCCAATTTCGCTTGCGTCTCGCTGTGCGATTCTAAATTAAAAACCGCGACGTCCCCATTATCGGGGCGATGAAAAAAACTGATGAATTGGCACATTGTATTTCCTTTCTTGTTTTAGGCGCAAAAACCTATTTATATTGCCTTGACAAATTTTATTGCATCCCAACTGAGATTTGATTCGTGATGGTTGCGCGAGTGGAGGTTGGTATAAAATACAACGTCTGCGTCGGTCGCAGAAGCGTTGTATTTTAGACCTACCGACTCGAGCCAACTATCGCGACCATTAACAATATAACAGCTCGGTCGAAACAACCGAATGAAACTTGTGTTTATTTTTCTTTCGGAACACCCTCTCCGAGCATTGTGTCGGCGGCTTTTTTGCCAAGGTTTTCCGGAATTATTGATTCTCCCTCAGGCCGCTCTACCACGTCTCCGGCAATATCCCCTTCGTCGGCATCAGGAGGAAACTGAACTGCGATATCTCTTTGCTCGTCGATATTTACTGGAACAGCCCCTTCAACATCAATAGCTTCTTCCATAGCGGATTTTGAAGCCTCAAGAAGTTTTGCACTTGCGTCTCCGAGTAAAGATACTGCGCCGGCTTCTCCTATCATTCTGGACTGTTTTGCTTTCGATGCTAATCCTCTTTTTATCGGTTCCATTACAGAATCGATAAACTCTGGAGTCGGCATTATATCCGTAATGAACACATCACGGCCGCCTGACTTTACCTTACGATGAATGAGGAATAGTTTTGCTCCAAACATCCCATCATAAGGAAGAGGTTTTCCCGCTTCAATTTGTTTTACCATGTGGGCTGCTCTTAGCAGCATTGTAAGATCTATAAATGCGGATTCGAATCCGACTATTGTGTTAATGCTACGAGTTTCAAATCTGTAAGGATTAGGAGCTAAATCAATAACAGGAAAGCATTTTAGCAATCCCATTTGTTTGCATTTTCCTGCTTTAAAATCAGGACATTCATGAAACAGACATCCGCTTTCGGGAAATCTTATTTCCCATTTGCGGTCTGTTGCCCCAACAATAAGTTGTTTTGCTTCGGTGCCTTTTCCGTGAGACTTGCACAGCAGGCCTTCACTAGAAGAATATTTTGCCAAATAACTTTCCCACATATCAGGAACTTCTTTGGCAAGACAGCATACCTCAACTCTTCTTGGTTGAGGACTTTTATTATTTGCTGATTCCAGCATTTTTTGAATAGGTTCATTTAAAACCCATTCTTTTACTGCTACAATTTTCTGTTCTCTCCCGATGCGTTGCGTCTTTACTATTTCTTTAAGCATTCTATAAAATCCACAAGCGACTGGAGAATTAACAGTATTTGGCGGTTCAAGAGGCCCGTATCCAGTGGATATTTTTCCACGATATTTTGTTACCTTGGTGGGCTCTCCATTTTCATCATGAGTCATTCCTACTATCAAGAGCACCTCCTGTAAAAAATAAATCTGTTAATTAAAACGCCCTTGCGTCAACACAAGGGCGTTCCCTTTTTGTGTTGATTAAAAATCTTCTACATCAGGAACATGAGGAACCGCACTCGCATCTTCTCCAATTCCAACATCTCCGTGATCTACTGCTCCAGCGAATGATGGAGCATCGGAGGTATCAGAAGCCGGCGGCGGCACGCTTGGTCCTGGCAACACGAAGGTTTCGCTTTTATCGCCTTTTCTTGCCTGGACAATATTTTTAACCGTAAGGCGCGGTTTGCCGTCTCTGCCGAGAACTTCATCTACTATTGCCATTATTTGTTCCTTCATCTTGTGATCTTTCACAAGTTTGAAAGAACCATCGCGCTGTTCTTCGAAATCAGCCTGAAGATACTCGTGTATCCATTCAGGAGTTATAGAAATGCTCTTTGCTCCGGTTAATGCATAAAGGCGCGGTTTTGTAAACCTCATTATTTTATCAATTGCTTCTTGTGATGGCGGTTTTCCATCCGCAGTGGGACCTGGAGAAAGAACGATATTCATGAAAATACCGGATCCTTGTGGAACGCGCGGCGTTCCATCTACGACTTTTAAATTAATGGTAAGATTAAGACTTTTCTTTTCAGCTGATATGAAAATATCAGGAAACTGTTTTGCATCTTCGCCTTTTTTACGATAGGCAAAAGTGGTGATTTCGCACAGGTAGTTTCCGGGTGCCGATATAGGAATCGCCTTTAATTCAATAGGCGCCCTATCAACAGAATTTTGTACCGCTTGTTTTTGCTCTTCGCTCTGAGCTGAAAAAAAGCGACTTAGTGCATCTCCCATTTAATCCTCCAATTCAGGTTAAAAGTACCATAATTGTTATTACAAAAAACTTAAGCTAATAACTTATTAAAAAGGCAATTCATCATCCTCAGTTACATAGGTTCTTTGAACGGTATTAGTCCCTATTGGATCAAATTGAGTCAGGAACTTTTCGACATCGATTTCAGGTCCTTTTATTTTTTCCCAATCGGTGTCTATAACGTCTATTGGGTCTCTGCGTCCCCAAAACTCATATTCTATCCTTATTGGATCTATTTCAATTCCAAACGGTTCAGGATCGAATAATTTAAATTTGTCAAGAACCCATTGAGGAACATACTCTTTTTTATGAGCATTTATCACATCATCATCAGTTGCTAAAAGAATGGCGACCATTTCCCTTTCAAGCCAATCTCCTTTTTTTAATACATCTATTCTGAATACAGAATGAACCTGGAGATATTGCTTTAATCCTGGGGAAAGGCTGATTATTTCCTGTAACATTTTTTGACGATATGAATTTCTTTTTGTCACCTCAAATAAAAATGCAGTATATTGCTGAGCAGTGTTTTCAATTCTTTCGCAAAAACCGCAATTTATATAAAAATTACATAATTGTTGAAGCTCGTTGTTTTTCCAATCATTCCAATTTATATACTCTTTTTTTTCCAAATTTTTAACTAGCTCCGAAAGCCTTCCGCGCCTCTTGATTGATTTTAGCATTAGATTGAGCCGCTGAATATTCGAGAATATTAGATGTCTGTGCATTGTCTCCAAGCTCCAATCTTTTTGTCAACCAGTTATTGAATTGGATTGTTTTTCTATACGTTCCTTTTTTTGTTCTTGAAAAACAATTTCTTGAAGTCAACAGCCCTATTAATTTGGGAAGTGCTTCAAATATTTTTAACCCCGTACTGGTGCTTTGATCTGTTTTTGCATCAGGTATTGAGACGAGCCGTGTTTGCACTCTTTCAAGATAATCATAAAATACCTGTTGAATATGTTTATCTGTAAATTCCTCTTCGTGGACAAGTTCTTCAACGTCGATATATTTACAGATATTCTCCATGAAAGACATATCTCCAAGTTTTTCCTTCTTGTATTTCATTTTAGAATAATCATCCAATCGCATGTTTTTGTGGCAATATAGATAATTAAGAAACTCTACAATGAAATCGATATGTTCTTTCTTTACAAATATTTTATTCCAATCATCATCAGGAATTGAATAAACCATAGACGCCACTGATACTGAAAGGCGCACAAGTTTGGCTCTCATTTCTTGATTTACAAGTTGTGTGGATGAATGATATCTTTGCATCATTTCAATTTGGGCTTCATTGATTTTTTCTTCAAAACCCTCTTCGAAAATAATGTCTTCCGGCTTTCTTGAATAAACCCACCGTATCAATGTTTGGCACTGAAACTCGGTGAACTCGGTGGCTATTGCTTCATAAGATGCCGAAAATTCTTTTACATCAACATCATCTTCCCTTACCACAAACCCAATATCGAATCTTGCAAGTATTTCATCCTTGAAACACAAATCCTTAAGGAACTGTATTCCATATGTCGGACTTTTAACATCCTCGGATTTCCATGTTCTTTTGTTTGACAACATGATTTTACGAGTTCTTGCAACCATTCGTCCTGAAACAATACCATCGATTGACGCTATTCCGTCTGATCGGCATCCGGTAAGGTCTGTTAATGTTGATTCGGTTATATTGCTAAGTTCGTCTATTATTACAAGCCCGCCATCATTCATGGGTATTTTTCCCCATGAAATTCCATTTTTATTATTGAATGAAGTCATGCCGCCAAGCAACCCGGACCTCGTTACCGCGCTGGAACCAATGATGAAATCTCCAATTTTATAATGATTATGAAGAAATCTTGACACCATTGTTTTACATGTGCGGGTATCTCCGGCTATGATGGATTCAAGCCATCCTCTAGTTATTGCCGGCAATAATTTTTTGTTGTGAATTTCCAATGGGGAGAAAAAAGTGAGATCGTTTATAAGGAAAAGCTCACGTCTTCCACTTACACCTGCCGCATTGGCAAAAATATCATGTCGTCTTTTGATATGTTCTTTAAGTGTTTCATTTGCTTTAGGCCTGAAAACCTGAAGAATTTCATGAGTAGCTTCGTCCATTTTAAAAGTTTCAATGCATGTGGCTATAGGTTCAGCCTTGTAAATAAATAAAACAGCTTCCTGCCCATCCCACGCCTGAGTTTGAAATGCTTCAAATTTATAAGACCTATTCGGGTAGATATCATCTTCTCCGTCCATATAAGCTTCGATATCTATCTGCGCCCCGCCTGTGTTTACAGACTTCTGAGATTCTCCATATTCATTAACATCCTTGGATAGCCGCACATGGAGAAGTTTTCCGGGAGGAACCGAACCTTCTCCTATTACAACGGAATTACATCTTGAATTTATTCCGCATAAATCCATCTGTTGTTGTACTTTTTGTTTATGCGTCACTTCTATTAATCCAAGAATGTCATGTTCCGTTATTTTGATATAACTTCTGTCATTCGTATATTCTTTAGGAATTTCTCTTACAAAATTAAATGTAAGAGAATGTTCTGTTTCAAAATTTGGCAATGTCGGTAACATGCAATTAGCGCACATTCCCATCTTTTTCTTTTCCATACTGCATCCCATATGAAGGCATTCTACTACCACTTGTTTGGGATACAATAATGCATTACAGTTAAAATCACTTACAGACGCTATAAGTTCAACAGCCCTTGTTCCTCCATTAGAGAAATATTTTGGCATTCTGCATTCCTGTATAGTAACTTTAAAAATTTCTTTTTTAGTCCTGTCCAAATTTTGAGTATAAACCATTAATGATTCGACAAGTTTTTCAAACCTTAATTTTGCCGTATCATTAAAACCGTTCTTTTTCATATAATCAGTAAAATCTTTTTCAATCCTTTTAATTTTTTTCTTATCACCGACAGTGATTTCTTTTACCAAGTTAGGATCTAACCCATATGGGTTAGTCTCTGACTTATCCAGATTGACGATTTTGATTTGCTTTGCGTACGGATAGAGGGACTTGGCGAGTTTGCCGGCGGCGATGATTCCCGCCTCATCTGAATCGAGGCAGATGACAATTTCCTTTCCCATGAATATCTGCCGTGCGCGCTCCTGCCCGAAGACCCTGTCGACATCTGTTATTGCTTCAGAACCGAACGTGACACCGTTGATGCCGAAAGCGTTGGCGCAATAGGTATCCGGCTCTCCGCCGAAGAAATAGATAACCTGATGTGTAAAATTGTTGATTGGAACCGGGCCGTTTTGATAACCCTTATAGGGATAACTCCATTTGTAATCGGGATTTCCGCGCGGATCGTACGCCTTGATGTTGATGCAGTCACCTTCCGCATTAATGACGGGGAAGATGAACTTGCCGCGGTCATTGACGCCAAGGCGGTATTTCTTTATTTCTTCAGGAGTGATTTTTCTTGTTTCGTACAGATAGGCCAGATCGACAGGACTGTTGAGAAGTTTTTCGACATATCCATCGATTTCCGCTTTCGGAATTGTTATCGCTTGTTTTGCGAATTCAAGAAGTTCGCCTGATAGTATGTGTCTTTTTCCCGTGCTTTTAAATCTTTCGTTTTGCAGCATTTCGCTAAGCGTGCGAAGTTCCTGGCAGTTTTTCTCGTAATCAGGATCAGTTGTTGATGTTGAGAATTTTATCGATGCGCTCGCCGCGATTCCTAGGAAGTCGATAACCCAATCGGTATAACTGTCGCAATTTGGTCCTTTAATATTTTCTGTCCAGTAGCTTTGAAGATTTCCTTTTATTCCGCACGCAAAGCAGTGCCACTTCCCCGTCCTGTTGTCCACCGATAGCGATGGATGAGTATCAACGCCTTTACCATGGGCCTCTCCATTCCAGCAATGGAAATTGCCGTTGGCACCCTTCTTCCACCCCAGCTTTTCATAAAGCTGATGATAATGATTCTCCGATAATATTTCCACTGTTGCGAACAATGCCTTTAAATCATCTTTTTTAATTTTATATTTATCTCCCATAATACCTCCTAATAAATAAAAAGACCTTCAGAAATGATCTAAAGGTCTTTATGATTTTGCTGGTGCGGGATTTTGTGGTGGAATTTGCGGGCCGACGCCTGATAAAAGATCTTGTTCTTCTGGTTGTTGGTTTTGTGCAGGATGGTCTGTTTCTTCTGCTCTTATTGTCACCCTTCCATTACTCATTGGGGCTACTTCGATATTTCCATTTCTTTTAGGGATTACTGTTATTACTGATACAAATCTGTCTTTAATTTTAATTGCTATCTCCGCATTGTTTGAAAAGCCCTCTGACTGATGAATTTGATACTCAATTCCATTTGACAACTTGCCTGAAAAAACTATTGTTTCTGCCATGAGGTTATCTCCTTTCTTAAACGAATATACAATTCAAAACAATGACTGTCTATAAAAAAGAAGTTAATAATTCATTTAATTTTTTGCATAACAATTGGTGGTATATTGATTAAAATATACCACCACAAATTGTATTTTTAGTTAAACGCTTTTTTTTGTTTTTTCATTTTTTTTTCTTTCTTTTTCTTTTTCATCATTAAACTCCCTTATCCATTTATTTACCGCCTTTATCACCGTCTTGTCAACTTTCCATAGACGGCCAAGAAATACACAGCAGGAAACTCCTTCAGGTATTCCGTGAATATTTCTATGTATTCTTTTCCATTCTTCAAATTTTATGGTGGCTCTTCTATAAGAACACCATCTCAATGCCTCTTTATTCGTTGAACATAATCTTGTCAAAAACCACCTCCAGCCCGAATGGAATTACAAACAACTCCGCCGCGCAAGGCGCCCATAACACATTTTCGTCCATAAGCTGGGCATTCCTTGCATTGAGGAATTTGATTAATTTTTATTGATTCTTGTATTTTTTCCATTGCTTCTTTTCTATTAACTCCGTCAAAAATGTTTATAATCATTGGGTTGTTTAATTTTTTTTCAAATTCTTCTTTTATGCATTTCATCATATAAATAAATTTAGCCCAGTCGTTTTCACTCATTGTTAAAGCTGGGGTCAACGAGACAGTCGGAACAGACATGTTTTTTATAATAGCAGCTAATTCTATTGCTTCTTTTTTTAATTCCGTATTGACCATAGTTTCTCCTGTTTATTTAATGTTTTTATTCTTCACTATCTCCTAATATTTGTCCGCCCCCAGTTTCCCCTTCTGCGTCCATTCCAAAAAGAGTTTCTGATAATTTTGCTATTAAACTTTTTACTATTTTTGTTGGAATATTGGGATTTTTTCCATCATGCATTCCATCAGGAATTTTATATAAACTATCAACAGGGGATATGTTCATTTTATAAGCAACACACAAAACAGTAAAGCGTTCCAAATCGTGCGTATTAAAGCATGAATGTGCTGCTAAAATGTGTATTATTTCTGCAGATTTTTCTTTTACATAATCGTAATAATCAATAAATTTTTTAAATTTTTCGTTGTTTGGATTTTCTATTTTTCCCAATTCTTTTATTATTAATTCAGTCGCAGTTTGATATTCATCAATCTGCGCCATTTTCTTTCGATGAGATTCAGGAAAAATGGAAGGATCGATTTTATATTTTTCGATAATCGGAATATGAATATTAAGAAGATTTCTTCCTGTTTGTGTGGCTTTAATCATATTTTCCATCATGTCCTTATAAAACCCGTATTCCGCATATCCTATTTTTCTTTTTAATGATTTATTTATGCATATTACCATTATACAATCCAGTTTAAAACCATCATTCGAAAGAACGCTTTGATCGTATTTTTCAAAAAAATTAATTCCATAATCTCCTTCAGCCTGGTGTATGCTTTGTTTTACGGATTTTTTATCAAGCCCTAAAGAATCAGACATTTTATAAAGATCTAATAGAAAATTTTTTACAGAATAATAATAATGTTTTCCTTCTTTTTTAATATCACTTTCTGTTATTAAAAATCTTTTCTTTTTTCTTGTAAAAAAAGATAATAAATGCATGGTATTTTCCCTTCAGTTTAGGTGTCGAAATTTAATTAAAAATAACACTTTTTATGTTACAAAAAAGATAGGTTTCATCGCTTTTTTGTAAAAAAATAAAATTTTATTAATCGATTAAATTAAGAAACGCTCTAGTGAAAACTATCATTTCCGTAATTAAGAAATCAAATTACAAAAATGATAGATTTTGCAAAAGCATTTTTTAATTTAAACGTTTAAAAATACTTTTTGGAAAAATAAAAAAACCATAAAACCTAACATTTTCGTAATTAATATTATTTATTAATAGAATTTTATATCTTATGTTGTATCAAATAATTACAAATTGGCTTAATTTTTGCTTCGTATATACGTGAAAAATATATACATAACCTGTTAAAAAATCAACATGTTATATATATACATTTTCACGTATATGTGTGTGTTTTTCTCTTTTGAGTCTTATCTTATTTTTTAAAATATTTTTTTTAAAAGTTCCCTTCGTTTTTTATGTATGAAGTTTCAGAATATTCATTTGTTTTTTTTATTCAAACCCCAAAAGAGAAAACCTGAATTTTTAATAATTTTAATTTAACGTTTAAGTTACCATAAGACACAAATTAAAATCAATGCTATCACGCGTCCTCCAATCTTGAAGCAGGAGCCGCTAGGAAGGCCTCCAGCAGCTCCAGGTGATATTACTCGATCAGGAACCCGCTCCAACATCAACGGCTTCCTGTACCTTCAATTCGGGCTGTCCGTCAACGTTCGTAATGCTGTGGATTTCCTCGGATCCTTCCGGATTGATATCCACACCTTCACCTGGCTTCAGGACAATCAGGTCGTCCACAAACCTGATTCCAGTGTTTTTTCTGAAACCGGTGGCTTCAACAATGATTACAGGCTCGGGCTTATTGTCCATCGGTTCCCACGACCCCGAGGTGGGAATTTCCGACGCTGTTGATGTGCAAATTCGAAGCAAAATGTTGTTGGTCTTGTGCCGGCACGGTTGTTCAAGCACGACGAACTCGTGTTTGGTTTTTTTAACGACAATTTTCTTTGGCTCCGCCTTGATAACCCTGCCACCAACCACCTTAGCGGGGTTGGATTTATTTAGACCAACTTTCCGGCAAACTGAGCCGGCGTCATCGATCCCTAAAAGTAAGACCTTCCCAAATTTATCGTCATTACTCATCGTTAGCCCTGGAGTGATTTTTCCATGGCAATACTCGAATGTCTTCATGATGTTGGATCCTTCTGTTAAAGTTGACTAAAAATGATGTTGTGGACTTTTAAAACGCTTCAGCATACCTCCTTTATGCTGGATGAAAAATTAAATTTTATTTTAAAGTTTTCTTCCAATATTGTTATGTCATATTTTTGCGAATAATATCATGAATTATTCAGGTTGTAATAGAAGATGTTTTAATGCTATATTATATAAGAGATATTCTAGCTATAAGGTAAAAAGGCATGCCAACAGAAACCTCCCAAAAAACCCTGGAACAACTCTTGCAAATGCAGCAGGACGCCAGGAATAATCTCATTATTAATACCACTGTAAAAGACACAGTTGGACAGATTCTTAATTCTGTCGAGAATGATGACGTAAAACTTAACATTAACAACTTAAGGGTTGTTGAAAAATATGATAATAAAAATATTGCTCAGCAGAAAGAAGTAAGAAACAAAGGACAATCGTGGTCAAATGATCTCCGAGGCGATATTCAATTAATAGATAAAAAGACGAATAAGGTGGTAGATTCAGTAAAAAATATGAAGGTTGCCGATATACCTAAAATTACCGATCGTGGAACGTTTCTTATAGGCGGTATAGAATATCAATTTACGAAACAGGCACGATTAAAACCGGGAGTTTACACAAATAGAAAAAGAAACGGGGAAATAAATTCCTTTTTCAATGTCGATAAAACTGTTGATTTTGAAAGAGGATTTAATAATAATTTTAAACTGGGCTTTGACCCTGAAAAAAAAGTATTCATGATGACATACGGAACTAAAAATGTTCCGCTGATAAATGCATTAAGAACTGTCGGCGTCACGAATAAGGAACTTGAAGATACATGGGGAAAAGATGTTTTCAGCGCAAATTCAAACGCATATGATAAATATCAGGATATAAATCAAAACAAATTGTATGAAGCTGTATTTGGAAAACACCCACCCAGAGAACTTAACCATCTTGACGTTTCGAAACAAATTAAGGAAAGATTATTTGCCACAGAACTTGATCCGAAAGTAACAACAGTAACCCTTGGGAAGCCGTATAAAGAAGTTAATAAAGACGCCATTCTCGACGCTTCTAAAAAAATACTTGATATAAACAGGGGCGTTGTTGAAAGCGATGACCGGGAGGCACTGATATTTAAATCGTTCCATGATGTCGAAGACCATATAAGAGAAAAGCTTATTAAGGGTTCTGATAAAATTATAAATAATATTAAATATAAGCTTGGGAAAAACAGGACGATCAACAAGTCGTTAAGTCCGCAGATGTTTAATTCTTTTACTATTGGGACAATAACAAATAGTAGTTTGTCAAACCCCCCATCCCAAACAAACCCTCTTTCGATAATAGGTGAGAGTTCAAAATTCAGCATTATGGGAGAAGGTGGAATTGGATCAATGAACGCGGTTACGAATGAGGCCCGGCAGATATCCAACAGCCAAATGGGATTTATTGATCCTCTTCATACACCAGAAGGCCCGGGCATAGGCGTGGCGGTTCATACAACGCTTAATACGGTTAAGGTGGGTAATGACATTTATTCAAAATTTTTAGATCCTCACGGAAAAAAGGTAATGCTTTCACCCCTTGATGTCTATAATAAAAATCTTGCATTTCCTGATCAATTTACTTTAAAAAATGGAAAACCGATCGCATTATCAGATACGGTAAAAGTTATTAACGCTGGAAAAATGACAGAAGTCCATAAAGACAAAGTTGATTTTATAGTTCCAAGCGCCATGGGAATGTTTGACACTTCCGCCAATTCAATTCCATTTTTAGATTCTATACAACCTAATCGTGGCCTTACAGCTTCTAAAATGCAAGAGCAGGCGCTATCATTAAAGCATCGCGATAAGCCATTATTTAAAATACTAAACGACAAGGGAACTCCATTTTCAGAAACACTTGCCGATGTTATGGCGTTACCAAAATCCCCTGTTGATGGAAAAATTAAAAAAATAGCTCGTGATCATATTATCGTTAAAGACAAGCGTGGAGACGATCACAAAATTCATCTTTATAATAATTTTTCCCTTAATACTGAAAGTTTTTTTCATAATGAACCGGTTGTAAAAGAGGGAGATTCCGTAAAAGAAGGAGATCGACTTGCGGACAATAATTTTACAAAAGATGGACAGTTAGCTCTTGGGGCAAACCTTCGAGTAGCGTATATTCCGTACAGAGGATATAATTACGAAGACTCTGCCATAATGTCTGAGTCAGCTGCTAAAAAACTAACCTCTCAGCATATTTATGATTTGAAAACAAAACGCACGGCAAAAGGCGTATTTTCTGCAAATAAATTCAAAGCTTATTATCCAGAAGAATTGACAGCAAATAATATTAAAAAACTGGATAAGGATGGTATTATTATTCCCGGCCAAACAGTTGAACACGGCGATATTGTAATAGCACATCTTGAGAAAAAAGTTCCGACAGCCGATGATCTTGCAATAGGGCGACTTGATAAACAACTTAAGCGTGATATGGCTGATCATTCAGTTCGATGGGAAAACAATCATGTCGGCGTTGTAACTGATGTAAAAAAACAGGGAAACAGCGTTATAGTAAATATCAAAACAGAAGAACCTCTTAAGGTGGCTGATAAAATTTCTGGACTTCACGGAAATAAACATATCATATCGAAAATAGTTCCTGATGATCAAATGCCGTTTGATCCTAAAACAGGAAAACACATCGAACTTACAATGAGCCCTATCGGAGTATCTGGAAGAATAAACACTTCGCAATTACTTGAAAGCGCAATAGGAAAAATTGCTGAAAAAACCGGGGAACAATATCCTATAAGAAATTTTTCCCCTGTAGATAATTCTCGAAAAATTCTTGAAGATTTGAAAAGTGTTGGCTTGTCTGATAAAGACATTCTTGTTGATCCTGTTACAAAAAAACCTTATAAAAATCCTATAGCCACTGGCGTCGCCCATATACTTAAATTAGAACATAAAGTCGACCATAAATTCTCCGCAAGATATAAAGACGGGTATGATTCGAATGAACAACCTGTAACTGGAGGAGAAACCGGAGCAAAAAATTTAGGAAGACTTGAAATAGGAGCGCTTCTTGCAAGAGGCGCCAATGAAAATTTAAAAGAAATGTATACTATTAAAGGCCAGCGAAATGATGAATATTGGAAAGCGATGGAAACCGGGCAGTCTCTTCCTCCTCCTAAAAATGCTTTTGTTTGGGATAAAATGCTTGCTATGATGCATGGTTCCGGAATAAATGTTCAACAAAAGGGAAAAACATTTACTCTTAAACCAATGACAGATGCAGAAATTATAGAAAAATCAAAAGGAGAGCTTTTAAGCCCTACTGACACTTATAGGTTTAAAGATATGGCCCCGATGAAGGAAGGACTTTTTGATCCAGTAAAGGCTGGAGGAATATTTGGAGAAGATTATACTCATTTTAAACTTCCGGAAAAAACACTTAATCCGATAGCGGCAACCGCAGCGGCAACTCTTATTGATCTGCCATTAAAAAGATTAGAAAACATTGTAATAGGAAAACAATTTGTAGATAAAACAACCGGGCAAATAGTGGCTCCTGGAACCCCGAATTCTGTATCAGGTGGTCCAGCGCTTGAAATTCTTTTAAACTCAATTAAACCTAAAGAGGATTTAAAGCAAGCTATAGAAATGCTTGATAAGGCAAAAAATCCCACCGAAATTAACAGGCTTAATAAAAAAATAAAATATCTTAAAGCTTTGGAAAAAAATAAGATGAAACCGACGGATTATTTAATACAAAATGTTTTAGTCATTCCGTCAAAATATCGTCCTGTTTTTACAATGGGCGCAAATGATACCGTGATAACTTCCGATGTAAATGACCTGTATCAGCAAACAGCTCATACAGCAAATGCTTTAAAAGAACTGAATGCTCAAATTAGTTCAGTCGTCAAGGATGAGGATGTAAAAAATCTTCAACTTGCCGAAGCGCGTGGTCAGATGTATCAGGATTTAAAAGCTGTTTATGGCCTTCAGGAACCAACGTCATATCTTAACAGGGTTCATAATAAAAAGGGTTTTGTGATGCAGATAGACGGTGGAGAAAAACAAACCAAAGAAGGATATTTTCAAGATAAGGTTGTTTCGAGAAAACAGGATATTGTAGGAAGGTCAACCATTATTTTAAATCCTAATCTTGGTGGAGATGAAATTGGAATACCGAAAGAAATGGCTACAAAAATATTCCAACCCTTCATCATGAAGAAAATGGTATCATGGGGGTATTCTCCTCTTGAGGCCCAAAAACATATCACTGACGAAACGCCAATATTTGATAGAGCAAGACAAGTAGTTACGGATGAAAAACTTGTGATAGCTAATAGGGCTCCTTCTCTTCATCGTTGGAACATGACCGCATTTAAACCAAGATTGGTTGAAGGAAAATCAATCGAAGTTCCAACGGTTGTTGTTCAGAGAAACTTTGGAGGCGATTTTGATGGAGATACATTTCAGATTCATGTTCCTATTTCTCCAAAAGCCCAGGCAGAAGCGGAAAGAATGAAACCTTCTGCCAGTATGTTAAAAGTAGGATATGATGAAGTTCTTAACAGGCCATTAAAGGATGTCATTACCGGGGCCTGGCTGGTATCAAAAGGAAAAGGCGGAATAGATACCGGATTAAAATTTGATAATCTTAAAGACGCGCAGCAGGCATATAAACAAAATAAATTTGATCATGGCGATAGCGTCCAAATAGGTAAAATAAAAGCTCCTTATGGAATGCATGAAATAAACAGTGTTGTTCCTGAAGGTGATAAAAAATGGGATATTGAACTTAATGACAAAAATACCCAAGGTTGGATAAGAGATATTACAAAAAAACATAATGGAAAATTAGGGCTTGCATTAGCAGATAAAATAAAAGAAGTTGGAAATAATTATGCCACTGATTTTGGATTTACTCTTGGCGTTTCAGATACGGTTTCTCATAATGATTTAAGAAACGAATTATTAAGAGAAGCTAATAAAAAAATAGATAAAAAAAATCCGATTACTATATTAAAAGCGTATTCTGATATATTGCAAAAAGGTCATGCAGAATTGGCGAAAAATCTTGGCGAACACACAATGGTTGGAATAGGAATAAAATCAGGAGGCGGAAGAGATATAAGCAATACAGCAGCTATTAATTTCATGCCTGGAATAGTGACAGATGCTAATGAAGTTCCTATTCTTATGCCGATAACAAAATCGTATTCTGAAGGATTAGATACAGTTGGGTATTGGGCAGCTTCTCATGGTGCTCGTGGTGGTAATATAAAAAAATCAATATCATCTTCCTTGCCTGGCTGGATGACAAAAGATCTTATGAGTTCTTTATACGAAACAAGAATAGTTTCCGAAGAACCTGCGGATCAAAAAGGAATTGAATATTCAGTTGAAGATAAAAAAGGAATCATGAATAGATTTCTTGCAAAAGATGTTAAGACAACCGGAGGAAAAATTATAGCAAAAAGAAATGAAGTTGTAAGTTCAGATGTTGTTAATAAATTAAATCAACATAAGATAAAAAGTGTATTTGTTCAATCACCTCTTACCGATCCAACACCTGGAGACGGATTTTCATCTTATTCGTATGGGACAGATTATAACAATAAACTGCATAATATTGGTGATAATATCGGAATTATGTCTGCCCACACTGTAACCGAACCGGCTTTAAACTGGGCCATGAAAGCATTTCATACAGGCGGTGCATTAGAACTTAATAAAAAAACAACAGGAACTGTTTTTGATAAATTATGGAATACTTTAAAATTCACACAACTTCCAAATAAAGCAACTTTGGCGAGCATGCATGGGGTCGTGGATGGAATTAAAAAATCTTCGATTGGTGGTTGGGACGTGATTCTTAATGATGGAAACAAACAGGATGTCAGGTATATAAACGCGAACAACGAACCTGTTGTAAAAAAGGGAGACATTGTAAAACCGGGAGATTTTCTTTCGACAGGAGACCCCTCTCCTCATGATATACTTAAATATAAAGGAATGCCCGAAACACAAAAATTTCTTGTTGATCATATAAATGAAATAGTTGATAAGAAACTGGATAAAAGAGATATTGAAACGATGGTGCGAGGGCTTACAAATACGACCAGAATTCTTGATCCTGGTTCACATCCGAATTTTGTAAAAGGTGATACTGCATCCCTTACAATGATTGAAGATTACAACAACAGGAATAAAAAAGAAGATGATCTTGAAAACACTTTTGGCGATCATCTTGCTCGAAATTATGGACATTTAAAAGAAGGAACTAAAATAGGAAAAAAAGAAATTGAAACAATAGGAAAATTAGGGTTTAATAGAGTGGATATTTACAAAGACAGAATTAAACATGAACCATTTTTAACCCCTACTGGAATTCAAGCAAAAGCAAAAGTGTCAGAAGACTGGATAGCAAGATTGGCACATAATAGATTAGATGCCGTATTAAGAGAAGGGGCAACGCAGGGATGGAAAACCGAAATAACTTCTACATCTCATCCGTTGCCGTCACTTATAACAGGAACATTTTAAACTGGTTTTAAACTAAAACAAAGGTGGTGTTATGGAAGACAAAATTGAATTTCTTTCAAAACTTGCAGCGGAGGTTGAAAAGGATGAATCCGACAAAGGAAAAGATTCCAAGTCTTCGGGAGATAAACCTGACTCTGGAGAAAAAAAGGAATCAAAGAAAAAACCTCCATTTTTTGCTAAAAAAAATGGAGGCGATGCTGGAGATAAAGAAAATAAAGGAGATGGTGGTGAACAACCTCCAGCAGAGGGAAAAGAAGAAAAGGGAGGAAATCCTTTCGCAAAAAATCAGTCAACTGGAGAAGGAGATAATGCTGAAGCAGGAAAAGGAACGCCTGGAGAGGAGCAACAGGAACCTGCTCAAGGCGCAGGGACAAATCAAATTGATCCGGCGGCCATTATCGAGTTCTTTGCCGGAAATCCAACCCCAACAGACGAAATGTTCCATCAATTTGCAGAGTCAAATGGATTCGATGTCCCCGCGGCAGAAGCTGCCGCTTATGTTCTCGCAGGCAAATACATAATGTTACTTAGGGGAGGAAAGTCCGGAACGGCCCAGTTGGATCCAAATTCTGTAGACCCTCAACAACTTCAAATGGGAATTGAAGTCGAGGCAGAACATACTGATGATCCAACAACAAGGAAAAAAATTGCTCTTGATCATCTTACTGAAGATCCAGAATATTACACGAAGCTTCAACAGATGGAAGGAGGGGGAGAGCAAATAGCGGCCGAACCAACAGATCAAGGATCACAGACAGATCAGAAACCACAACCTCAATCTCAGCAGCCCCCACAGTAATATTTAATTTTTTCAATGTGTAAAAAAAGCGCCTATAGAAAAGGCGCTTTTTTTATTTATAAACGTCTCGCAAAAGCACGAAGTAACGCTTCGTTATTTAGGCATCCGCCGTGCTTTGCGTGTTGGTGGATGTGCCTGCCGACTCCTTGTTTTTTTTCAGCGGGCGCATCTTCAAATTCAAGAACTTCGCCGTCGAATATTGCATCTATAACTTGGTGCCAAACCTTTCGATCTTTCAGATAATTAAAATCCTCATCCGACGGCGAACTACCGCAATGGCCCGGGAATATGAATCCGCCGGTTTCGTCAATTTCAATATGATAACTTGGCATACTGTTCCTTTCTTGCGCCCGCCTACAATCTCGCTCTCGGCAGGCATTTACACCAACGTTCAGGCGAACGGCTGTACGTGGCGGTAGCGGGAGACGTAGGATTATCCCTACAACGATCTATTACTACGTCCACATATCGTTGACTTACCGCCATGACAGCCTTTGCCTTGTTGTGTGCTGTACTGTTGGCAAAGCATCGGGAATCGAACCCGCTTCTCTCGGCTTCCAAAGTAGCTAACTTTGGCATGGTTGAGCGAGGTACCATCGGACTACTCGCGAGACGTACCGACATTTATCCTCCCTGCTCCTGCCAACAGTATTGCACACAACTATACGCATTACGGCGTAACTGGCGCATTATGGATTACGCCAGACTTTTTAGGGCCGGTCTTCAGTTTTGACCGCGGTTTCGACTTCGGGCGCGGTTTCGGCTTTGAGCGCGATTTCGACTTATGGCGCGATTTCGACCTTGATTTTGATTTCGATTTTGATCTCTTTCTGCGTGGCGCCGAGTCGTCATCGTCTTCTTCATTACTTTTTTTCCTTGTTCTCATAAAGAAGAAAGTTCCCAACCCTCCTGCAAGAATACCGCCTGCAGCTGACAGACCCATCAATACTTCTTTTCTTAAACCCATCGACACCCTCCTTTTGGTTAAGAATTAAACTAGTGGCTTTATCGCCACATTTGTAATTTCAAAATGGCAGGGGAAAGGACGGGTCTACTGACCCGCCCTTTCAGGGACCTGAGTTACCCTTAACCAAAAGGAGGTTTCAATAACTCAGATCTGCCCTATCCCCCTGAATTGAAATTCAGAATTAAAGATCTTCAATATAGTTATTCCATAATTTACGTCAATATCACTTTGGTCTTTTATGTTGAAAAAGGCAAGTTATAAAGCTATATTTAGAATATGGAATATCAGTTATCAGTAGTGCCCCATATATGCAACGGTGTCATACACAACAAAATAAAAGACACCGAATTATACGAAGTAACTATACACGAGTCTCCATTAGGTCCTCTTGCAAATCCAATTTACGCAACCGCTATTCATCCTTCAGGACTTCAAGGAAATTACAAACAAGGCGATTATGTAAAAACAATGATCCACTTCACATTCAGTGGTTCACAAAACAAAATTATAGGCGTAAAGGATGGATCATCTGTTCATATTCTCGGGCATTATAATGAAAAATCGTATCTGAACAAAAAAGTAGAAAATCCTCTTACAGCTTCCGGAGAAGATAAAACAACATTTTCAAATAAAAACAGCGGAGCAGGAATATCTGCCGGAGATAATGGAGAACTTAAAACAGCATCTTCCGGGTCTGTTCATACGTTGCTTAAAGCTTTTGGATATGGATTAAATGAAGATATCCATCAAGTGTGGGCACAAAATCACAAAAGGGTAATAGGAAATAATTCTCCATTTTATCTTTGCCTTGAACAGTTTGGAATGTACTCTGGCTCGGATGACGATGATAAATTATCGAAAACAACTGATGAAGACAATCTTATTATTTTCCGAAGATTTGTAACACAAACGCAATCTCCGAATAATTGGATTTCCACATGTGAGGGAACATGCGCTCCTTTGGTTGGGCCCAATAATGATTCTGATTTAATTGAAGTGTCTAAAGAAGTTCTTTTTTCTAAAATAGTAAATCATGGTGCTTCAAGGGCCACTATCGAAATGGGAGAACCTGGATCATCGTTTATTAATTTAAGAATAGATGATGTTAAGCGTAATGAAGAGATTAGCTCCCATGCCGGGTCCCCGAATGCTACTCCGGCAAAATTAGGAAATCGATTTAAATTAACGATAAGTGATAAGGGCGCAGTAGATATTAAAGCTTCCGGAGAAGGAACTCCATTTAATAATAAAGACGGTTTTCATCTCAGTATTAGCGAAACAGGAGAATTAAAAATACATAGCAAGGGTAAGATAAGTATTTCTCATGGAGATAATGATGAATCAAAAAATTCAATAGTTCTTGATCCTAAAAAAGGAATTGATATTACAGCAAAAAAAGGATTCAGGGTAAACGGACTTGAATTAGTTACAAAAAAGTTTATCGACTGGATGAATGAAAATAAAAAAATGTTATGTCAAGTAACCTCAATAGGAGGTCCAGCTCCAATTCATCCTACTGCAATCCCAGGTTTTACACAAGGCGTCGCGTCAATGAACGACAACAATGGGTTTACAACAAAAAATGAAGGCGCGGAAGCGTCAGGAGAAATAAAAGATAAAGATGATACATTTCATTCTATTTAATAAAAGGAGGGTGATATGAAACCCGTTTTTATCGATCGTGAAAAGTTGATGGATTTTGATATTTTCGGGACCACGTCGTTTGGCTTTCTTGGCGGACTTATCAGGTTTGTAACATGGGGTATACCTGGTCTTGGAAATATGAAAGACGCCTCTCATACAGGGTTTATTGTGAAATACAACGGGGTCTGGTGTGCCTGTCAGATGATGGGAACACAAGAAGTGCTTCGTTATGTTTCAGGAGTTTTAAAAAAAGTAATAGAACCGGACGAATGGGCTATATTACCGCATGAGCAGCAAACCACTTACAAACCGGTTATGCTGAAAAACGGTCTTCAAATGGACCCTCTTTCAATGTATGAAAATGATATTTTTAAACCTCATTTTGTCTTTGTTGGAAGGCACCCGGACATGACAAATGAAAAAAGAAAAAAAGCAATGGAGTATATTCAACAAAAACTGGATAACGGAATTCCATATGACATTGAAGAACTTGTAGGTTTTCCATTCGGAAAAGATAAAAATAAAGTCGCCGACATCTGTTCACGTCTTGTTTATAAAGTCCTCGATTTCCTAGGATTCGCTCAACCTGCTCCTTGGAGAGATAAGGTTGCGCCGGCTGATTATCAAAAGTGGTACGTACTAAAGCTAATTGATTGGAAATTGAGTATATAATTTATTAACCCCAAAGATTACCACCGCCGTTCAAGCGATGGAATCATCAGCCGGGGTGTCCCCGTACTGGTGTTATTTTTCTTTGCAGTTACAGCCGCCCGCTTACTTTGTCACTCGTCGGCCTGTAAACCTTCAAGTGTTTTCCCGCCTCGCGCGCCTACTTTGTAGGTTGGCTTATTAAGACAGGGGTTGCGGTAATTAGTATCATCCGCATCTATGTCGGACGATAGACATACGAACGGCACTTCAGGCGCTAACCCTCCATACCATTCAATCTTTGGGGTTAATAAATTACATCAATATAGTTATACCATAAAATGGTCATTTATCACAAGTGATATTAACTTATTTGTTTAGTGATTTTTTTTGAAGTATATTGTATTATATAATATATCAGGAGGGATTGAAAATGCCTCAAATAAGATATACAAAATCTTTGCTTGGGCTTTCTATTAAAAATGAGGTAAAACAATTTATTCTTGATAATGCTAATAATTTAAAAAATGATAAAGAAATTACCACAGAGCAATCGGCTGAAATGCTTTCAGACGCAATTTGTTTTGCCATTTCAAAAGCTTTATCATCAAAATCAGTTTCGGCGGCATTTGCTGTAGGACTTGGGCCACAATCAGCAGGCGCTTTAATTTATACGACTCCGGCAGTTGGGTTGCAATTTCAAACAATTGAATTATAATTTCAACACGATATTTTAACAAAGGACATCCCTATGATAAAACTTTCAGACGCAGTCATTCAAAAGCCTTCATTCGTTAAAACAGCGGATTATGAATTGTCAAAAGACGTCTCCGAATGGAATGAACAGATCCTGAAAAATTTTTACGAGGAAGTAAATTACCTTCCAAAAGAAATCGGGGTTAACGTCGTCATAAAGGATGTCGATGAAAATAATGGATACGCAAAAGGAAGCATTATTGTTTTCTTTAATGGAAAACAGATAAACTTTCCAATCATTGTTAAAGAATACAAACTCAGTCCATTCGATGTTTTCGTAAAAAAAGAAGGCACGAAAGACATCTATTACCCTGCGTCTGAAGAAAATATTAAAAAGTCTTTGATGGCCGACCAGATAGCAACTCTTGAAAATCGCTGGGACCAAGCGCGCGGATATCAGCTCATTAAATCTCCTGGCGGAATCATGCCCAAGCAATCAGTAAACCTATACGATGCTCCTGAAGAATCGATTTATCCTCCGTTTGCAAAAATGTCCAGATGGCCATTTCTCGCACACAAAGAAGATCTTGAAAAATTCGGCGCAACGCTTGGTAACTGGCCTGAAATCGCATCTTCTTTTCATGATAATACAGGAGACCTGGTTACCAGAATTGTTGAACTTAAAGACTCTCAACGCGAAGAAGTCATGCGTAAAGACCACCGCCAGGGTATAATCGATCTTGGGAACGTTATCAACGCGAAGCAGGCGTTGACAGCTCTAGATTCAGAACTCATTGATACTACCAAACTCGTTCCTTTGGAACCACCATGCGTGGCAGAAGTGCGTTTATACGAATATCCTTCAATGGAAGATTTCATTGGCAGCGGAGACAGTGCATCAGAAAGATTCATAGCATCTAAGGTTGGAAAACCAATAACAGGAATCCTTCTTGATCTTGTTGATCGCGACAAATTTTCAAACGATTGTTGTGTGCCATGCTCTGTTACCAGCTCCACAGCGACAGAAGAGGAAAAACTGAAAGCTGTGAGAAATCGCAGAGATCAAATCTTTTTCTCTCTCTGTGGAAAATTCTACAGTGAATTCAGCGATTATAATAAAACCGGAATAGGGTTCTACGGAACCAGTATGCTCAATATGCCGGAAGCTGTTGAAAAAGCGGTCGGAATGCTCGCCCTTGTCACAACAGATGATTTTGTCAATACCAATCCGCAAAACGCCAATGATGGTTCAGACAAACTTTTTGCCGCTTTCAATACTCTTGATCAGGGTCATAGTGACCACGGGGACGGCGGCCGGATGCTCGAGAACTCCAGATACGGAAGCACCTATGATAAAGGCGTCTTTATTGTATACGGCGCCGGCACTTCTTATGAATGTGTGCGAATAGATGGTATTTTCAAAAAATACCTTGTAAATGATTCGCACGTTTATGTATCTCCGGAAGTGGTTATTATTCCTGCGAACATTGCTTCTGTTCAGAAAGTCTGTTCCGTGAAAGACCCTGTTTATAAAATGATTGTCGGAAAAGCAAAAAATATTTATCTCATTCCGGAATCTTCATTAGTAATAAACAGGCAGTTTCTGAAATCTCTTAACGAGAGGGATTTCATGCGCCCAGATCTTTCTGTTCAGCAGACATACGAAAAGGCGAATATTACAAAGGTTGCTCTTTATATCGCATCTGACGGAAAAAATATCGGTTATAAAATCGAAGGGAAACCTTTCGAGTCATTGAAAAAAATAGCCAATCTTAACGGACAAATGCTCAATACGATAGAAACAAAGGCCGCTTTAAGAGTCATGGGAATGAGTAAAACAGCAAGTGAAAAAGCCATGGCTTGCGCATTGAATAAATTCAGCGATTATAACCAGAAAGATAAAAATGTTTTTATCTGGGGAGTAAACAGCGACTATATCAATCCGAACGTATTCGAAGGGCAAGAAAAAATAGCACTGGTTAAATCAGTCCTTAAAGAAATCGCTTACAATTTAAGGCGCGATCTTACTAAGGAAGCAAGCGTTCTAACGGACCCGAATGCTGTAGATGTCGTGCTTTCACTTAATTTCATCAATGAGGAAAGTCTGGGTAATTACATAGACAGCGTTGATGATATGAAGAAAGTTTTATCCGACCTGTCTCAAATTCTTGTAGCATCAAGAATGGGACTTTCAGACATTGATGAAACAGCTGTGAAAAATGCAATCAAAGGCTTGTCAGAAGTAATCAATGGTCTTGAAAATGTAAAAATGGCAGTCAGATAAAAAATGCTTGGAATCAAAAGTGAATACTTTGAAAAAACGGCAAGAGAGATCCCTGAACCGTTGAAACGTTTATTGTCAAAAGTCAGAGACGATGCCAAGGATACATACGACTTGGTTACCAAGCTTCCGGGAAATGACACATTTGTAAGCCAGAATCTTATTTTTTATACTCCGCATATTCAAGTAGCAAAAATTAAAGAAAAACAAAATGGAAAAAAAAGAAAAATAGGAGTGTTTAAATTCGGAGAATAATATTATAATTAGGTACATCGGTAGTACCTCCTTGGTTAAGGTGGGAAGACGGCTCTAGAACATCAGAGCCGTTTTCTTTTAATGGCTAAAAAAAAAGAGCCTCCTGGGTCGGAGGAGGCTCTACAAACCAGTTAACACTACGGAACAGAACCTGACTGGGGTCGGGGGCCAGGAAGGTTCTCACCTGACTGGCCCCGCCACACGGAAGCGTAAGCTTATCGTGTGGACAGGCAGACGACTTGACGCGCGTCGCGAGCCGGAAAGGTAAGCGAGCGACGTCAGCCGTCAATGATCATCCAGCGCGGAACACGCTGGTTGAGAGTATTTTATCTCTCCTTCCGCAATTAACTGGCAGGATTTTGATCGGGATTTTTATGAAGCTGTTTTACGACTTTTTTTATTTTTTTAATTTTTTTTCTCGTGTTTTTTTTTGTTTTATGATTTTTTCTTATTCGTTTGATTGTTTCGGAGACATACGGAAATATCGCTTTCGCAAAATTTGCCGTAATGTCAACTATAATGTTGAATGCTGGCGATCTTTTATTTAGAATCGCCTTTGATTCAGGCTCGTTCATAAAACAGCCCTTTCTTTTGGTTGGTTTGTGAGAAGGTCTCTTAGAGACTCATCCACATGAATATTGAATTTGCATGTGGAATGTCCTTTGACCCATTGGAATTTGAAGCTCTTGAACTCGGGGGTTAACCTGCAAAGCTCCTTCCAAAGGTCAGAATTAATAACACCTCCTCCTGATGATTTTCTCCAACCATTCCTTTTCCATTCCTCTGAATATTCGGTAAAATTATCGGACACGTAACGCGAATCGGTAATAACAATACAATTATTATTCGACGCTCCGTCATAACTTTCTTTTAGAAGTTTTATTAAATCTTTCAACCCTTCAATTACAGCAGTCAATTCCATACGATTATTGGTTGTATTTGTCACTATATCTCTTTTACTCGAAATTTCATTTTTTGCCGGATCAAGAATTATATAAGCCCATGCGCCATTACATCCAGCGTTTCGTTTGTTTCCCGAACAACCGCCGTCTGTATATATTGAAAACTCCATTATGCTGCGGCCGTTCTAGGGAATTTTTTATTTTCGAATTCCGTTAGTTGGCGCATGTATTTGTTTCCTTTTTCAGGATTTACCGACATCAAAAACGATGCCCACCCCTTTAAACATCTTATTCTTGATTTTGTCGTATGATCAGGGAATTTGTATATTGCATGATGAACTTTCGCCCTGAATTTTTTGAACAGACTTTTCTGAACATTGGGATTCTTGTTTATAACTACGCCGCATATTTTAAGCCTCGAGCCTTTTCCTCGGTATCTTGTTTTTTCTCTTTTGGGAGAAAATTTGAACGCCCATAACAATGCGTACGCTTTCTTTTTTGTTTTTTCCATTAATTCCAATGGTGATAATGTGGGACTGCTAAACGCCAGATCGTCTGCATATCTGGTATACGTTATCCCGTGTTGTTTGCAATGTTCGGTCATTGCTATGTCAAAACCGCGCATCACTATATTCGCAAGCATGGGAGATGTGGGGAAGCCTTGGGCCGTAAACCCATTATATGTACAGGCTTCTATTACTCTTTTAAAAAGAGATTGATAACCAGTTTCGTCACAATAATTTGGTATGAAAATTGCTTTTATTTCTTCGCATTTATATTCGAAATTTACAACCTTATTTTTATATAATGACGGATGGCATTTTCCATCAAGCATTCTTGTGTATTTACTGCAATATCGGCAAATATTTTTATTGCCGAACAAACAGTTTTTCAGATGGTCAACCGATATCGAATCAAAAAAACTTTTGATGTCTACTTTTCCTAAAGATATACATCTTAAATGTTGTGTAGCATTGGTTACTATTCCTCTTTTAGGAACAAACCCGTGCGCAGCTTCATGATATGAATATCTTTTTAGGAATCTGAAATAAACGAATTTTTGGATATGTTTTAAATCATCATCAGGGGCTATAACAACTCTTTCGGATCCGTCTTTTTTGGGAATTGTAAAACGATGAATATGCCTTTCTTTGTCATTAAGAATGGCATCGACCTCTTCTCTCGTTTTCCCAAAAATCATTTTAAAATCAAAGTTGCTTGTCCTTTCCGGCTCCATCAACTACCTCCTGTTGGCCTGGTTTGATTGTTTTAACAGCATCTTTTCTTGCTTGATTAATGTCTTTTGCCGATCCTGTTTTAATCAGTTCATCTGCTTTTTTCTCGACCGGATCGGTTGGATCTACTGCATATTTTTCCATAGGTTCGATCTCCTCTTCTTGGTTTAATATTTTTGACATATCTTCTACAAATCTATCAAGCAATTGATCTTTTACTATTCCGGCGCCTACGTTATAATGACCGCCGCCACTTACTAAATAATCAAAACTTGAGAATGTTTTTCCTATATTTATTTCATTTGCTTCTTTTTGCCATTGATTATAACCAACTTCTACATAAACATTATTGTTACCAATAGGTGTTATTCTTAATATGTATTTAATGTTCGGAAATATTAATAATTCGGCATATCTTGGAAATTGTCCTTTTCTTCGTTGGTTTACTATCGACATTTTTTTCGCCAGGACAATAGAGTTTTTTATCTGCAATGCACTTTTTTCAAGCTCTCTCACATAGTATGGACCTATCCTTAAAATATAGATAGCCTCTTTAATATCAAGTTTTGTTTTTTCAAGAACTTCTACTATTCTACAATAAGTCATTTCGTTTGGAAAAGCTCTTTCGATATAAGCTCTTAATATCATCATAGGGCTTTTATCCATAAAAATCTGATTAATGTTTTTATAGGAAGCCGAATCAATCATATCCACAAGCGATATGAACGACTGGTCATAATCGAAAGTATCATTTAATCTTATAGTATGCACAAGCCTTGCCGCTGAAGGGCTTTTTGGATTATAGATTATTTTATTATTCTTGATTTCGCACTCACCAAAGTCGGGATTAAAATGATGATCAACCCATAAATCAGCGTCTTTATGATATTGAAAATCTAGGATAATTTTAAAATCACCTTTTTTTTTAATGATACTGGGGAAAAAAATATTAAATTTAGAACCTCTCCATGACGACGATACAGGATATAACCTGTATCTTCCGCGAACAACATTATGAAGATATAAGGATGCAGAAATAATACCATCTATATCGTCGTGGAAAAAGACATGTTGCGTTCCGTTCATTTTCCTCCTTAAGCAAACAGTTAAAATTCTTCTACTATAATTGTTATTACAAAACAAAGTTTAAAATAACACAAGGAATAGAGAAAACAAAAGAGAGGATTTATCTCAATGTTTTTCTTATTGGAAGGTGGGAAAGGCGTCTGTCTTCAAGATGGCTTAAATCAGTTGTAGACTCTGCTACGACCTGCTGAGTGTCGGAATCCATGGGCTTGCCTATTATCCCTTCATCCTGGTGTAAAGGCTGTACATCGGCATTTGAGCGGGCTTTATGAATGGTTCCCTGCAGGTTCCTGCTATTTCTGCTGTAAGTTTTTATACCGGTCACAGCTTTAGGATTGTGTTTAGTTGAAGTTTTAACTGTATTTATAGAGGAACTTTCACTTGTCGAGGAAATAGATTTTGCTATTTTCTCTATCAGTAATTTGTTATTAATCAAATATGAAAGATTTATCATAAATTTTGTTTCTTATTAAAAAGGCGTAATAGTTTTCTATTACGCCTTCGATATATAAGCAAAAAACTGATTACTTTTTTTCTGTGGCTTTCGCGCCAACTACTCCCGCTCCTGCGCCACCAGCGGCAAGGCCCGCGCCTATTGTCACTGGATGTTTCGCAAGTCCTTTAACGGCTTCCATGCGGTTGGGCCCCAGACTCTTGATCATTTCTTCATTCACCATCTGCCCTCTTCCCGTTCCTACTTTGTATTTCTGGTGGCCGCCCTTCATGAGCTTTGTAAGTCTTGCCGCCTCTGATTTTTCTGCAGAAGAGGAACCCATTACCGCTCTCCTCAAAAGTCCGCCGTAACCTTTAAAAGGATTTGCGCCGAGTTTTTCAAGCTCGTCGCGCATGGCTTCTTGGCGAATCATGTCATAAACACTGTCTGAAGACTCTTTCTCCATCAGTGCGCGTGCTCCCATGACTCCGCCTGCGCCAGCCCCTGCGCCGGCTGTCCCGTAAACAAGAGGATTTTTTGCAATGTTTTTGAGGTTCTCGCCGGCTGCTCCACGAAGACTCTTCCTCACCCACGACGGAATGGATTGATAAGCCTGTTCGCCTTTTCCGGTACGAATATTTTTTTTCACATCCTTGGAAAACCCTTTTCCAAGCTTTCCTTTCATCGGGCCGTATTTCGGAGCATGGAAAGAGGCTCCCATATTCCTGAAAAATTCTGCAGTCTCGTGCATGAGCCTGCTTGCAACATTGGCCTTTTTTGCACCGAACTTATCAAGAGCGGATTCTTTTTCCATCAATGCTGTACCGCCCGCGGCCCCGCCGGCGCCGATTCCAAGCGCGCCTGCGCCAATGGTAATTGGATTTTTCCCGAGTTCTTTGAGATGGGACATGCGCTGATGTTTGAAACCCTGTTCGACCCACTTGGGATAGAATTGGCCACCTTTCCTTGCGCTCACTATCTTTTTGATGGCCTCCTTATCTGGACCTGAAAAAACGCCTTTTACGTGCGCGCCAAATTCCCCGACGGCCTTTGGCATTTTGAAACCGAGTTTTTCCAAAACAATACCAGCGGCATTGGACAGATCTTCCTGAGTGATTTCAGCTGACTTTTCCACGTTTGCCTCCTGTAATCCGCGATCATAGAACTCGCGGGCGATTTGTTGGTTTTCTATTTCATTTTGTTCTGAGAATGCTTGAGTTAATGCGTTGGCGGCTTTTTTGGCTCCTACTCTTTTACCGGCTTTATATCCACCAAATCCAGCCCCACCTGCAGCAGCAGTTACGGCGAGTGTTTTTGCAACGGTTCCAAGAGTACCTCCTATTTTTTCTTGAGCCATATATTCCGTCCTTTGATTTTTTTTTGGTTATATGGTATACTTAATATGGATAATATATATCGTACATGAGTTTAGGCGCAAATACAACTAATGGTAGAAACCTTTTACTAATGCCTTTAAAAATATTATATATTTCATAATATAAAGATTGCAACATAAATTATGAACAAGATTCCATTCAAAAGGTTCATCATAATCTTTTTGCTCTTCAATAAGAGTATACAATTCATTATTGAAAAACTCAAGGATTTTGGATATTTCATTACTGAAAAAGAAGTGTCTGACGTTTTTGAGGAATTAAAAGCCATACTTCCTGCTTCATTATCAGAGCTTATAAAAAATGGCGGAGTTTTTCTTACCACTGATGAATCCCATGTTGAAAAATTAAAATACTTCGGAATCTTTGAATTTTATGATTTCATTTTAAGAAGAGATTCCGATAAAAATCCTCCCGAATATTTTAAATGGTGTAGTGATTGTCTTTGGATACATAGTTACAAGGATGTCATGTGCCTTATTAATATACTTCTTTTTAATAATGAAAACATTGAAGAAATTTCAAAGATCATTACATTTAAATATAAAAAGAAAATAGGTGTAGATACAATTAAAATGTATCAAGACATTTTTTGGGACACCACAACGATATCCGCAAAGGATGCTTTATACTTCTGTCTTCCTTTCAGAAACAACGCTCTTGTGATAAGAAAAATGCGAAGCGGAGAATCTGAAATAATGATGCATGAAGAGTGTGATGATGGCTCAGATGTTCCTTTTATATTTCATGACAATGGATATATTAAGTGGAAAATAGGATATAAAGAAGTAGAAATCCCTGATGCAAAAGGATTTATAAATCAAGTTAAAAAAGACAGTTATTATAAATATTATGAAGCAATGAATATGACTCAGAGTGTTGATTCTGAACATGAAGAAGGAACAAACGATAGATTCGGCGCATTCGACAGGACTCTTACAAGAAAGAAAAACGTAGAAGAACAAAGAGTTAAAATGGCCAAAAACTGGCTTGATATTTTTATGAAAGCAAATGAAGTTACTTCAGATGATGGCCGGCATTCTGCTGATGATTTCTTTGAAAAAATGCAACAATTGGAATTGGATTTTGAAACCCCGGAGGATGAAAAGATAGCAAAAATATCCGAAGTCCCTGAAGTATTAAAGGATATAAAAGCGGATATGTCTCAATGATTGTAACTCCTTCAATTTTTGCTACTAATATTTTTTGTCTTGATGGAGCGCCTTTAAAGCTTCCATTCAATTCAATGCGTCATCTTTTTCCAATTTACAATAGACCTTCCAGTGCTACTCTTTTACGATTTGCGCGACAAACTCACAAATCGACGACAGTGGCATTTAAAACAGCTCTTCCGTGTTTAAAATATGAAAACTACCATTCTCTTTATGTTGCGCCAACCGGCAACCAGGTGTCAGTATTTTCTACTGATAAACTTGATAGCGCTATTAGAGGATCCGATGTAATTCGTGATAATTATACCAACACTCAAACAAAAGACCAGATTTTTTATAAAGAACTTTCCAATGGAAGCAAAATTTATTTAAGATCTGCTTTTCATTCCGCCGATGCAATTCGTGGTATATCAAGTGATCAGTGTTCCATTGATGAGGTTCAGGATATTTGCAGTGACCATATTCCTGTCATAGAACAGTCTATGTCTCATAGTCTAGCAAAATGGGAGAACATGAAGGAAAGATTTCCAAATCTTCCAATGCATTTGTTCAATAGCAGACTTTATGCAGGAACCCCAAAGACTATAGAAAATACAATGGAGCGTTATTGGGACAAATCAACTCAAAACGAATGGATAATTAAATGCCAGAACCATGGATGTAAAAAATATAATTACATCGATGAGAATAATATTGGTTCAACTTGTTTAATATGTAGAAAATGCGGCAAACCAATATTTTATGAAAATGGCCAATGGGTTTCAATGAATCCTTCTGGATTTATAGAAGGATATCGCCTTCCGCAAATTGTGTTGAAATGGATTAATAATATAAACAATCCGCAGGCTTGGCAAATAAATGTAGTTAACACAAGACAAATTTATTCTGCAGAAAAATTTTTTAATGAAGTTTTGGCACTTGCTTACGCTGCTGCAAAACATCCAATAACAGTGTCAGAATTAATGGCGTGCTGTGATACATATGACATGGTTACCGAAGATACTCATGACGATAATAAGATGCTTCGAGGCGCAGAAATAGTTACTGCCGGTATAGATTGGGGAAAAGGAGATACAGCATCAGGAACATCTTATTCTGTTCTTACAATAGGAACATGGCATAAAGGAAAATTCAAAACTGTTTTTATGAAAAAATATATGGGAAGAATGTCAGACCCACTTGTTCAAGTAAAAGACATGTTAAGGATAATTTTAAAATTTGAAGTTAAATTAACCATAGCAGATACAGGAGATGGACGAACATCAAACGCGATGATGGTTGAAACGCTTGGGCCTCAGAGATTTGCTGAATTATATGAACACGGAACAATACGTCAAAAAATGAAGTGGGATAAAGAAAAAGGACATTATATAATTAATAGAACAAGAATCATTACAGATGTTATTATGGACATTAAACGCGCGAATGTTAATTTTTTTAGTTATGATCAATTTAAGGAATTTCAATCGGATTTTACCGGTATTTATTCGGAATATAGTGAACGTACAAGAATGATGCGTTATGACCACAATGTTCCAGATGACTGTTTTCACGCATGGATGTTTTCAAGAATAGCGGCAGGAATTTTAAGAGGAGAATATAATCGTTATTTATTTGGTGGAGTAAATGAAGACTAAAGGAGGGATCAATGCCATTTGAATCAAAATCACAAATGAAAGCCTGTTTTGCAAAGAAATCACGCGGAGAAGGAAAAGGGTGGAATTGCAAAGAATGGGCGGAAGCAACTCCAAACCCCAAAGCGCTACCTGAACATGTTAAAAAAGCGGAACAAGAATTTATTGATTGTTTTTCAAAACTGGCTCAGTATCTTGTTCCAAAAATTACATCGCCGAAACAGGTTTAATAAGCCCAGCTTCTTTAATATAAATTTCAGGATTGATTTGAAGAACTTGGTTCCCTTTAATAACTGAGTCCATTCCTTGATGTCTTAATGCGGCTAATGAAAGAATTTCCTTTACAGTATCATCGAATAATTTATCATATTGTTCAACGGATTTTTGATATTCAGCAAGATCGGTTCTTCGAAATTCATTAATGAGGTTGTTTTTAACCTGAACAAGAGCATCAAATGGAATACGTCCATTTGCCACAACTCGTTCAAATAATTTAGCCACGTATGCTTTGAAAATGTCTACCAGAAGCTCGTGGCGATCAAGTTTAGGGTCTGCATTAAAAATTGAATTTTTCAGTTCTTTTTGAAAATTGTACTCTGAATTTGACATGTTGCCACCCTTTCCATGTATGAGGTACGATTAAAATATACAACTTAAGATTCATTATTTCAACAGAATTTGTTGATAGTTTCAATATATAATGTTATATTTTTCTTATAGACCACAACCTGTAGGGGCTTTATGGAAAATCAAAATTCGAATATAATGGCGTTTCTTTATGTGATGGAAAAGGATGCGGGCTTTTTACAAGCGGCTTCAAGCCCAATCCTAAGATTCGCAAAAGGCGCTTTTACAAAAGCGCGTCCAACTGGAGAATGGAAATCAGGAACTTTTTCTGCAGGAAGAAATGTAAGAAAATTTGTAAAAAAACAAATTACCGATCCTGTCGCAAGCGCCTTCAAACGAAATCCTGAAAAAATGAAAGCCTACAATCAGGAAATAAAAACCTGGCAAAAAAATAAACCGAAAAAACCGTTAAGCCCCGCTGCGCAAAGAGGCAAAGATGTAGTAGGCAGTGTGCTTGAAACTGGCGCGATTGTGGGAGGAATAGGGGCGTTAGGCGCCGGCTATGGGATGGCGACAGCAAAACCGGACATATCTAACGTTATCGGAAACCAAGGATAATGTCAGAAATAATTCAGAATATAAAAGAAATTGCACATAAAGTTTCCGAAGATTACTTGTTGTTCGGAAAGGATATGAACGAAGCCCTTATTTCTGCATATGAGGGTGGGGAAATAGAAAATGAAGAAGTTTTAAAAAGGATTTGTGAACATGCAAATCAAAATGTTTATCTTGGTTTATTTAACGATCCGGCAACCAACAAGGCAAATATAGCCTTTAAAATAGCAGACTATAATTCCATCATCCCAATAATAAGGGAAAGTGAGAACGCCATGAATGCATTAAATACTCCTCCAGAAGATTTCAGGAAAAAATTGTCGACTACTGTAGAGGCAGAGCCAGAAGAAGAAGGCGCCGAAGAGAGCGAGCCGGAAAACAAATTCGGATTGCAAAAGCAATCAGAACTTCAGACTGTCATTGAATATAGAAATGCAATCAAAAATCTTCTCGACAAAGTTGATATGATGAAGTGCGCAGAAGAAAAGGTCGCAGAGGAAGCGTTTAACAAGATGAATAAGGACGCGAGAATCCTTGTAGCAAAAGGAGATTCTCTCGGAGATATATCAAAAATCGCGGTACGCTGTGTCAAAGAAAAGGGCGGAGATTTTGAAAAGATAGCGCAGGCGTACGATCTTATTCACAAAGACCTGACTGATAACGGGTTTTATGTGAATACCGAGTTTACAAAAATATCTTCAATGAAAATACGGTATGATTCTGAAATCCTGAAACCGGTCAATGATTTTTCAATGGCGATTATGAAGATTGCAGGTTTTCAGGAAATGAGAATGAATCTCGCAAATACCGTTGCTGTTTTTGACAAGGAAATAAAAAAAGAACTTAAAAAATAATGAACATTCCTACTGAAAATATTAAGGATAAATTAGACGACCTGCAGGCCGCTGAAAGAGTTTTTATATTGAAAAAAGTGGCACCGGCTCCGACTGAAAAAAAAGTTAACACTGATTTTAAAACAAGAGCATTATTGGCCGGATTAGCAGGCATACCTACTGGGGCCGCGGCGTTCGCATTGTCAAAACTTTTCCGTGCAGGTAAAATGGGAAATGTAATGGCTTTAGGAACTTTGGCGTCTGGAACGGCGGCTGGAGCGTTTATTCCTGATATTTATAATACAATGATTTTAAATCGACAAAACAAAATTAGTGATATTGAATTAAGAAAAAGATATAAATCGTATATTCAGCAACAACCGTCTTTCGATTATTTTACAAAAGAAGCTGCCAGAGGAAGAGGGCTTGCAAGAGGAGTCGGCAGTATAATTGGCGGTACAGCACGACTGGGAGGAAAAGTAGTCAGAACGACATTGGGAGCATTAAATCCATTTGTGCCTAAAAAAATGCCATTAGGAAAAAAAGTTTTTAGATATACTGTACAGGGCGCTGCTGCGGGAGGTGTGGGTTACGGGATGGTCAACGCCGGCCGCGCCATAACAAGGCCAGGTTCTCAAGGAGATTATAATACGCATTTAAGAAACAACCTTCTTGCTGGAAACATATCTCCAAATGAAATTTCTCCTATGGAACAACGAGGGGTTGCTGAACTGGGGACAAGATGAAAATAAAATACTGGTTACCATTTTTCAGAAATGAACTTGAAAAAATAGCCATACCAATGATGCCTGTTCTTATGGGAGGCCTCACGGTAATGCAGACAAAAGGCGATATAACTGAAACAAGAAAACAAAACAAACTTGAACCATTAAGGCAGAAAGAGCAATCTTTACAAACACCAGGATCAAATCAGTATCAATTCGAAGGTGGAAAAAGAATTGACAATCAAGCAGCCACAGCTGCAAACTTATATTAAAGGGAGACACTATGTCAAACGGAATAAAAGAAGCAGCAGACACTCTTTTAAAAAGTGGAAAAATCACGAAGGAAGAATATGATTCTCTTGATTTCGAAAAGGTGGCTGTAAAACTTAATTCACTTGAACGTTATGGAAAATTTGTAAAAACATTGTGGCCGATACCGGTTACTATAGGAGCAGGTGTTCTTGCTAAAGAACTCATTGTTGATCCAATAGTCGCTAATCAACAAATAAACGCTTCTTACAAATCACTTGCAGAAAAAACTCCGCAATTAGCCGGAGAAGATCAGGCAAAAATAAGAGACTATTTTGATGTTGTAAGAACATATTCTCCTCATTCAGCGGCAAATCCTCTTGTGGCTGGCGCGCTCGTTAATAAAATGATTCAATTTGGCGGCGTCGATCATAAGTTGATACAGGATATCATAGCAATACAAGAAGGCAAATCAGCTCTCAATGTTCTTCCTCCTGTTATAACTGAAGGGGCGAAAACTCTTGCAAAAGCTTCGGGTGGAGGAGATAAAACAACATCTATAATTAATAAAATATATCCATAATTATGAATACAATAAAAACACTTCGAATAGCAATGGAAAAAGACGCATCTCTTCCAGGAGATATGGCTAAGGGTGTTTATAATTTTGTAAAAAAACAAAACCCTTGGGTTGTATTAGGTGGAACGGCAGGGTTAATAGGAGCCGGCGCATTAGCGACATATGCGGCTAAAAAAGTTCTTCCTACATTTCTTATATGGGATCAAAGCCGAAAAAACGAAGCAATGGATTACCAAACAATGCTATTAAGACAAATAGCTGATTCTGTAGAAAAGCCCGCGGCCTTACAGCCTCCAGGGACAGTTCCGGCGCAAAAATTACTGGTTGAACCTTTAGAATAGAATATGATTAAATTCGTTGAATACGAAGCGTTTGATGAACATGGACAACATATTGTTCCTGTGAACAGTTTATATCATATGAACAAGGTTGCCTCTGGTTCATATTCTCCAGAATTAATGAAAGTAATTCTGAATATGAAGCGTAGACAGGATCGGTACTATGTTGTCATTAACGCATTAGGTTCGTATGAAATATGGGGGTGCAATAGAAATGGTGATGCATTTCCTGAAATAGGATTAACTCATAAATCCTTAAGAACAGATATGGGAACACCAAATGATTATGGATATAAAACTTTTGAATATTACGCAAGACTTTACAAGCATCATGTAAATAAAGATCCTAATAATTCTTTCGGAGAAATAGTATTTGCACACTGGAATCCCGTCACGCATCGAGTTGAGCTTATTGTTGCTATTAACATGGAGAATGGAAAAGATATTATAGACGCCCTTGAAAAGCAACAACAAGTAGCTGTGTCGATGGGATGTAAGGTAAAATGGGACCGATGCAGTATATGCGGAAACAAAGCGGCTACGAGAGAAAAATACTGCAAGCATCTCAAAGACTATATGAGAGAAGTTGTTGATAAGGATTTGTCTGAAATATGGTCAACAGAAACTGGTCGAAGAATTATTCCTGGAATGCAGGTTTTTGCCTACAATGATTTTCCAAGATTTTTTGATATATCCAGAGTCTATATCGGCGCAGACAGAACATCATACATACTTGGAAAAGCGGCGTCAAAGGGATATACCGCCTATTCAGCAGACATTGCCGACGCATTAGGCGTCACTGATAAAATGATTGATAAATTAGCAATAGTCGGGAAACAAGGTGAAATAGAAAAAGAACTTGGCGGAGCTGTCAGCGAAAGCGACATTGATAAGCCTGACACTGACGGTTCAGTTTCAAATATCGAGGAAATGAATGTAATAAGAAAAGCCCTTGATGAAAAAATAAGACACACAATAGCCGCAGAACCGAAACTTCCAAATAATTTACTGGATTCGATGTCTGCGTCTTTACCTTTAGAAACAATTTTTTCTACTTTATTCGGACTCGGAATACACCCGAAACCGGTTGAATTCCAAAGAATCATCCTTGTAAAAATAAACCAAAAACCTCTTGCTGATGAACTTGAGGAAAATAATACGGTTTTTGATTACAATGATGATTCAGAAACCACTCCTATTGAGTTGTCTAATTCTGATTTCAGCGACACTCTTGGGAAAGCGCTCACTCCATTTCTTCAGGAGAGAAGTTGCTTTCCAAGCATGCTTGGACCAAGAATACGCGCTGTTATCATCAAGACAGCTCAATTAAATAGGAATGGCCAACCTTGGCCGGAAACGGAAAAAAAGGAAATGAGAATTGATCCTAGGCTTGCTGCTCTGGGAGGGTTAGCTGCACTATATTCTGGATTAAAATTAAAGGCGCTCGGTTATGGAGCAAAGGATTTGGCAGCAATTTTTGCCAATAAACCTTGGTTAAGAACTCTTTTTGGCGGAAGTGTAATGTGGAAAATTTATGATGAAATTGATAAGGGAAATATAGAAAATCAAGCATTACCTTCTGCAACCGCTTACGCCAATATTTTACAGAATACAAATCTTTCAGGGCATATTGTTAAACAAGCAGCTCGTTTTATCAAGCCTAAATTCAGGACAGACCTTGGCAATTCTTTAGGATATGGGCTCCTTACAAGCGCAGTTGCGCTTCCATCAGCCTATGTCGCAAACGCCTGGAATCAGAAGTCAATGTATGAAAAAGGTGTTGAAGTCTTTCCAGGCGCAAACAAATTAACATCCAATCCCATAAGCACCGCCATAGTTGGCGGAGGTGGAATTGCAGCGGCTCATTATGGTGGAACTAAAATGATTGATAAGATAATGGGGCCCAAATTTGTAGACAGGGCTGGAAAAGTAATTAAGAGCGGAATAAAGAATGTCTTGAAAAGGTAATGCCGAGGTTTTATAATTAAATTGCGTCCTGGATATTATCTAAGTTATATTATTAACTGTTGAAACTGTTTACAACCTTTTTTTCCTAAATAATGGAGGATCCAAATGGAACGCAGAACCAGTCATTTTGAAGACCATCTCAGTGTCGTCGAAGCCGGCCACGAAAAAACCGCATCGAAACTCTCAGCAAAAGGACAAAATACAACCCTACTCGCCAAACTCGCCGCAGAACTCGGGCTTGAAGGCAATCCGCCAGTAGCAGAAGGACAGAAAGAACTTCCAGGACGCGAACCTTCAGAGGCCAGTACCGAAGTCGCTGCCGCAATGGACGGTGTCGCGAATCCGCAGCTTGTCGCGGCAGGGACAGACGTCGCGGCCCAGGCAATAGGAATGGAACCCAAGGTCGTCGGTGAGACCGATCCAGTCCTCATTGCGACAGGCGAAGGCGAAGTGACCGATGCCGAAAATCTGAACCGTACCGAAGAGGCTGTCGCGGCCGCCGGTCGCGGAGCAGGCGGGGCGCAGGAAGGAAAACTTGAAACGGCGGCTGTCAATGCTCCTGAAAAAGCGGAAGCCGAAAAAGTCGGCCAGCTTATCGCCAGATCATTCCAAGCAACGTTGGAAAAAGACGCCGCGGATATCGAGTACACGGAAGCGCTCAATTTCCTCGCTGACAGGGGTATGCTGGACAATTATACGATTCGGGATCCCGGCCTCGAAAAAGTAGCATCGGAAGAAGTTGATGCACTCGAGAAAATCGCAAGCGGTCAGCCGCTTACGAGGGATGATGTCATCGCTGCCGCTGCCCAATATATCGAGGTCGAAAAAATCGCCGAAGAGGCAGATGCTCAAGGCCGCGCGGAAGCGCACGAGCTTGTGGAACAGGTTGCCGAGGAAGAGAAGCTTGCAGAGCTTGAGAACGAAGAGCAGGAAAAAATCGCCGAGCTTATGCAGGACGAGAACGTAGTCGCCGCGGTGAAGGTTCTGAAACAGTACAACCTCCTGTAATCACTCGTTGATATAGGAGCGTTCGATGTTGATGAAAGAAACAAATATCGGCCGCCTTATCCTGGAAAATATCCCAATGGTTAAGGTGGCCGATAAAAATAAAAATTTCGACCCTTCCAGGGCTGTTGTAATCGCACAGGGATTGGCCAAGGTCGCATCATATCAGTACAATGAAAAGGTGTACCAGTCAGTCCAAGAAATGATGAAAATAGCCTCGGAATGTCTTGTCAATCTCAAATCCGCGTTCGACGAGGCAATGGAGAAAAATGCTCAGCTGCGCAAGGCGGCTGAAGTTCAATGCATCATAGAGGACATGATGCTTAATGGCCTTGTTGGAGAACACGAAGTTCAAGAGAAGGTCGCCGAACTTATGGGCAAAACTCCTGAAAAGCTTGAAATAATGAAAGAGGCTGTCAAGCTTGCCAGTGGCGGAAAGAGTGGAAATATTTTTTCATTGGAAGCGGATTCTCCTATAATTAAAACCGCTTCTCAGAAACCTGGTATTTTTGATTCGGTAATTCCACAGTAATCACAAACAAAGGAGTATCACATGTTGGAAATTCTTACCCCACTTAATAAGTGCGAACGCGTATCTCGGCAGATCGCCCCTGCAACATTTGTTGCAAAACCGGGCGAATGGGCTCAGGTTGAGTCCGACGGTTCACTGATCAATGTAGAGGCCGGCGTAAATGCAAAAATCAACAAACTCGTTATTGGCAGTGCATCATCGAACCAATACGAGTCTCATGACGTTGAGGTGGGGCGCATCACCTCGATGGAAAGCCATGGAATCCGCTGCAAGGTCGATACTGTTGGTTTTCACGATGTTGTTTCCCAGGGCGACGAACTCGTCGTTTCGAGCGCGTCGGATTCCCTTGGCAAACTGATGTCGGTCAACAGGGCAGCTTCGGGAACATACGAGGTTGTTGCAAGGGCAGAAGAAGTGAATCTCACAACCGGCTATCTCATTTTCAGAACCGTGTCTCCGTATATGAAGGCCGTTTCTCACGCAAGTACGAGCGCGAGTGCTTCGGCCAGCCCGTCGGCAAGTGTGTCGGCGAGTCCTTCCTAGTCAATAAAAAGGTTGGGGCCGTACCTTTAAATCGGCCCACGTTTAACTGAACGAAATCAGTAAAACTAAAAGTTTCTAAACCAAATTAAAAGGAGCCAAGTATGTTGCGAGATCTTTCTGCGGTCCAGTTTAACGAGGCCTTCCTCGAAAAAATTGCGACCATTGAAGGGCAGGCGCAACTTACAGAGGCCGGTCGTCAATACGTCAAGACCGAGCTTCTGGAAGCTGCGTTTTCGCGCGCGATAATTCCCCAGGAACCAGTCACGACATCTGATTGTCAGAGGAACATCAACGACAATTCCCTGTACATCATTCGCGACATCGAACCCGAGGCAGCGGCCGTCGGCGTCGACAACCTGGGTGAGCCCAATGGCAAATACGTGAAGGGTGAAAGGTACATCATCCCGATCGTGAACTTTGCCACAAACCGGTTCCAGATCACCGTGGAAGACCTTCGTGCGTACCAGTACAAAATCACGAAGCGTATCGAGGACAAATCGGTGCCAGTCCTCGAAAAATTGGAAGACAAGTTCTTCCTTCGTCTCGTCGGCGCCGCTGTTGGTGTTGCCTCTGCCGGTTCCCAAAAAGCCGTTGCATACGCGGCCGGCGACAACACTCTGGAAATTTCGACACGCGACATCGTCAAGATCAAGAACACTCTCGCGTCTGGCATCAATGGCAGCGATGCAAAGCGCAAAGAGGTCGGCTGCATTCTCATGTGCCAGGAAGCATTCGAAACCGCAGTCATTCTGCCGAGTGCCGGCGATGACTTCGGTAAGGACCGTGTTCTGAATGGTATCTCTTCGGATACCCTCTTCGGAACAAAGGTCGTTCGGACAATCAAGAGCGATGTTCTGCCGCGCGGCCACATGTGGGCCTTCACGACCCCGGACTTTTTCGGCCACAATTTCGCATTGGGCGATCCCAATTTCGAAATCAAGTCGAACTTCGGGCTCATCGAATGGCAGACGAAGGAATCAATCGGAATGGGTATCGGGAACGCCCTTTCCGCAGCGCTTATGACTCTCAAGGGTTCCGTGAATCCGGGCGGGTCGACCCCTCTCGTGGTTACATCAGACGGAACAGTTCCTCAGGCAATTCTGGATTACTACGCTTCTCTAAAGGTGTAAGCCTGAAAGAAAGCGTATCGTTGGCGAAAAAAAAGGCCTGGCCCATCGGCCGGGCCTTTTTGACAAGAAATAAGAAGGTTTATTATGGCACTATCATTAAGCGAATATAGAGATGCGTTGCGCACGTTTCTTAAGGATAGCCCTGAACTAAATAGATTGTTAAAATTTGAAAAAGAAAACACAGATCCTCAATTGGATCTTTATTTAAATATGGCAATTGGTTTCTTGAATTCAATTCCACCTTACATAGGGCCGTTTAGTTGGGAAAATTTTCCGATACCAAATCTTGTAATACATCAAGCCACAATTGAATCTTTAATATCAAATAGTATTGTTCAGGCAAGAAATGAATTAACTTATAATAACGGCGGCGTCACTCTTAAAGTTGCAGACGGCGCAAGATACGTCACGATTATTCAATTAATATATCGCGCAACCGATCAGGAAATAAGCGCATTGAAAAACATAAAAATAGCCATCAATATTCAACAGGGATATGGCGGCGTTTCAAGCCCATATTCCTATTTGCATGGAAGATCAGCAATTCTTAATCCCAATTCAATATTGGCTGGATAATTAAAAAGGAGTATTCATGGAACAGACAACTCTTAAAAAACAGGCTTGTGATGCAGGCAGAAGAGCAGCTTCTGCAGCTAAAAAAAGCATGCCTATGAAAAAACTCGCCCAAGGAGATTCAACAGCTTTTGACGAACGTGTTCCATCAAACGATGTAGGAATGCAAATGTCAGAAACTCAAGGTCAACCCCAGCCAATGAAAGAAGCTGACCTTGCTCCTGGTTCAGATCAATATGCAGCCGTTCCAAACGCAGAAGGATTTCAAAATGCGGAAGGAATGGATGAAGGATTGCCGGCTGCGCCCCCGGAGATGATAGGGGCGGCCCATTCGTTTTTAGGCCCGGATGTCATGCAGGCCGCAATAGGAGGCGACCCAAACGCTCAGGACCTCATAGCGCGAACAGCAGCGCAGGTAGGAAGCGCTTTCATGACTATGTCTGCCAATACCCAGCCTCAGCAGGATATGGGCGCACAGCCAGGCATGGAGGGCATGGAAGGTCAGGAACAGGCTCAGATGGCTCCGCCAGCAATTACCTCTCCTGAAGAGGATTTGGCGGCCGAACTGGTGCCAAATGTGATTTCTCCAGTCCCACAGGCCGGAATGAATCAAGGGATGGCAGAACCAATTCCTGGTCAGTCCGCTCCAGAAGGGGCAGCTCCTGCCGAAGGAGAGCCAGAAGGTGAAGGAGAAAATCAGAAAGTCGATATAGGAACTGTTGCAAAATTAATCAATCTTGCGAAAGCAGGAAAAATTTAATCTGAATTTTCAATCAACTTAAAGGAGAAACCTATGGCAGATTCACCGTCAATCAGCCCGTCAGCTTCTGAAAGCACATCGGTAAGTCCCTCAGGGTCAGCCAGCGCATCGGTAAGTCCCTCAGGGTCAGCCAGCGCATCAGTAAGCCCCTCAGGGTCAGCCAGCGCATCAGTAAGTCCCTCGGGGTCGGCCAGCGCATCAGTAAGTCCTTCCGGATCGGGAAGTCCTTCCGGATCAAAAAGCCCGTCCGCGTCACCAAGCGCTTCGCCGTCTGCGGCAATACCGGAAAAACCCATGCTCGAAATTTTAACACTGATGGAAAAGATCGAAAGGGTTTCCCGGTCGATAGAGTCAAGTTTTGTGGCCTACCCAGGACTCTGGGCGGTACTCAATAATGACGGCTCGATCGAAAACATCACAGAAGGGTCGAATGCGAAGGTTAATAAACTCGTTATTGGATCCAAGTCATCCAGTGTCTACGAGTCGCATGACACCGCGGTCGGAAGAATAACGACCATGGAAAGTCATGGCACAAGATGCAAAGTCAATTCCGGCGGATTCTACGGCAAAGTAAACCAGGGCGACAGGCTTGTGGTTTCGAGCTTTGCCAATTCACTCGGCAAGCTTGTATCCGTTGAAGAAACCGCAGAAACAGGAGATCATGAAATAGTTGCGCGGTGCGAAGAGGTCGATCCAAACGGCGATTGGATCGTCTTCAGGACAATGTCGCCAACAATCGTTTCTCTTTGATAATTAAAACATTTTTAAAGTCCATAGAGGCAATAATACTATTTATCGTACTATTGCCTCTTTTGGCTTAATAAGGTAGATAAGATGCGTTTGACAATAGGTATGCCAAGTTATAATAATTTTTCTGAAGTCTGGTTTACCATTCAGGCTTTAAGAATGTATCATAACTTAAAAGATTGTGAAATACTTGTAGTCGATAATTTTGGTGAAAAAAACATGGAAAAATTTATAAAACAAAATGGTAAAGGAATAGTTAGATATGAAAAATTTGTAGATCGCGTAGGAACAAGTTGTGCTAAAAATAAGATATTCGAACTGGCAAAAGGCGAAATGGTTATTTGCATGGATTCTCATGTTTTACTTAAACCCGGGGCTCTTGATAATATTCCTGTTACAGATGACTTGATCCATGGCCCATTAATATACGCCAGTACAAATTATTATTGTTGTGAATGGCTGCCGGTATGGCGCGGGAATATGTGGGGAATATGGGGAAAAAGTGTTACAAAACTGCCAGACAAACCATTCGAAATATGGGGAATGGGGTGTGGATTTTTTTTAACAAAAAAAAGCAGTTGGCTTGGTTACAATAAAAACTTTAAAGGATTCGGAGGAGAACAAGGATATCTTCACGAAAAATACAGAAAAGCAGGAAGAAAAGTATGGTGCTATCCTCAGTTCGTATGGATGCACATGTTTGATAGAAAAATACCTTATCCATTAGATATGTCATTAAGAGTGAGGAATTACATTATAGGATTTCAAGAATTAGGGCTTGATACCACTCCAATAAAACAGCATTACGGAGAAAAACTTTTTACAGAAGCAATGGCTAAAATAAATGGATAAATTAATAAGCGCGCTTTGCATTACTTATGGAAGGCCCAAATTGCTGGAAGAAGCAATTGAAAGCTTTCTCAGGCAGGATTATGCAAACAAAGAAATGGTCATTGTAAATGATCTTCCTGAACAGGAATTGGTTTTCGATCATCCTCGAATAAGAATTTTTAATCTTAAAAAACGGGTTGAAACAATAGGGGAAAAAAGAAATATCGCCGTTAAGCTGGCAATGGGAAGCATCGTTATTTGCTGGGATGATGACGATATAAATCTTCCATGGCGGATGTCTCAGGTTATGAATGTATTTAATTCTGATAAAAACATTAAATATTTTAATTTAAAAACAAAATGGTTATGGAGAAAAAACAATCTATCATTTAAACAAAGTTTGTGTGTTGGATTGCCGGCAATAGATAAAAAAACTCTTTTATATATTGGTGGATATAATTCATTAATAAGGGGAGAAGATACCGATTTAAATAAAAGAATAGCATTCAATTTGTTGTCACAAAATATTAAATTAATAGCTTTTTCAAAAGAAGAATGCCCAATTATTTATCGACAACATACAGGGTATTATCATCTTTCTTCAGTAAGCCACAAACCTGATGCAATGAAAATTATAGAAGATTCTGTAAAATCAAAACCAATTAGCGAGATAGTTGTTCTTAACCCTCATTGGGAACAGGACTGGTTGCAATTAACCAAGGAGGCGACATGTTATCAAAAATAACACAAAATTTTTTCTACAATGAATTTCGTCCAGCTGGTGCTCCTGTTACGTGGATGCCAATTTCTGATTATCAAAATATATTGATCACAATGCTGGCAAACAACCTGCAAATAGTACGGTCATCTATGCCTCCAGGGTCCACTATGACAATTTCATGTGGAGTAAGAGTTCTGTCAGATTTTAATCGTTTAGTAAGTCAGGGATATCATCCGTCTCCTACGAGCGATCATTTTTGTGGAAATGCTGTGCCGGTAGATTCTATTTCAGATAAATTCAAAAGGTATGGTCCTGTATATTATTTTTCAGTAGGAGCCGCGGATATAATTCCAAACGGAATGGATAACGATTTATTATTCAGAATGGCAGTGCAAATGACATTAAGAGGAGTATGCAGATTCGGACAGATAATTAATGAACAGGATATTAAAAAAGGCACAAAATGGGTCCACTTCTCAAATGATTATTCGAGTATATTCTCATCTGATATGGTTAAGTTTCTTAATAAACAGCCTTTTTTAACAACAATCGATGGAGGACTTACTTATACGCCATATCTTCCGGTATAGATTTTTACTCTGTTAATTTGTATAATTAAAATAAACGCTTGGATCAACTATGCAATTCACATCTGTAGACGTTGTAAAAACAAAAGAAAATTTTTATTATATTGAATGGGGATTTGCTCCAACAACCACGACTCCAGTTCCAACAACAGAGGCCCCTACAACTCCAGAACCGTTGGTTACCACTACCCCAGAACCGCATCATCCAGGCGGATTGCCTACCACTACCACCATGCCCCCGCTGTTTGATACAACGACTACGCCTGCGCCGGAATCTCCATCAACATCTCCATCAAGCAGCGCATCATCATCTGCCAGCCCTTCTCCTCCTCCAGAATCAGTTGATGATTATAATTTCCAAATATGGTGGAGCAGGGATCCTATTTCAGGATTTCTTGCTGTTCAAGATGTTAATGGGGATCCAATTGTAATAGATGGCGCGGTAGGTCCGCTTTGTTATACGCATCAAATACGTCAATACGATTTTAATCAAGATAATTATTATAAAATTCTTGCTATAAAAAAAGTTGAATTAACTCAATTTTTCTCTGAAACTGTTTTTATCGGAATGTTCAGCGACGGCATTCATGAGGTAATGAAATACAATGAAGAACTTCTTTACCAGCATTATCAAGGCGAACCATGTCTTATAATCAAAAGAAAAAGCTTTGGCGCGCGTTGCCCTGTATGCTGGTCTAAAGAACGCCAACAAATGATAAGATCTCATTGCGATACATGTAAGGGAACCGGATTTGTTACAGGATATTATCAAGCAATTAGAGAACAGGTTTCCTTTGATTCGGATCCTAAAAAATCTGATTCTCAAAAAGAATGGGAAAATGTATATGACACAATAAGGGCAAGGTTATCAAATTATCCTTTAGTGAGGCCAAAGGATTTAATTGTAAATCTTGACAATAATAAAAGATTCGTTATCACTCATGTTGAAACAACAAAGCTTCCAAAATTAAGCGAAAGCAAACAGGTACTTTCAAAACAAAATTATATTTTAAGTCAATTACTCACCCTCGAAGAACTTAATCCGGATGATAATGAATATTTCATAGATGTGGACCATATTCCTGAAGTTCCGCAAGGGGATGAAGGTGGAACAGGAAGCACTATTCCGTTTTTTAATGATCATCTTCCGGTAACGGTTGATCCTCCATTATCAATTACAGACAACCATCAACATGTAGTTTTAAATTACAGTTCGGATGATTTTAAATTAATAAATGGAATACTGGCTCTTAAAAACAGCACCGGATCGATAGGCACGGAAAGTTATATAGCCGCAGAGGTAATAGCGCCCGCTCTGAAAGTAGTTATTACAAACGGAGATGGAACAATATCTATTGCAGATTCTTCAGACAAAACGCAGGTTGATAAAGTTGTAGGAATAACATTGAGTGAAGCGGCTATGGGAGGATTGGTTGTTGTTCAAAAACTTGGAAAACTTGTGAATGTATCATGGAATTGGACAATAGGAAAAGGAATATTTTTTGATGATAATGGCAATTTAACCCAAACAGTTCCAGTAGGAGGTTATTGGATGAACATCGCAAAAGTGATAACTCCAACTATAATAGAGATTCTTTTACGACTTCCGGTAATACGGGTTTAGGAGAGTGACACATGCCAAAAACCAGTGTTATCATACCATCCAGAAATGAAAGATTTCTACAAAAAACAATTGATGATATTCTTTCAAAAGCTACAAAAGATATTGAGGTCATAGCTGTTCTTGACGGCTATTGGCCAAATCCAGCATTAAAAGAACATAAAAATTTAATACTAATCCATGTAACAGATCCGAGGGGAATGAGGCCGGCAATCAATTCTGCCGCTCAAATAGCGCGTGGAAAATATTTAATGAAACTAGATGCTCATTGTATGGTCGATAAAGGGTTTGATGAAAAATTAATGGCGGACTGTGATGACAACTGGATTGTCGTTCCAAGAAGATACAGTCTTGAGCCGGAAAAATGGGAAATAGCTAAAACTGGAAAAGCCCCTGTTGATTGTCATTATCTTTCTTATCCATATCTGAAACCGGAAGAAATCGGAATGCATGGAGTCCCATGGACCGAAAGAGCTAAGGCAAGGATTGATATTTTAATAGACGAAGAAATGTCCTCTCAAGGTTCTTGCTGGTTCATGCGCAAAGATTATTTCTGGAAATTTGGCGGAATGAGCTGTGAGGGATATGGAAATTTTGTTCAAGAGGCTCAGGAGCTTGGATTGAGAGCGTGGCTATCTGATGGAAAAATGATGGTTAATAAAAAAACATGGTACGCGCATCTTCACAAGGGGAAAACATATGGAAGAGGATATTATATATCACAACCTAAAATGGTTGCAGGCGCAATATATTGCGCAAATTTTTGGATGAGCAATAAATGGAAAGAAAGAAAACACGATATGGAATGGTTTATAAATAAATTTTGGCCCGTTCCAACGTGGCCTGAAAACTGGAAAGAACTTCGATTTAATAAGGAAACAAATGAATACTCTTGATCGCTCAGAATGGGATAAAGGAAGGGTTGGAGAATTAGGGTTTTGGAGAAATTTTCTTAATAATAAATCTAAAAAATATTTAATTAATAGACTTCTTCATCCTAGACTTCATTTTATGCTGGGGGATAAAAAGGAAGTCAGTATCGCCGATATTGGCGCCGGAGCGATATCTATTATAGGAAACACTTATGAAGGCGTCAAACTCAATATAACTCCTTCTGATTTTTTAGCTGACGAATACAAACAATTATTAAACGAATTAAATATCCATCCTTTAATTTATACTGAAAAACAGGACATGGAAAAACTAACTTATGACAATAATACTTTTGATATAGTTTATTGTCAAAATGCTTTAGATCATTGTTTTGATCCTAAAAAAGCAATATTGGAAATGATACGAATTTGCAAATCTAATGGATGGATATATTTTCGGCATTTTCCGCATGTGGCAAAACATCATAGATATCGTAATTTTCATCAATGGAATATTGACAAAACAAATAATAATGATTGCGTTGTCTGGAACAGACAGGAACAATTTTTATTATCAAGTTTGGCAAGTGGTTTTAATACTGAAACAGAAACAGGACGCATAGGGATGGTTGTAACAACAGGTAAAAAAGAAAATCTAAAGGAGGTGTCGTGAATTTAATTGAATGCTTGTCGCAAAAATATTCTTTTGATTTGTCTCAAAAATCACCTATACAGCTTCCATTAACGCGAAACGATCTTACAAAAATATTTAAGGAATTGGGATTTAAAACAGGAGTTGAGATAGGCGTTCAAGAAGGAATTTATTCCGAAATTATATGCCAAAACAATCCAGAAGTATCTTTGTTTTGTGTTGATCCATGGAAAGCTTATCGTCGATATCGGGATTTTGTAAGTCAAGAAAGACTTGATAAATTTTATGAAACAGCGAAAAAGAGATTAGAACCTTATAACTGTACATTTATAAAAAAATTTAGCCTGGATGCGGCTAAAGATTTTGCAGATAAAAGCCTAGATTTCGGTTATATAGACGGAAATCATGAATTCAGATATGTAGTAGACGATACCGATGAATGGATAAGAAAAATAAAAAAAGGCGGTATCATGGCTGGGCATGATTACAAACGATCAAAAGGCGATGCTCCATATCATGTAGTTGATGCTATTTCTGCTTATACTTATTCACATAAAGTGAAACCGTGGTTTATTACAACAGAAACAGATCATGATTTACCTAGGTCTTTTTTCTGGGAGAAACAATGGATTTAACAATATTATTTTACACATCAAATTATATAAACGAATCCTTCGCCAAGGAAATAAGGGATCAGTTAATAAGAGCTTCCGAAGGAATTCCTATAATAAGTATTTCTCAAAAACCAATGGATTTCGGAGAAAACATATGTGTTGGAGATATTAGCAGATCTCATCTTAATATTTATAGACAAATTTTAATAGGAGCAAAAGCAGCCACAACGGAGTATGTTGCATTGGCTGAAGATGATGTATTGTACTCTCCAAGCCACTTTACTTCATTTCGTCCAGACGGAGATACATTTGCATATAATTTAAATAAATGGAGTATTTTTACATGGGTAAATCCTCCAACATTTTCTTATATACCGCGAATGGTTATTAATGCATTAATAGCCCCAAGAAAACTTCTTGTTGAAGCTTTAACAGAAAGATTTACAAAATGGCCTGATGATACAAAAACACCTGTTAAATATTGGGGAGATTTAGGTCGTTATGAAAATTATCTTCATGTTACAGTTAGAAAAACAACAACTTTTAATTCTTCTCAATGTAATATTGTGTTTTCGCATACAGATGCGTATGGATATCTTGGATTAGGAAATAGAAAAAAAATGGGAGATCAAAGAGTAACAGAATTAGACGGTTGGGGAACCGCATCGGATATAATAAAAATCTTCAAGGAAAGAAACCATGAATAATATAGAAGATATAATATTTACAAATAAAGGTAAATGGCTCATGAAAATGAGCGAACGGTTAATGATATGCGGAATGGCTTCATTACTACATCCTGCCAGTATTTTAGAACTTGGGGTTTATCTTGGAAAATGTTCTGAGCAACTTTCAAAATTAACACCTATAGTTTATTGTGTCGACCCAATGAGGCATGAAGAATTAGCATTACCTTCAAATTGTTATTTTATACAATTAACAAGCGATGAGTTTTTCAAGTGTGTTGCTAAAAACAATACATATGATTTGATTATTGTCGATGCGGATCATACAGAGGAAAATGCGTACAGGGATTTAAAAAATTCTATTCAATATGGAAAGTACATTTTAATGCATGATAGCGCGAATCCTGAGTGCAGGCAAGGATACAAAAAGGCCATACGTGAATGCGGGGATAAAATAAAATTTAAAAATCTCGATTTGCTACCATGTTCATATGTTTCCACAAAAAATGTTCAATGGGGCGGATTAGGAATAGTAGTAACAAAATGATACCTAAAATTATACATACAGCATGGACATCTAATGATTCTTTTAAAAAAAAGTATCATAAGTTCAGAGAGTCATGGATAAGATTCAATCCAGATTGGTCGTTTTATTTTTGGGATCAGCATAATTTTCCATGGGGGAAATTTGACAATATATCAAAAGAGTTATTATCGTCAAACAAGGTTCATTACGTTGTTAAATCAGATGTAATCAGGTATGAAATATTAAGACTGTATGGGGGAATCTATGTCGACTGTGATGTTGAATGTTTAAAATCGTTTGAACCATTATTAATATACGAATCGTTTGTAGGATATGAAAGATATCCTGATATTATAAGTAATTGTATTATCGGTGTTGAAAAAGACAACCCAATTATAATAGATATTTCCAGAACATTAAATGAAAAAATTCTAAATCATCGCGATTACAGCAATAAACATCCTCATGTTTACGGGGTAGGTTTCGCCGGCAGTAAATTAAAAAATCTATCTATGGTTCTTCCTCAAAACGCGTTCTGTCCATTTTTAGGAGAAAGTCGTCCTAAAAATGTCAATTCTAAAAATTATCCAGATGCCTATGCTATTCATCATTTTTCAGGAATGGATGATGATGGATGGGTTAAAAACAGAGAGGTATGATTCATGAAAGTTGCTTTGATATCTGCTAATCTTGGAAAATTCTGCAACCATAATGAATGGGAAAAACAGGAAATAAATCCTGATATCGAATTATCGATATTTAGATTGGATGATAATAATTTTCCTCCCAGAGATAAATCTCTTACTTCAAGGATGCAGGCGAAAATACCCAAAGTATTTGGATGGCAGATGTTTCCAGGATTTGATTATTACATATGGATAGATGCGCGCTTCGAGGTAAAAAAAGGATTTGTACAATGGATGGTTGATCAAAATAAAAATTTTGATTGTTCGTTCTTTACTCATCCATGGAGACATTCGATAAAAGAAGAAGCCGACATGATGAATATTGCATTAAAATCAAAATTTCATAATCATTATGATTATATTCAATCAAGATATACTGGAGAATTTATAGATGAACAACTAGAAATAATTTTCAAAGACAAATCTTATAAAGACAATTACCTTCTTGCGGCGACAACTTTTATTTATAAAAATAACGATGTCATGAAAAACATATTATCAGAATGGTGGCTTCACATTTCAAGATACTGCATCATGGATCAGTTTATTCTTCCTTATTTATTGAGACAATATAAATGCAATCTTAACATTATTCAAGACGATGTTTTTCATGCTAAACATGCTAAATACATCAAATGAAAGGACATCAAAATCATGGACCTGTCAATAGTAATTCCTGCCCGTAATGAAGAATTTTTGCAACAGACAATTGATTCTATTGTAAAAGGAATCAAAGCTGATACAGAAGTAATTGCCGTTCTTGATGGGTATTGGCCGGTAGGGGGAATTAAAGATCATCCGAGAGTAAGGCTTATTCACCATTCTGAATCAATAGGACAAAGAGCCGCCACCAATGAAGGGGTAAGATTAAGCGAAGCAAAATATATAATGAAGATTGATGCGCATTGCGCCATCGATGAGGGTTTCGATGTAAAATTAATGGCTGATATTCAACATGATTGGACCGTTATCCCAAGGATGTACAACCTTCATGTGTTCGACTGGAAATGTCAAAAATGCGGAAATAAAACTTATCAGGGCCCAAAGCCAATAAAATGCGAAAAATGCGATAATAAAACTGAATTTGAAAGAATAATCGTCTGGACTCCACGCTGGAATAGAATGTCGGATTTTGCCAGGTTCGACAGCACTCTTCATTTTCAATACTGGGGAGAGTACAAGCGTCGCCCTGAGGCGCAAGGCGACATATGCGATACCATGTGTCAGATAGGCGCATGCTGGATGATGGAAAGAAACAGATATTGGGAAATAGGAGGACTTGATGAGAATCATGGATCTTGGGGACAAATGGGTGTGGAAATTTCCTGTAAATCATGGCTATCAGGAGGAAGGCAAGTAGTAAATAAAAAAACGTGGTTCAGTCATCTTTTCAGAACACAGCCCGGTTTTGGATTTCCTTATCCCAACCCAGGAGTAAATAAAGCAAGAGAATATTCAAGACAATTATGGATGGAAAATAAATGGGACAAAGCAATACATAAACTTCCATGGTTAATAAAAAAATTTGCCCCGGTTCCTGATTGGCCAAGCGAAACCGATAAAAAAATATCAAAAGGCGTAGTGTATTATACCGACAATCTTTGCGATCCAATGATAAGAGATGTTGTTCAAAAAAATCTTAAACAACGTTGTAATGGTTTTGATGTAGTATCCGTGTCTCTTAAGCCAATTGAATTTGGAAGGAATATTGTTCTTCCTCTTGAGCGTGGAATCCTTACAATGTTCAAACAAATATTGGCAGGGCTGGAAACCAATACTGCTGAAATAATTTATTTATGTGAACACGATGTTATTTATCATGAAAGTCATTTTGATTTTATTCCACCAAGAAACGATACTTATTATTATAATGAGAATACATGGAAGGTCGACGCTACAACAGGACAAGCTTTATTTTATTATTGTAAACAAACATCAGGACTTTGTGCTTATCGCACTCTTCTCATAGAACATTATAAAAAACGTATTGCAAGAATGGAAAAAGAAGGAAGGTATGAAAGAAGTGTTGGTTTTGAACCTGGAACTCATAAATTTCCGCGCGGCATTGATGAACACGGGGCTGAGAAATATTTTTCTGAATTACCAAATATAGATATAAGACATACGACTAATTTGACAAAAAACCGTTGGAGTCAGGATGAATTTCGAAACAAAAATTCATGTCTTGGATGGAAAATGTCGGATGAGGTTCCGGGGTGGGGAAAATCAAAAGGAAGGTTCAAAGACTTTTTACTGGAGGTGTTATGAGTTTTGTAGTTGTATTCAGTAAAGCAACCGGTAGAATACGTTCGATTTTTGTTCCTGATGATGATGAACAAATAAAAAATCTTAAATATTTGGACGGAGAAGATCATGTTATTTTAGATGATAAAGATAAACTTCCACTTCCTGAACTTCAGGAATTAATTAATAAACAAACAGGAATTATCCCAAAAGACGACAGATATGCGGTAGTAGATGCGGCAGGAGAAGTAAAAGCTGTAATAATTGCCGATCCGTTATGTGGAGATGAAATAAAAGATCATGAATTAATTACTTCAACAGAAGCTGAGGTAGGACACACTTGGGATAAAGATGCCCATGTATTTGTTCCTCCAGTAAAGGCGGCAACAACAACTCCTGCGCCAACAACTTCTGTTCCAACAACTCCTGCCCCAACAACCAAAGACCCTTCAATTAAAGATGATTTAATAGAGGATTTTGTCCCTTCAGCGGGACCAGAATAATAAATACATTTTTAATTATGCGAAATAAATTATGGCATGGTATGCATACATATTGTCTGGCACCTCTTGGGCTGGTGTTGACACAGATGGCAGCAACATTACTGTTGAGTGTATTGGTGGTGGTGGCGGCGGAACATCAAGCACGACTGTTAATGATGGTGGTGGGGGTGGCGAATATCGTTCATCAGTAGTGGCATATACATCAGGTTCTACTATAAATGGAATTCAAATCGGACAAGGTGGAACTGGAGGAACTACTGGAGGAAATGGCACTCAAACTAAATGGAATACAAATGTTATAATTGCTGATAATGGAGATGGCGCAGCAGCTGGTGGGGCTGGAGGTTCGGGAGGAACAGGAACTACAGGACGAAATGGCGGCAGCGCAACAGGACCTGGTGGATATGCAGGAGGATCAGGTGGAGGTGGTGCTGGAGGGCCGGCAGCTGCGGGACAACCAGCTGGATCTCGTACTGGCGGTGGTTGGCAAAAAGGAGGTACAGGTGGTGGTGGTGCTGGAAATGGTGCAGCGCAAACTACCAATTCAAGTTCAGCATCAGGAACAGATGGTGGAGATGGGCCTGGAGGAACAGGTCATGGAACCGGAGCAACTTCAAATGTCGCGCCAGGAGCAGCATCATTAGGTGGTGGCGGAGGTGGAAGTTATTATAGCGCATCTGCTCCTCATTATGCCGGCGGAGACGGTTCAACAGCAAATACTTGGGATACCGAATATGGGCCTGGCGGCGGTGGTGGCGGTGGTGGCGGTTTATGTAACGGTGGTAATGGTGGAAATTATGGTGGTGGTGGCGCAGACTCTGGATATCGTCAAGGTACTGAAACAGGAGGAAACGGCGCTCAAGGTATTATCGTCGTTACTTATAAAAAATCAAGCGCATCTGCTTCAGTTTCTCCATCAGCATCAAGAAGTCCTTCCGCTTCAGTTTCTCCATCTGCAAGCGTATCAGCTTCAATAAGCCCGTCTGCTTCTGCGTCTGCATCTGTTAGTCCTTCAGCCAGCGCAAGCGCCTCTATAAGTCCAAGCGCATCAAGAAGTCCTTCAGCTTCAGTTTCTCCGTCTGCCAGTGCATCAGCATCTATTAGCCCTTCAGCTTCAATAAGTCCGTCTGCATCTGTATCTGCATCTGTTAGTCCTTCAGCCAGTGCGTCTGCATCTATTAGTCCGTCTGCTTCCGTATCTGCTTCAATAAGTCCGTCAGCATCAAGAAGTCCTTCAGCTTCAGTTTCTCCGTCTGCATCTGTGTCGGCTTCAGTTTCTCCTTCAGCAAGCGCATCAGCGTCTATAAGCCCATCTGCTAGTGCGAGCGCTTCTGTAAGTCCAAGTGCTTCTATTAGCCCGTCAGCATCAATCAGTCCTTCTGAAAGCGCTTCTGAATCTGTAAGTCCATCAGAATCTATAAGCCCATCAGCGAGTGTAAGCCCTTCTCCACCACCTCCAGTAACTGTTTTTATCACTTCAGGAACAGTATGGAATGAAGAAACAGATGAATCTGATATTGATGTTGAATGTATAGGAGGCGGAGGAGGTGGCGCCGGAGGTGGTGGAGAATATAGAAAAAGCACTATATCTTATAAATCAGGTTCTAATTCTATTATTCAGATAGGACAAGGTGGAGGTCCTACACTTGATGGTACGGATACAAAATTTATAGGAGATTTTGAAGGAATAGGAGAAACACCAAGGTATTGGAATTGTATTACTGTTGCGCCTAATGGCGATGTATATGCTAATGAATTTGGAGATATTTATAAACAAACAGGCGGGGTTGGCCCTTTTGTTGCTTTAGGACAAACAACTAGACTTTGGGAAGCAATGGCTGTTGCTGCTAATGGTGATGTTTATGTTGCTGTAATTAATGATGATATTTATATACAAACTGGAGGTATTGGTAATTTTGTTGGATTAGGCCAAGGAAATAAACAATGGGCAGGAATGACTATCGCTCCTAATGGAGATATTTATACTGTTGAAATTGGTGGTGATATTTATAAACGCACAGGCGGTGTTGGTAATTTTATTGCACAAGGACAAACATCTCGGTCATGGCAGGGAATCGCTGCTGCTCCTAATGGCGATATTTATGCAACAGATGCTGGTGGTGATATTTATAAAAGAACTAATGGCGTAGGCGATTTTATTGCATTAGAACAAGAATCAAGATCATGGTCAGCTATAACCGCTACCCCAAATGGAGATATTTATGCTCTTGTAATTTTTGATGATGTTTATAAACAAACTGGAGGGGTTGGAGATTTTCTTCCGCAACATTGGTCGCAAGGTTCTGTATTTTTAGCTTCTGATCTTAATGGAATTTTATACGCTACTCTTTTTACCTTCATATCTCCTGTTGATATATATAAACAGAAAGTAATAATAGCTAAAGCCGGTCATGGATCTTCATCAGATAGGGCAGGAGGAACAAATGGTATAGGTGATCTTGGATATGATGGTGGCGCAGCCGGTTCTAATGATAATGCTGGCGGTGGTGGCGCTGGAGGGCCTAATGGTATTGGCGCTAAAGGCGGAAATGGCAGCGCAAATGGAGGAGGAGGTGGTGGTGGAGCTGGAGGAGGATCGACTGGAAATAATGGAAGCAATCCATCAGGTGGTGATGGAGGAAATAATTATTTAAGTTCAGGTCATGGAAATGGAGGAAATCTTTCTGGAGATCCTGGCGACAACGGATCAGACGGTGGTGGCGCTGGTGGCGGCGCAATTAATGGAAAAGGTGGAAACGGTGGAAATGGTATAGATTGGACAGCAGAATATGGCGCTGGTGGCGGCGGAGGTGGTGGAGGAAATAATGCAAACGGTGGTAACGGCGGAATTTATGGAGGTGGCGGAGGCGGTACAAATAATGGAACCGCAGGTACTGGTGGTCAAGGAATAATTGCAATAACATACCGTCCCAAACCTTCTGCTTCTGTTTCTCCATCAGCAAGTAAATCTGCTTCAATTTCTCCAAGCGCATCAGTATCTCCGTCGGCAAGCGAGTCCGCTTCAATATCACCATCAGCTTCAGTGTCACCATCAGTTTCCATTTCTCCATCGGCCAGCGCATCGGCTTCTATAAGCCCATCAGCCAGCGCGTCAGCGTCAGTTTCACCTTCAGTGTCTGTTAGTCCATCGGCAAGTGCATCGGCGTCTATTTCTCCATCAGCTTCAATAAGCCCGTCTGCAAGCGCTTCAGCTTCTGTTTCTCCATCTGAATCTATTAGTCCTTCTGCAAGCGCCAGTGCATCTGTTTCACCTAGCGCTTCAATTTCTCCAAGTGCATCTATTTCTCCTTCAGCAAGTGAATCAGTTTCCATTTCTCCATCGGCATCAATATCACCATCTGCAAGCGAATCTGTATCCGTTTCACCAAGCGCATCTATAAGCCCGTCAGCCAGCGTTTCAGCTTCAGTTTCACCGTCAGCGTCTATAAGCCCATCCGCATCTATCAGCCCATCTGCAAGTGCGTCGGCTTCGGTAAGTCCTTCTGAAAGCGCATCAGCATCAGTAAGCCCAAGCGAGTCTGTCAGCCCTTCTGCAAGTATTTCAGCATCAGTATCTCCTTCGGCAAGTGTTTCTGCTTCAATAAGTCCATCAGAATCAGTATCGCCGTCAGCAAGTGTTTCCGCATCTATTTCTCCTTCAGCAAGTGAATCAGCTTCTATAAGTCCATCAGCATCAATTAGTCCTTCCGCAAGCGAATCTGCTAGTATAAGTCCTAGCGCATCGATAAGTCCATCAGCGAGTATTTCTGCTTCAATATCGCCTTCAGCGTCAGTGAGCCCATCAGAAAGCGCTTCAGCATCTATAAGTCCCAGCGCTTCAATCAGTCCGTCAGCATCAACATCACCATCTGCAAGCGAATCAGCTTCGATATCTCCATCAGCAAGTATTTCAGCATCCGTTTCGCCATCAGCCTCAATATCGCCATCAGCAAGTATTTCGGCTTCAATTTCTCCTTCAGCAAGCGTGAGCGCGTCTATAAGTCCCTCTGCATCGATATCTCCATCAGAATCAATATCCCCTTCTGCAAGCGCATCTGCAAGTATTAGCCCATCGGCTTCTGTTTCTCCTTCAGCATCCGAAAGCGCATCCGTAAGTCCATCAGCGTCCGTTTCTCCATCGGCATCAATTAGCGCATCAATCAGTCCGTCTGCTTCAATATCTCCAAGTGCTTCAGTAAGTCCCTCTGCTTCTGCCAGCGCTTCTATAAGTCCTTCCGCATCCGTAAGTCCATCAGCAAGCGAATCAGCTTCTGTAAGCCCATCAGCTTCAATGTCTCCATCCGCAAGCGAATCTGCGTCTATAAGCCCTAGCGCAAGCGTATCTGCTTCAATAAGTCCATCAGCTAGTATTTCGCCATCTGTAAGCGAATCAGCATCTATAAGCCCAAGCGCATCTATAAGCCCTTCAGTTTCAGAAAGCACATCTGTCAGTCCGTCTGCATCTATCAGCCCATCAGCATCTATTTCTCCATCAGCGTCAGAAAGCGCTTCTATATCTCCTTCAGCATCTATTAGTCCATCAGCAAGCGCATCTGCAAGTATTAGCCCATCAGCTTCTATAAGTCCATCAGCATCAGAAAGCGCTTCGATTTCCCCATCAGCGAGCATTAGTCCATCAGCTTCTGAATCAGCATCTATAAGCCCTAGCGCTTCTGTGTCGCCGTCAGAATCTGAAAGCGCATCGATATCTCCTTCGGCATCGATTTCTCCATCTGCTTCAGAAAGCGCGTCAATAAGTCCATCTCCATCAGTTTCTCCTTCTGCAAGTGAATCAGCTTCTATTTCTCCGTCTGCAAGTGAATCGGCTTCTGTAAGCCCGTCTGCAAGCGCATCAGCGTCTATATCACCGTCTGCAAGCGCTTCTGCCTCAATAAGTCCTTCAGCATCTGTAAGTCCTTCTGCAAGCGCATCAGCCAGTATAAGTCCTAGCGCATCGATCAGTCCGTCTGAAAGTATTTCCGCATCAATTTCTCCTTCGGAATCAATTAGTCCGTCAGCAAGTGTTTCCGCATCCATAAGTCCAAGCGCCAGTGAATCTGCATCAGTAAGCCCAAGTGCCAGTGTATCAGCAAGCATAAGTCCATCAGCATCTATTTCTCCTTCAGTAAGTGAATCAGCTTCTATAAGTCCATCAGTAAGTGTTTCCGCATCAATAAGTCCAAGTGCATCAATTAGCCCCTCTGAATCAGTTAGTGCTTCAATTTCCCCAAGCGCTTCAATAAGTCCAAGTGCAAGCGAATCTGCATCTATTTCCCCTTCAGAGAGTATAAGCCCATCAGCATCAGAAAGTGTATCGATAAGCCCATCTGAATCTATTTCTCCGTCAGCAAGCGAATCTGCGTCTATAAGTCCGTCGGCATCCATAAGTCCTAGCGCAAGCGAATCAGTATCGATATCCCCATCAGCATCTATAAGTCCGTCTGAATCTATATCTCCATCGGTAAGTATATCTGCATCTATAAGTCCAAGCGCATCTATAAGTCCTTCAGAATCTGAAAGTGCATCTGTTAGCCCGTCTGCATCAATAAGCCCATCAGCTTCTGAAAGCGTGTCAATCAGCCCTAGCGCAAGCGTATCTGTATCAGTAAGCCCGTCGGCATCTATAAGTCCTAGCGCCAGTGAATCAGCATCTATAAGTCCAAGCGCATCTATTTCACCTTCAGCAAGCATAAGCGCGTCAATAAGTCCATCAGCATCGATATCCCCATCAGTATCAGAAAGCGCATCTATATCCCCATCCGAATCTATATCCCCATCGGAATCGGAAAGCGCGTCTATAAGTCCAAGCGCATCTATATCTCCATCTGCTTCAATTAGCGCGTCAATAAGCCCGTCGGAGTCTATTTCTCCTTCTGTTTCAGAAAGCGCATCAATAAGTCCGTCACCATCAATTTCCCCTTCCGCTAGTGAATCGGAATCTGTTTCTCCATCGGCATCTATAAGCCCATCCGCTAGTGAATCGGCATCGATTTCTCCGTCAGCATCTATAAGTCCATCAGCCAGTATATCGGCTTCAATAAGTCCATCTGAAAGCGTCTCTGCATCTATTTCACCATCAGTATCTATTTCGCCATCAGCGTCTATTTCGCCATCAGCAAGTGAATCGATTTCAATATCACCTTCTGCTAGTATTTCAGCATCAATAAGTCCATCAGCATCAATATCACCATCGGAATCAATTTCTCCATCAGCCAGTATTTCAGTATCTATAAGTCCATCTGCCAGCATTTCAGCTTCGATAAGCCCTTCGGCATCTATCAGTCCATCAGTAAGCGCATCTGCTTCAGTAAGTCCTTCAGCAAGTGCCTCTGCATCGATTAGTCCTTCAGAGTCTATAAGTCCGTCTCCCAGCATCTCAGCAAGCATTAGTCCATCAGCTTCAATTTCACCGTCAGAATCAATAAGTGCTTCTATTTCTCCATCGGCCTCAAGGTCACCATCAGCAAGTATATCGGCATCAATAAGTCCTTCAGCATCTGTAAGTCCAAGCGCTTCTGCCAGTATATCTGTAAGCCCTTCAGCGTCCATCAGCGCATCTATTTCACCTTCAGCATCAAGAAGCCCTAGCGCATCTGTTAGCGCTTCGATCAGCCCTTCTGCATCAGTAAGCCCGTCAGCATCAGCAAGTGCGTCATTATCACCATCTGCAAGCATCAGCCCATCGGCAAGTATATCTGCAAGTATTAGTCCATCAGCATCTGTAAGCGCTTCGGTAAGCCCTTCTGTTTCTATTTCTCCGTCAGCGTCAGTGTCGGCGTCATTAAGCCCCTCAGCTTCCATAAGCCCGTCGGCAAGTATAAGCGCATCTATTTCTCCTTCAGCAAGTAGAAGCCCATCAGCATCGGTAAGCGCTTCGATCAGTCCTTCAGCAAGTATAAGTCCATCAGCTTCTGTAAGCCCATCGGCATCAGCAAGCGCGTCAAGAAGTCCTTCAGCTTCAATTTCTCCTTCAGTTAGTGTCAGCGCGTCCATATCTCCATCAGCAAGCAGAAGCCCTTCAGCCAGCGTCAGCGCGTCCATATCGCCATCAGCAAGCGTAAGCCCGTCCGCTTCAAAAAGCGCATCTGTTAGCCCGTCAGCATCCGTCAGTCCGTCCGCATCTATCAGCCCATCGGCAAGTGCCAGCGCGTCTGTATCACCGTCTGCCAGCAGAAGCCCATCTGCAAGTATCAGCGCCTCAATAAGTCCATCTGCGTCCAGAAGCCCTTCTGCATCAAAAAGCGCTTCAATTTCGCCGTCTGCCAGTGCCAGTGCATCAAGAAGTCCGTCAGCCAGCAGAAGCCCGTCAGCCAGTATCAGTGCCTCTATAAGCCCTAGCGCATCTATAAGCCCGTCGCCTTCAGTAAGCGCATCGGCAAGTCCTTCTGAATCTGAATCGCCATCAATCAGTCCTTCAGCATCGGTATCAGCTTCTATAAGCCCTTCAGAATCAGTATCTCCTTCTGAAAGCGAAAGTCCGTCAATTTCTCCTTCAGAAAGTATAAGTGCCTCCATAAGCCCAAGCGCATCAGCGAGTCCTACACCATGGATTCTTGAAGTAAAAATGGAACATATAGAAGATGTGCTTTTACTGCAAAAATTGATTTATATTAATGATGAAGGACATTTTGAAGAACTTGATATTAATCCGATACCTCCAGATCTTATAGATAGAGTGTCTCATATTGAAAATTTGTTTTCGGATTATAAACCAATCCATATCAATAATGAAGGAAATTTAGAGGAAATAGACATCTGGAATGTTATAATGAATCCAGGAGATCCTTTAGAAGCCAGGATAACCAGATTAGAGGATATTATTAAAGACAAACCTATTCATATAAATCCTTCTGGAGAAATTGAAGAAACAGATTTTAATAATCCTCCACTTCCTCCACCATAAAGGGAAAAAAAATATGGAAGATTTTCTTGCCTGGTTATTAAAACTATCACCTACCGCAGGACTTTTTGCTCTTGGAATAGTTCTTATTATAGTTTTAATTTTAAAATCAAAAACAATAGTTGAAATATTAAAATGGTTTTCCAGTAAAAAAACGGGACGATCATGCGGGGATTGTGTTTTAATATTGTTTGGAATAAGAGAAAAATATGAAACAGAAACTATTAATATTTCGAATAATATTCTTCGTTCACAAATGTCTTATTTTGAACAAAAAGCGCATGAATTAATATTATCTTTTATCAGATCATATCAGGAAGATCTTGAACTTCTTGGTGCTAATAAACCCGCCTCTTTACGACTTTCACAATTTGGAAATTATCAGGAAGCCCTCAAAAACGCCATGGCTGCCGTAAAAGATGAAGTAAGAAAAGCTTTTAAAGAAAACGGATTTGTCGATATGTCTGAAAGCGAATATAGCTCTTATGTAAAATCAAAAGTAAAAACCCTTATTTCAATAGTAATTTCTTATCTTTCAACTTTTTATATTCAAACAGACGAAATGGTTGTAACATTAAAATATCGGGTAGATAAAATTGATACTCATAAAATCGATGAAATGGCGTTTGATGTTTTTGGTTTTGCAAAAACAATAGTAAGGCAATCAAGGGAAGAAGGAAAAAAATTAAAAGACAAATTTAAAAATGAAATAGATGATTTTATTAAAAATTCCGGAAGCCATTGAAACAAAAAGCTATGAATGATATAATAAAGTTGGTTATGAATGGTTTGCGTTATTGTTCCCTTTCGACTTATATTATAGAGAGGGACTGGATAAGCTCTTTGAAATTATCGGAACGGGTTTAAAAATGCCAGCATCAATGATTAATTTTCCCATGGCCGCCGTCGTAGATGGCCTTTCAAGTTATATTCAGCATTTGTTCTCAAACCCCTTGCTTGTTCCGGCTGAATATAGATGGGATCCAGACGATAGGAAAAGCAGAATAAGGATCGGCGCCCCATTTGTAATAGATAATGAAAAACCAATGAGCGCCCCATTCATCGTAGTTGAAAGAGATGCTTTTCAAATCGACGACCGGATACTCGATAATGTAAAATCGGGAGACCCAAACGTATTCGACAATATGAAATATGTATGCATCTGGGATGGATACATTAATTTCATATGCGGATCAAGGGTTGCGGCAGAAGCATCCAGTATGGCAAATTTTGTATCAACTATGCTTCAGGCTGATAGACACGGAATAATCGAAACACTTACGTTTCTAAGAAATTTAAAACAACTTTATGTCGGACCTGAAGTTCCTGTAATAAAAGATGCTGAAGTAAGACGGTGGGAAGTAACGGTAAAAATATTTATATCAATTCAAATAGGCTGGATAAAAAGCCTTCAAGAGCCGGTGCTTTGGAAAAAATATTCTGTTACTGAAGGAAATTATGTTTCAGAATCACCTCTTTCTGTAAAAGGAATCATAAGTCAGGGATCGGATTTACTTGTCGACGTCACCAAAGATTTTGGACCATATGTAACAAACGATCCACAATTTTTAGAAAAAGAATTACAAAAAGGTTGGTACTATATAAAATTCACAGGAAACGACCAATTATACCCTGTAAAGGAAATTGTGAACAACAACACTTTAAGACTGTTAAGTCACGATACAGATAATCAACCAGTTCCATGGTCGTCACCTGAATCTAAAATAGATGTCAGTTATGATTTGTACTGGAATAATATTCACCTTTACATAGAAGTTCCTAAAGTATAATTAATCTCATAAAGGAGAACAGATATGGCGTCAACTACATATCAAGGCCCAAATGTTTCTGTGCGACAGGAGTTCGTAACGTCGCCTGGAGCAGTAGCCATTGAAAGTTTGCCATCTGTTGCGGTTGCAACAGCCTATGACGTTTTCAAGAAAAAATCCCTCGGCTCGACATATGGAATCAAGCCGACTCGTATCCTTCCATGGGGCACCACCAACAAAGTCATTTACAGCAAAGACCAGGCGGGCCTCAAAGTCCTCAACATGTATCCTCCAAAAGCATACGCGAACAGTCAGTTCGGCGTTCTCGATCTTGATGTTCCTGCCGGCGATATTTCAGAAGATGGAATGTCGCTTGACGTCGATGATATGTATATCGTTCCAGGAACAGAAAAAGTCGCCGGATCATGCCAAGCCATTATACCTTACTATCAAGCCCATCTCGAGACAAAAATATTCGAAACAGATCTCCGTACGGTTGTTGTTACCAATGGTTCAGTTGTCACGGCGCAGATAAAGCCAGGCCAAAAAGTATTCATCAAAATCACTTCAACATGGACACTTGTTGGAACGGTAGGGTCTGTCGGAACCGATGAAACAAAAATCACTCTTGCAGCCCCTTATACTGCGGCAGTAACCAACGGAACGGATATAGCTGTCGGTGCGGCCAATTCAGATTTTATCGATATTCCCAATACCTTATACGATAGTTCTGCAAATTTCGTTTCAGCAAAAGTGGCTGTCGGAGACATTATTTCCGTTTCCAGTCTTGCAATCTCCGGCTCGGTCGAAAACCCAATTCTTGCCACCGTGATCGCTATTATAAACAAAAACACTCTCAGGTTTAATACCGACACGGCGACCAGCGATCAAGACGTCAATCCGGGAAAAATCGACTATAATTTCCTCACGTACAAAACATTCACGAACGCCATAGGAACAACCGCCCAGGTTTATTCTTATTCGATTAACCGGCTCCTTGGCTTTTCTCAGAGCTATGGAGTGAAATTTCTCAACAGCACAAATGTCAGTTCTTCTTCTTCCGCAAGTTCTTCAATAAGCGCAAGTCCGTCTGGCACAACCAGCGGAAGTGTAAGCCCGAGTTCAACCCAAAGCCCTAGCTCAAGCCAAAGTTCAAGTCCCAGCCCAAGCGGGGAGGACTTTGTTGATCCAGGCGTGCAGGTGACAAGGCTTACCGATAATTCTTTCACAGTCCATAAATCAGGTTTTCCTGTAATTAAAAAAGGAGACGTTTTCGTTATCGCGGAATCAAACGTTCCTGAAAACGATAACGAAAGAGAAATGGACAATCTTCGTCCCTATGTCGTGGATACGGTCGTTACAGTGGGTAATCTTTTAAAGATCACCACAATCGACGTTATCTACAAATCCGGAACCGGGATGACTACGGAAGAGAAATTTGAAACAGACGATTTCATCCAGATATGGTCTCCAAAAGTCGAGACCGAAATCGTGGCTGATTTCAGAGCTGTTCGCGCCGAAGAACACGGTGTAACCCATCGAATCACAAGCCTGAAAGATATTTTTGATGCCTGGGTAAATCCACTGGAAACTTCAATCGATCCCCGTAACGAACTCGCTTTCATGATGTCAATAATTTTTTCGCGTTCCGGCGGGAAAGTGTGCTATGGACACAATGTCGACTCCACAGCTTCAAACAAAGCCGCTGAATATGCGGCAGCGCTTGAAGACCTTAAGCTCTTTGATGTTTATAGCCACGCGTTCGGGACGACCGATGCTGGCGTCAACGGAATCATCGGAGATTACTGCGATGAACAAGCCGACCCGTACGAAGGGCATGAGAGAATCGGACTCATCTGCTATGACCTCGAAGACCTTTATCTCATGGGAACCGACAGCGGTTCGATAAACGAAGATACCGGCGTCATCACAACTACCGGCGCATGCGATCTGATCGCAGCCGGTGTCACGATGAATGATAAGGTCGAAATATTCGGAGACGATGGTTTAATCTATACAGCAACAATACTTGAAACACCTGTCGCTCCAGAAATTCCAGGAAATCCATTTACGGTCGTTACGGATTTCAGGAACGATACGGCAGTATCAAGTCCGACCTTTAAATTCCAAAGCGGCAGGAAAGATGATCAGGCCGTAAGAGCGGGAAACATCAAATATGGAAACAGGCGTGTGGGCATGGTATTCCCCGGATGGTTCTATGCCGAATTCAATGGAGAGCGTATGTCTCTTCCTCCATATTTCATCACAGCGACAATAGCTGGAATGGATTCGGGAATCATAGCATCCCAGTCTTTTACCAATATGCCTTTCAGTATTCCCGGCCTGACCAACATCGAGTTGAACACAAGCACTTATTTCCGGAAAGCTCAACTCGATCAAATAGGCGGCGGCGGTGTCGACATCATGATACAAGACGCCACTGTTACTCCTGCAATCAAGTCGAGGCACGATCTGACCACGAATATGGACGCTGTCCAACTTCGGGAAAGGTCAATCACAAAACAGGCGGATGTTGCGGCAAAGACCATCAGGTCTGCGCTATCTCCGTATGTCGGGCGTTATAACATTAACGACTCAAATCTTTTTAGGTTCCTTGGGCAGGTATGCGCCATCGTCTGCGGGAAACTTGTAAAAGATGGAATCCTTTCAAAACTTGTCGTTACAAAAATAGCCCGAGACGAAGTCATTGACGACAAAGTCAATTTCTTCCTGGAAGCCACGGCTTACATAGCGGGTAATTATTACGACGTCACATTACTGGTGAAAACCCGTTAATCAACGGGTTTTCTCTTTAGCTATATAACAAAGATATACAGGAGGAAACAATGGCATCACCAAAAATAGAATTACAGAGTCTCATCGATCAGACTGGTGGATGGGATTGGGAAGATAAGCACGTAACAAACGCTTTTTCTACTCCCAGCGGTCCGCAATACAATACGCATGGAATCGGCATCAGTGACATAATCGAATCAGGAACAGTGCTGATTGCCGCAGGCCCCGCCGATCTTGACAAGGCAAGCGAGAATATTGACGATGCAAACGGCGCTGGCGGATTCAGAGTAGTCCCGATCGGCCTTGTTGAAACGGCGCAAATCAGTCTTAACAAGCCATTGAGTAGAATTTTTGAAATCGGATCAAAACTCAGTTATATCATTCCAGGCCGAACGGTTGGCGGGATCAGCCTAAGCAGAGTTTTCTTCGATGGCCCCAGCATCCTGAAAGCGCTGTATTACGGCGAAGTGAAAATGGACGCCGCCACCGCAAATAAAAAATATGCCAAATTCATGTCGGATCCAAACGGCGAAGCAGATGCTTACAGGAAACTTGCGAATATCGGTTCCGGCGATCTGGCAATGAACCTGGCTTCTTCATTTTTCGATCAACCGATGGGCCTTGCTTTCTTCTTCAAGAATCATCAATTCAACACGGTCGGAGAAACATATTTCGAAGGTTGCAGGATCAGTACATATAATCTCGGAATTTCTGCCGGCATGAACGTTCTCACAGAATCTGTGAATATCGAATTCACACGAGTTCGTCCAATCCTCACATCAGATTCAAGAAGTACAGAAATCGGCAAAGATATTTCTGATCTTAACATTGTTTCCAATTCCGTTAACTGGTCAACAGAGATTGGAAACGATGAGGGGTAAAATCAATATTCAAATGATAGGTAAAAAAAAAGCCCCTACCGAGGGGCTTTTTTAGTAACAGTTATAAGCTTGCCTATATTCCAAGAACACCACGCTTTGGGATGACGAGCTTTTATTTCTTTATTACTTATCCACATTAAGGAAAGAACATTCCAAATTGCATGATGTAAATGCAGGTAGCCTGATTCATCATCGAATCTTGATTTTGATCGTACTGTTTTAAAATGCCTTAATAGCGCAGAAATATAACGCTGTTTTGAAACATTCTGCCAATTATTATCTGCATATAATTTTGCGCCATAAGTATAAACATCCACCACTTTTTGAATTTCATTAATATCAAACAAGTCCCAGCGAAACATCGCCTTAGACGCGTTTATTTCTTCGGTAGTATATGGTTTTCCTCTTAACATATAAAACATGAGATAGCCAGTCATTATAAGATCAAATTGATTCTCATGCAGTATATATTCTGTAATATGGTGCATTGTAATATTATAAATATCATTCATATTAAACATCGTTAATTCATAAGAAAGACCATTATTAATTAACGTTTGTGGAACAGAAATTATAGTTTTCAATTCGGTCATTGGAACTAAATCCCATCTGGATTTTCCTCCATCAAATTTTAATCCGAATTTTCTTGGATCATCTTTTGGGTTGTTTCCTTGAGGAAATTCCTTTTTCTTTTTACTTGGCACAATACCTCCTGAATGTTAATAAAAAAAAGCACAGCACACAAATCCACATTGATAGAAAGCGATTGTATCAGGTCTCTTCCTATCATTTGAATGAGTGTGCTGTGCTTACACTAACTGAGTTAGAACGCGACGTTCCCCCTGTCCCAGCGTTCGCCGAGCTCAGGATCCTGGGCCCGGAGCCCGCGGCGCCGCGCGCACGCCGGCCCGACATGACCGGTCGTCCGCCGAGGGGCGGCCGCCGTCTCCCGTCGCGGGGACTCCGCCCTCTGGGCGGAGAGGATCTACGCCTGCCGAATCAACAGGCATCCCCTCATCTTAGTGTATTTTTAAAATAACTGTAAACAACTTATCAATCAATATTTTTTTTTTTATCCTCTCTCTCAACTATTTTGAATGTGCGCACTCCACCTCCCAGAAGGCTCTTAATACTCTTCCTTCTGGAGATGTAATTCTAAGTAACATATCACTGCTTTTCCTCACTTTTCGAGGTATTACTATCGAAATTCGACGAATTTCGCAGGATACCACGGGTCTCGGGCGTGCGCCGCCGGCACCTGAAGATCTGAATTCTAAATTCAAAAATATCCCAAGTTGGAATATTTCAAGATTAGAATCTTAGGACCAAGCTTCTTTAAATTCACATCACATATAATTCGCACATTCCCGGTGATTCGCTACCGCCGGCGAAGCCGTGCGGTATGTCGCCGCAGGCCGGACCCGAAGGGTCCGAGGTCCGAGGCGACAAGAAGAACAAAAGGGAATGTGAATTAAGAATGGCGGAACACCATTCCGATTTTTCACAACTTGAGAAAGAAGAACATTACTTTAAGTATTTTAAATATCTTTCTACTGTATGTCTTCCGATAAGTCTGTCTTTTATAATACCTTCCTTATAAAGCAAAACTGTAGGAAGGTATTCAAGACTATATTTTTGAATAATTTTTATTTCATCATCATCTATATTGACAATAATAATTTCTATTTCATTCGGATCAGGCAAGGCATCGGAAATCACTTTTTCAAGACCTACGCAATTACGGCAATCCTTTTCTGAAATAAAGATTACAAAAGTATATCCCCAATAGTGATTTACGAATGCCTGCATTTCATCTTCAAACAGCCGGCGTATCACGTTTAGCCGCCGCGGTTGCTATTTTTTTTCCTCTATTTTTTCCAACCCCGTGACCTATAAAAGCTATTATTATTCCTCCTATAGAGGTAATTAACGATTCTAAAATTTTTAATAAAAAATTTGAATTATCTCTTTGATGTTTATATGCGGTTTGAAGGTTTGTTACTATGAACAATAATTTATTGTATTTAATTTCTATTTGTTGAACTTCATCCATTATAAGAAAATCTTGATTTTCAGTAGCAGTATAATTACGTTTATTTTTAGAACGACGATTTTTGGTTATTATTTTTGATTTTAAATTTTCTGTTGGCATTGGTTCTGGAAGGGAAACCACGGATGTATCAGCCTCGTTATATTCTCCAGCTGGATATTTTGCTGGAGCTGCCTTTTCAGATTTTTCAATAATAAAACCCTTTAACGAAGGCTCTTCCTGCATTGTTTTGCTTTGCATAACCATTGAATCGATATTCATTGTTTGTGAAAAGCCAAGGACAGAAAGAATGGTAATTAAAAATAATGTTTTCATTTAGCCTTCTTTCTTTGGCATTAGAGTTAATTTGGTAAAGGCTGGTGAAGCCATTTGATTCATTGTTTCAAGAAGCGCGGCAAGAAGAAGATCCTGATCATCAACCTTCTCTCCTTCGACTCCGCTTTTAAGAAGTTCCTGTCGCGTTTCCTGCATATTGGAAAAAATCTTAGCGACTTTTTCCAAACCTTCTTTGCTCATATATTTTCCTTTCCTAAAAACAATACTTGAAAAAACATCCCGATTTCATAGAGTGAAAAATGAAATTTTCGGGAAAAGCGGAAAAACGCTTTTCTCCGATAGTTCTTCTTGAACCATCGATTTCATTTTCAATATGGAATTTTTTATTCTGCTTATCGTATGAAATATGTTTTGATGATCGAACTCCAAAATTAAGAAGAACAAAAAATGATTCTCCGCCATCTTTACTAGCGTATTTTTTTAATTCTTTTATAGTTTTTACAGGTTTCGCTTTTTTAAGAATCGAAGAAACAGCCATGAAAATCCTTTCTAAAATCGGAGTGATAGGATTTGAACCTACGACTACCTGCGCCCAAGGCAGGTGCCCTACCAGGCTGGGCTACACTCCGAGTTATTCTCCAATTGCTTTCATTTCTATTACATGCGCTAAATGATCAAATCCCTCTTTGACAGAAACACTGAGAGCTTCTATAGCCCCCATTTCTGTGGCAGCATTTCCAGTACCAAGGCGATGAATTGCGCCAGCTAACGTATCGCGAATAAGTTCGCCAAACCCAGCCATTTGTTCATCAAAAATGTCACCATTATTAATATAAGCAGACGTTTTCCTTCGTAATTCTAATATCTTTGCACATTCAATAACATCTCTTATATTACAATCAGTTTCTTTAGATATTTCTTTACATTCTTCAACAAAATTTTGAATATCTTTTTGATCAATACGCATCATACCTCTTGGACTTTGATTAAAAAGCGTTCCCATAAAATCTCCTATTCTATAAAGTAAGCTTAGTAGCCGTATTAATAATCACTTGTTTTTTACACTCGTGCAAAAATGGCCACGGAAGTTCAGAATATCTTTTAGCGCGTCGAATTCCAAAAACAAAAGTATGAAACGCGAGTTTTCCTTCAGGAGTATTTTTTTGACAAACATCATAATGACGGATTGTTCCGCATTGTTCAGTATATCCAAAGCTAAACCATGTATCTGTTACTAAAGGATCTTCAGGAGACATCCAAAAATTTAATACTTTTATTCCCATGAAGACCTCCTTTCTTTATTTCAGGTTTATTATTTTCTGGCGCCAACGGGCTCGAACCGCTAATAGGCAGGACCAAAACCTGCTGGCTTACCATTAGCCAAGGCGCCAATAAAAATCCCTGCTCACAATCTGTAGGGCCGCGTGACAGCCTAGGACGCCCGGCGGTCGGTTTTGTGAGCAGGAAAAAGATCGGGTGGGCAGGTGTCTCACCTGCATGGTATACCATCGGCTTTTCGCCCCAGCCCGTAAATTAACGGGGGTCTCCTCCAGGCCAAAGAGGGCTACGCGCAACCGCGCAGTTTGCTGGCCCTAGGAGGACGCCAGCGTTCGGTCCTTCATAGAAAACCCCGTTAAGGGCACGAAACGGCGCAACGCAGCCGGCCATTATGCCTCGTTGTCCAGGATCGATCCATAAAAGCATAATCGGCTGACCATAGTATGGTTCTATACCGTTCAATGCCCTTTATATTTTATGATTTTCAATATCGATATATTGAGGAATATCGAAATGTCCCATTAGCCAATAGTCTCTTAAAAGACCTGATCCATGAATTATGGATTCTACATTTGCTCCGCATTTACAGAACATCTCATCTCTTGGTATTCTAGAAAAAGGCTTTCGAAACATTCCGATAAATTTATGTTTTGCAGGATTAAGTTCGTCATCATTGCAGGATATTCCGTTTATTAAAACCATAAATTCCTTTCTTCTAATCGATCATGGGCGGCATTTCAGCCGCCCCTCCTTTTGTTAAGGTAAGAAAAATGGAGCTAGAGGGAATCGAACCCTCGTCCGCAGCAAAGTCAAAACCAGTCTCTACGTGTGTAGAAGGATTGTATATTTCAGAATTACTAATCCTACAACCTTATTCTGAAATGCAAGAATGTAACTTCGGGCCGTTTCTTTCTCCTGCGCTTCACGGATCCCTACTCCGTGTAAAATGTTTTCAGGCAAGCCACGGATCAACCTGAAAATGCGCCATCTTTAGTTAGATGGCGACTGCGGAACCGACTCCGCACATCTCCGCGAAGGAGAGGGCGAAATCAAGCCCCATGATACTACCCTGTTTGTTGGCAGTTATCGTTTCTCGTTTTTTACGAGGCCAACGAGAATCCTCGACACGCTGCTCGAATCCCCTTTGCTACGTCGAAACCAATTTAGCCCCATGTCTGTAAATTATATCGTACACTTTTCGGTATCGCAATATTTTTCTCCAACCGCATCTCCAGTCAATAAAGAATAATCCGCTGGCTTTATTTTTGAAATCATATCCTCATATCTTTCGGCAGAAATTTCTTCATAGACAGGTTGTTTATATGAATGCTCTTTTATAGGAAGCATCGAAATTGATTTTAATCTTGAATCAAATATTGAAAGGGCATTCACTATATCTCTGACTTCATCTTTTTTAAATGTGATTGTTATTGAAACCTGATTATCAGACCACACTTTTTGGTAGTCTGCTGCATTTAAAAATTGCTCCCACATAGTAACTTCATTTTTTCCTTTAACGAAGTATTTGGTATGAATGGGAAACTCTATTAATAATGCAGTTTTATCAGTGACACTTTTTACAACGTTATATCCGGCATCTTTCATTATCTTCGCAAGTGGCGAATCTACAGTCACAGTAACTCTGCGAATGTAATATTCAGAATGCGGATAATGAATTCCGGGACTTACGTTTGCAAGAAGCGATACTGTTCCGCTTGGTTTGACTGAAGTAATCTTGATGCTCTTGGGAATGCATAGCCAATCAGCATAAATCGCATCAAGTTTTTTCAGATATGCATATCCTTTGTCACTCCATTCAAGAGTTGTTCTTCTTCCGTGTTTTGCAAATGAATCAATGATTCCTGATTGAGAAGTTCCTATTCGTCTGTTTCGCAACATGACAGCGTTGGTTTCTTCCCAATGAGTCGGTATAAGAGTGACTGTTTTTGCGTATAGATAAGCATATTTTAAAGTCAGTTGATATTCGTCATAAGTTTCATGACGTGATGGAAAAGTCTCCACCAAGCAGCACAGTTCTTTGCTTTCAAGAGTTTGTTCTCCACATTGACCTGTTAAAATACCATTAAACATACCCAAATGTCTTTTATTCTCAGTAAAGCAAAAAGTATCATCTATTCTGTTTTCATCAGTAACAGATACTACTTTAATAAACTGAGAAGCATCTCTATTCGGAGTATGATAATCATATTTTACTCTTTTTGGTCTCCATCCTAAGTCGTACAATTTTTTCAAACCATTTGATGTTACAATCAGCCTGTAACACGGGAGGCATTCATACTCTTTTAATTCTCTATTAGAATCGGGAAGAGTATGTAATCCACCATCTTTCATTAATGATACTTTACTATCAATACCTATAGTTTGAAGCATCAGTCTTACTCTAAGTAAAAATTCTTTATTAACTGATGATACTTGAAGTACTGGATTTCCATCAGCTAATTGTATATGACCGTCACCATCACAAAGACCAGCAAACCAATCAAGACGATCTTGAATTTTTATATCACAATAAGGAACAAAATACTTTGAATTCAAACCAGTGCATGTTATTTGAATTCTCATTCCATCTCCATACCCAACAGACAATTCTTTATACGATCCTTTGTTGTAATGAAGATTTTCTATAAGTTTCTTTTTCTCTTCAGAATACAACCATACATAGAAAGAATCTTCATTAAATTGCTGTCCATCAGCACAACAAAATCCATGAGTATACGGATGTTTGAAATCTTTTATTCCATTGATAATTGGTAACTCGTATTTTATTAACTTGTCACCTTCTTTGAGGTCTTTTGTTGCTTTAGTAACAACGTTTCCTCTATCTGTAAATCTATTTTGAATTTTAAACTCGTGCGTCTCTGTAACATCAAGAGATACTCCATTTGAAAATTCAACATGAAGTAGTTTTTTCTTCTCACCAGTTTTTCTAACAATAACTGAAGAGAACTCAAAACCGTTCCACACGTTAACATACTTACCTTCAAGAGGAGCTATTTCTTTATACCCCTCATCTGTAAGTGTTAATGTTTCAGGAGCTACACACGGATTAACTCCATCAGCCTTATAATCCAGGTCATTGGGCAAATCACCCATACGGCCGTATCTTCTTGCATTGTTGAGCCATACAACTCCCGGTTCTCCATTCTTTGCAATGCTCTCAGCTATAGCTAAATAATCTTGCCCAACTACCGCCTTAACACTATTGTTTGAAGCCCATCTGAAATTATTTAATTCTTCCTTGTGTAAAATCGGATCTTTGATTGTAAGAAAATCAATATCATCAATTTCCCCCAAAGAAAGAAGTGCGCTCCTGCGAACATTGCCGGAAACGACACACTTACCTATCATACAGCATAAATCCACTATATCTGTGGATTTTATTTTTTCTCCAATTCTGGAAATAAAAAGTTTCTCAATTCCTACAATAAGTTCTATTAATGGTTCAGGTCCGCTGGCCTCTCCGCCGAATCCACGAATAGAAGAACCTTTCGGTCTCACATTGCTGAAATCAAATTTCGGAATATCCGTTCCCAAAAGAAACCCGCTTAAAACAATAGCCATTGTTTCAACCCATCCTTCACGTGAATCAGGGACTATAGCTATTCCGTCAATTTTTTTTGGTTCTCTTATATTGATTTTTTCAGCGCCAAGAGTATCGAACCCCACGCCAACACCAAGCATAGACATATCCATTATGAATTTGAAAGGACCGATTGTGTCCCATGCAAGATTTTTCGTGGATACGAATGCGCAGTTGTTGAGAGCAGCCCCGCCGTTTTTATCTATGTACTCGGTTCCCATCATCCATAGACCACGGCCTGGAGGAGAAAATTTAAGATTGAATATCAGATCGAACATTATCCTGGCGCTGTTCTGAGCTTTAGTATTGTTCCATGGCACCTTATGCGCCTGACAGTGTTTTTTTTGAATGTTAAAACACCCTTCCACAACACGGCGCACGCATTCATGCCATCGTTCTTTTCTTCGTTTTCCACCTGATTCTATCCATCGTGAATAGGTGCGAAGAAAAGTAAATTCACTTATAGGGCTCCAATCAACCTTCTTATCTTCATATGATTTTATAAAATCATCTGATAGATAAAATGGAGTAATCTTCACCTCGCTTTTAGGTAGAAAAAATGCACTTTGTTCTACTTCCATTCGACACCTTCTTCTGCTGCTGATTTTTGTTTTATTTTCTCTATTGTTTGATCTTCTATACTTACTCCATTGCGTATTGATCCTGGGACCAATTCATAAACGCTTCTTCTTCTTCCGCATTCAGGGCATACTCTTCCTATAAAAACTTTATGACATTCATCGCATTTAGAAAAACCAAGCCTGGCATCCTCGAAAACTTCTGAAACATATCTTTGCAAAACATAATTAGATAATGATGATATTCCATTAATTGGCAACATAATAAATCTATCATGGTAAAGCCTGAGAGGATCGACATTAACCAGGCGATTTCCTATTTTTTGAAATATTGGAAGAAGAGGCTCCCTGGGCCAGTTCTCTTCTATTTCTTCAATCGGTATTAATTTTATCCTCACTTTCGCCCTCCTTTAATTCCATGTTTTTCGGTATGGCCACTATTTTTTTTTTAATGTATATACTTTCAATGACCACTGGCGGTTCCTTTTTATTCTCATTTATCATATTCAGATTTTTAAGAAAGTTTATAAATTTTTCTTTGAAGTCTTGAGGTATAGAAATTAAAAAATAGTACCGTTCATCCATACTTTATGTCTCCCATAAGTTAAACAATTTCACTATAATAGTTATTACAAAATTGGCTAGTCTATAACATCGCCAATTTGTTCACTATCATAACGGGGCTCGAAACCCAAAGGAGCCATTGCCCAATCTTCATTTTCGTACGCGGCTATCATTTGAGGGTATACTTTTCTTATTTCTTCTTGATTGTTGGCGTCTGCCTTCATTATCATCCTTGCCATGTTTGTGACGAAACTTCCGGAATTATGAAGATACCAGATAAAAGACCCTTGTTCCGATTTTTGATAACTAACCGGTTCACCAGGGCCTATATCTTCAAGGTTTACTATATCGTCAAATTCGCCTTTTGGCGCCTGATTCCAATCACTAAGATCATAGGCTTCTGTTGCGGCTGGATAGATTTTTTTTAATTTTTCCTGATTGTCTTTATCGGCTACACATATCGCGGTGGCAAGCAACTGAAGGAAAGTATTTGACGGCTGGCTTAAATAATAGTTAAAATTATTGCTCATGTTTATGCTCCTTGAATAAGGTTGTGATTGTATTTTTGTCTATTAACAAATCGAGAAGTTCTGAAAAACCTGGAAGCTTTTCTTTTATTATTTTATCAAAATCTTCTGGTTTTAAAAAAGCTCCTACCGGCATATTTAAAAGAAGAGTTTTCAATTTTGCCTTGGTTGGATTATCAGAATATAAGCGGATGAAATTTACAAAGATTTCTTTAAATTTATCTACAACAAGCCCGTCCCATTCTTTCAAATAGGATTTTATCTGTTCGGATTTCATTTACTTTTTCCAGCTTTTCTTTATGCTATGCCCCTTAGTGTGCCTATTAATTTTCCTGGTTGCGTCTGCTATCCTGCGGCGGATTTTCTTCATTCTTATACGCCGGCCGGCAAACGGATCTGTGTTTCCATGCCCTTCTCCAGGCATTGGTGCTTTTTTGAATTCAGCGCCCGGCCTCATCATCCTGGACGCTAAAATGTCTAATATGTTCATGTGTCCTCCTTATTAGTTTAATATAATTGAAATTAAAACATTACAAAATTGTTAATCAGTAAAAAAAAGCCCGGATTTGCCCGGGCTTTTTTAATTCAAAGATCAGATGATTAAAGCTTTGTTTGATTGAACGCTTTCTTCATCTGATTAAGTCGTCTGGTATTATCAAGGAAGGTGTCGGGGGACCCAACCAGGCTTTTAACGACTTTGTTCATTGAGGTCTTGAATGTTTTATCTTTTGCAAAAAGCCTCAACACATCAGGGGCTGTGGAATTGACCCCGCGCAAAAGACTGAGTTTTTGATAATTTAATCTTTTCATCCAGTTGCAGCAATCCATCTTATTTGCCGCGCTGGACATGACGTAGCCACGGACGTACATTACGCCCGACATTTCATCGCGAAGGATTCTTACAAAATCATATACCGTGCTTTTCGACACGTTAAAATGATTTGCAACATCCCAAGCGGACGCATGCGGATTCCTGAGGATATATGCTTTTACATCCTCTTTTAGGAGCTCGGTGTGAGCGTGCATTCTTCTATTTCCTTTCTCCGAAGGTTAACCGATTCAGACGCAAAAAGACTCGCGTCTATAATAGCCTGAGCAAGCCGTGAATGCTTGGTAGCCAATCTTTGATGTTCCAAGTATTCGTTGATTTCATTTTCAGGCAATTGCGACAACGCTTCAATCGACGCAAATTCAGTAACTGTCGCAGACTTACTGAATCTGTTTGCCGTTTTCATCATGTTCTTTTTGGAAAAGGGGCTCTTGTTTGCTTGAACATTTGTTGCGGGGTTTTCATACATCCACAACTTCCCTTTTTTGATTATCTTGTTTTCGCTGTGTTTATTCAACACTTCGATAACTCTTGCTATATTCGTAATTTTCAGAGCTTTTGCCAATTGGCCGGAAGTTACCCCTTCCGGGTGTTTCTGAAAAAATGAATACTTTTTGTTACGGCGCAATTTATAGGCGCTTTTTACATATTTTTTCTTACGATAATAAAACGGGCCTTTACGAATAATTTCCCCGTTTTTCGCAAGACCGGTAAGGCAATTTCTTACAATTGTCATTGTCAGTCCAAGTTTGCTTTGAATATAGTTGCACCGTACGCCTTTGTTTCGTTCGACAACTCTTTTTACTCGTAATTGATTTGCTAATTTCATTTAGTTCTCCTTAGTTATTAAGTATGAAGTTTAATGTGTTTGTATCCTTTTCTGCTCCACACGTCCGGACAATCGCTTTCGGAACGAATTCCTCCTAGTCTTTCGTCTCCGTTTTTAGTGATTTTCCATGGACTTTTTTCCTTATATTGGTTAGTGGCAAAATTAATTATTTCTTTTTTTTTCCAATCTCCTGGCACGCATAAATACAGACTGCCAGGGTGATAAGTAATCACCAATGGTCCTTGGGACATATTCCTCCCAAATTTTATGATTTGTGTTTTGGGCCGGGAAGAAGAAGTTGGCCCATATGGCCATCTTTAATAGCGGCTTGCAATTGAGGCATAAGTTCATTAATCATTGTATTTCCATTTGGCAATACGATATCACCAAAGAACTCATGTTCAAATGTGCGGATTCCGCTTTCCACACATTCAAGTTTTGCTTTGATGATTAAAAGCATTGCGCGCCATCTTTGGCGTGTAGCCTGTTCCCAGGCAATATAGGCATTTTGTTCATTACGTTCCCTGCCATTGCTTGTTGTTTTAAAATCTTCTTTCTTAGGCATAGGAACATTTAGCCTTATATGATATTGTCCAAGTTGAAAAGCAAGAACGGCATCATCTCCCTTCCAGCCATACATGAAACCGGCGGCGCCATATCGTATTAAAACCTGCTCGATTTCATTTCTCGACCGCTCTGCCGAAACGGTCGTTTTATTTGCATATTTCATTTCGCTCCTTTCGCGCTATCGCATTTACATTTGTCTTTATTCTGATAATATTGAAGTATTAAGTTATGCATCAATTGTCCTTTTATAGGAACCACTTCTTTACTGGTGCAATGATCCAGAATAAATATCTGTTGAGCAAGAGGGTCGATTTTTTTAGAAATTATTACACCCAAATTCCAAATACAAGCAATTGACAAAAAACCTATTGCGAACATTATCATCATGCCTGATTTCATAATATGTTCCTTTACCATCTATCAAGTTTAGTTAATTCATTTTCTTTTTTAGGGCGTTCTAAAACTTCTATCATTTTCCATTCAGCCTTGTTGTGCTGCACGATTGCATCAAAACAAGTCGTCGGAATTGTTTCAGGATGACATAGAGATATGCATTTGCGCCCGCACATCTTGCATCCCCATAGACGGAGCACTTTTACATCTTTTAAACAATTCATACTTCCCCGTGTTAGTATAAGCACAACTCTCGCCACCTTTCTTCCTCAATATGTTTTATATAAATCTTTTTAACAGTGCTTGATTTTATCCTGTTAAAAATGAACTCTCTTACGCTCCCGTTTTCATCAATATCTTTTTGAGTGATACTGATAACAATTTCGCAGTCGCTAGTTGCTATTTTTAAATGATGAATACTGCGTTTCATTATTATCCTTTCATAAAAGATAAAAAGAATGCGCAAAGCATTCTATTATTGTTATCCCCGAATATTATTAATTATAACATATGTTCGAATAGGTTGGGGCGATTATTAAACCGCCCCTTTTTGCACGAATCGCTTATACTCCCACCGGAACGTCGTCATTGCTTTTAAACATCTTCTGTCCGGAGATCTTTTCAAAAACACGCTTCCAGAAATAGACTCCGGCAATATACGAAGCGATAACCAATGCAAGTCCGGCAATGAGAATAATCCTCTGCTTAATCATGGCAATTACTCCTTAAACGCTTAAATTGTGATTTGAAACGACAGAATTTGACTCTGCCAGTGATTTGCCCTTACAGACCGCGTAGGAACGCGGCTACGCTACGATCTTAACCCCGGTCGAAGGGAAGGTGCTTAAGCACCAACCCCTAATTTGAGCCCCTTTAAGGCTGCTTAGGATTCCAGATACTTTCGTGCGTTTGCCACCCTAATCCTTTTATCCATGAATTCATCAAACGACTTGAACTTTATGGGCGGTTCAAAACGTGATATATAAAGGTTTACAACCCCGTTTTTATGGACATAAATAACAGGGATATCATTTTCTTCTTCTTGAAGATGAACAGCTATCTTTATTCCTGAATCTGTTCCATGATGCCGATCTTTGCATACCATTGTTTTTACATAAGGTTTTATTAAATGAAAATATTTTTTTGCTAATTGAAGACTTTCAAGATCGCAGTTAATTTTAAGAGCCCGTTGTTGGGTTTCCTGCCAGTAACCAAGACACGAAAAACCAGCCTTAAGAAGAGTGGCTGTTGAATATGTGTGGCGCTCCATTCCCTCACGATGATCTATTTCAAGAATCCATTTCCAATGTTCAGGTTTTAAATTTTCAAGCCGTTTAGGCATTCTTGCAATTATTCTTCGAGTTTCCATATTTTTCCGATTTTCAAGCATGTTTATTAATGGAGTTATTTTTTTATCTATTTTATTTTTTTGTTGAAATAAAAGTTCGAGATTTTTTTGCACATCTATTATTTGTGTTTGAATATCCATAAACCTTTTTAACATAATTCTCCTTTGTTTAAAAAAAAAGGGAGAGTCCAGGTACGGACTGTAACTACACCGTTCCGGGTTTAGCTCTCGGGCCATGGAGTTCCGATGCTTCCCTGAAGACTCTCCCGAATAAAAAGGACGGCGCTTCCCTGAACAGTTGACGTTCAGGGGCCCTGCACTTCGACACAAGAGGGTCGTGCTGATTACCCTCAAGCCGGTCAGCAGTTAACAAGAATTGAGAACAGCCGTTCAATCTCGATAGACTTTGCGCCGTAACCCAAAAAAAAGTGCGCCACACAATCAGAAGCGAGGACGCACCGAGCTTTGTTCTGATAATTTAGCCCTAAGCCAACTCGCAATAATGTGGCGCACATTTCAATTTATATTTTCCAGTATTGACCCTCATATTCTTCAACCAAAATTTGCTCTTTCTTCAAATCGGGATAATGCTCCATAAGCATCTCAATAGTCATCCCGTATTGTTGAGCCGCAAAGGTCAATACTACTTTTGGTTCTTCCTGATCACCATCTTTAGTAAAGCGACCTCTTATTCTGCATACAAACCTCCTTATTGGTTTATGCTGTTAATGTTTATTTTTCCTGAATATCTTCTTCAGGAATTAAAATCCCTACATCTTCACGTCTTAAAGTTCTAGTTATAATTGACGTATGTTTAAAAACGCCAGGGCTCGTTCTTTCTAAAATATCAGGATGAGTTCCGCCGTATATAATAATAGTTCTGTTTGGATAAACTTCACAAGGCCAAGGATATTCTTTTGTTTGTTTTACTATTAATGGCATTTTTTACCTTATTTCTGTTTCAAAAACTTTTCACGTACTTCTTTTGCATCTGCAGCATCTTTTACAATAGGACAAAGATAGTCTTTACATGTATATCCAGTCACAGAACACATCCAAACATTATGAAATCCTGCATTTGCAGCAGTAGAAGAATCTCCTTTTAATTTACATTTCAATGATAATTCGCGAAATTCTTTCTGGGAAAGGTCTCCAGTATTAACGTCCATAGTTTTTCCTTTTATTTAAGATTTATTATTAAATGAACAATTTCCCCTTCTGGAACTGGATATGCAGGCTCAGGACCGTTACCTGAAAAATATGTCAACTTAGCAGGATAACCATCCACTGAAAGCCATTGTTCTCTTCCTCCAAACCCTCCTTCTAAAAACCATGGATTATTTTTAAAAAATTCCACCTCCAAGTGGTGAAGGTTTAAAAATCTTTTTACTAAAAATATCAAACGGTTTTGTTTTAATTCGTCTTCTGTTATTCCCAATTCTTCCAATGTAATATTTTTTTCAAATTTGACAGTTATTGTATCGGGCCTTCTTGGATCTATAAAGCCCCTTGAAAAATAATTAAATTTCATTTTTATCCTTTCTTAAAAAAAAATCATGCTGCGATGATTTACTTAGATTTCTTTTTTTTTATTATAAACTGCGGTGAGGCGAGTCTTTTTTCAAAAGCATCCATCAGCGCCGCTTTTATATTATCACCAGTCGGATATGATTTTTTACTTATATACATATAGGCTGAAAGGTTCTGAACAAACAAAAGTTGGGACTCTTCGTTCAGAATAGGCGTTGCAAACGCCCGAGTATTACTAACTGCTCTGCCGGCTGATTTTGTTCGCCCTATTTTTTTACAGAAGATATCTTTTTCATTGCACTTGCAGACACCCCATCTGAATTCATTTAAATTATTTGTCTCAATCATTGCGAATGTATATCCTCCGCCTGCAAGTAATTTGCCTTCAGATGTGTACTTTCTTACATGAAAAAACTGCATAAAGTCTCCTTTTAAAATGAAAAAAGCGCGCCACTCTGGTTTACCAGGAACAGATTTTCATCACGAAAATGCCGTTCCGTGACTATCCTGACCCAATCCGTATGACATTCTGGGGGATGAGATTCGCAGATACGCAGAACCGGTTTAAGCTTCCATTATCTGCACTCATATGACGCGTGTGTTTTTAATTGCTAATTTATTTTATTAGGTTATATAAAAATCATATTTAATTTCGTTTGATGGATAAGGATAACGCCAACAATGCTGGCAATTAATATTTAAATTAACGCATTTTGTTTTTTTTATATCGCATTTAGGCAAATGCAATCCGGCAGTATTGGAAATACGTTTAACAGAAGCCACGCCAGATAACATTCTGATAGCGTTCATGTTCTGTTCTATAATTAAATCGTCTAATGGTTTTCCGTTCGATTTCCGTAATTCAACAACCAAATCACCAACCGCGCCGAACTGCAAGATAGTTATTTCTTTAATTGTAAATGAATCGCCTAATTGGTTTTTTGCTTTATCCAAACAGGAATTGCATAATGACATGCTGCCTATCAAGCCGTCTTTGTCTTTTCTCTTTTCAGTAATTATTACAGACGGACGATTGGTACAGCGAGTCCGTTCGCCAATATGCCCTCCCATGGAAAAAGCCCCGACCTGACGTTCTGCCTGGCATTGATTTGGATCAGGTGGTATTAATTTGGGCTTCTTTTTTTTATCCACTCTTTCCTCCTAATAGTTTAAATAGTGTTTTAATTAAAGTAGGTATTTTACTATTTTCTTGTTTTGCGATTTCGAAAGCCTGTTTTTTAGGCAAGCCGGTATCAAGAATCATTTTACATTTTTTGCAAAAAACTCCATATCCTTCTTTATATGGCCAGATAGTTCTTGCAACCCCAAAAGCATGTTTACACATTTTTATCCTTCCTTATTAATCTGCATTTTGCATTGGTTCCTTTGGGCCTTCCATACTGCTGACAAGGATATCTGCAAAGATTAAAGCCCATAGAATGCCTTGTATTATGTTCTGTTTTATGCGGACAATCAACTTTGCATTTTTCCCATAAAGGACAGATATTCATAATTTTTTCCTCTAATCAAATTCTATTTCATCATTAATAGTTTTTCCATTATCCAGATTTTTTTCGATATTCTTCAGCATACTTAAAGCCATTAATAGTTCAACCGGATCTGGATTAGGGTTTATTTTATCCATTACAAAATGGATAGCTTCACGTATTGTTTTTTTTCCACTCATGTTTTCTCCTTAAACTTTAATGTTCACTCTTCCTAAAGTAACAATTTCGTCATCGACCGCGATGTCAGGAATAAAGCTTCCTTTCAATACAATGTCTGCTTTAAGGCCAAGTTTCTCAGCCCATCGCTGTGCGTAATCAAAACCTGATCCCGACCAGATGAACATATCGCAGCCGAAGTGTTCAAGAAATTTATAGAACCAAATCACATCATAGCGCGGAGTGTCTTCTTTTTTTCCTACCTGATGGATAAGGGTCCCGTCAACATCAAAAGCTACGCTAGGCATGAATTCCCCTTATTTTATTTTTTAGTTAAATAAAACAATGTTTGCATTTCTTCCATAGTCAATATTGTAGTATTTCCGAAATCAGTTTTAATTCTATATCCTATAAATGAAACTATTGCTTTAACTTTAGAAAATTTATAAAATTTTGAAGATACGATTTTAGCATTACCAATTTTTCGCCCGTCTTTTGTATAAAGAATAAGACCGGATCTTAATCTTCCTCTTTTATCGAAAATCGGCAAACGTCCAGTTCCACCGCAATGTAAGCATTTTTTTATTATGCCTTGGCACGATGGACACGGAACAGTATCTTTCATAAGTCCTCTTTTCTGTTAAAAACAAGGTGGCCAGACGTCTCCCACATAGCTTACGGAGTTGGGCGAATGACATCGCCGCTACCTGTACCGTATGCATTTAAACCCTGCCGCCTGCAATGCGCGCACCTACAAGCGGCGCTATTTGCATACCGCCATATATTTAAAATGGGTTCGTCGACATGCCTGTCTCCCCCAAGTCGTGGTATTTCACCGGCGACCCGACCACCTAATTAATATTCAATGTTATCATGATTTTCTTTTTAACAAGACAGTACATGTCTCGTGCGGCATTTGATTCCGGTGTATCAGTTTGAAGATTTTGCCAGTATCCCAGTTCCTGCATACATTCAGGCAACTCAGGAAATTTAAGAACAATCTGTTTAGCTTTTATTAAGCTTTTGATATAACCGTTTTTTACAACAGTCCTATGTAAAAATATGATAAGAATAAAAGGTATGAGATACAATATCGCTAATGAAATTATAATTATTTCAGGTTTCATTTAGCCTCCCATTCAGTAAGATCATAATTATCTTCAATTTTATCAGTAATTTCTTGGACTTTATCCCATCCTATATTATGACCCTGATGCTCTTTATAACGAGCATCTTCAACAGCGTCATAATATTTTATAAGAAGTTTTAACACTTTAATTGCGTATCGTCTTTCATTTTTTAGAAATTTTATAGCATGCATACAATTTGCTATTTTTTCTTTGTATTTTATCATCCCGTATTGAATGGCTGCAACCCATCCCTGCCGGGACAAAGTTTCCCGATCTTTCCAACGCTTATGACATCCTTTAATAATCCACCATTGACGATGATTCATATTTTTCTCCTAAACTATTTCTGTATTAATAATTATAATGATTTTATCAATCAACCAGTTTTTTGATATTTCCCAAAATTCCTGTGTTGTATTAACTGGGTTATGTTTGTATTTTGCATTACTGTCTCTATAAGTTCTGAACTTACCATCAGGATCCATTTTAAGACAATACCATTTTCCATTATCAAATTTTACAAGATCGTATTGGCCATAATGCCCCATAAGTCTTCGTTCAGGAATAAAGAGACCTTTTTCTTTTTTTTCTTTAATATCCTGTTTATCTAAAGTTTTTCCACAACGAAGGCAATAATTAAATCTTTGCCAAACATATGTGAGAATATCATGTTCCATACCGATAACGCTTGTTGCCCTCATGTTTTCTCCGGTATAGGCTTTCATTACGTTTTTATGCCCCCAGAGAAAACAAATTAATTTTTTAATCATTAAAAAGCCTCCCAGTATTTTTTATTTACATATGGATGTATCGGGTAAGAGACTCCATCGGTGTCTTTATAAACACTACCCCATCCAAGACATACGTCACAATTTGAGGTGTCACCATATCCACGAGACAATCTGAATTCTCCACCGCATTGCCAACATCTGTGCTTTATGTGAAACATGAATTGAATAAATTGTTTAATTTTTTTAAACATAATCCTCCTTATATATCCAGTTTAAATAAATCTTCAAGACTCATTTGTAAAACTTTTTCACAATCAGATTCAGTGATTTTAACACTGTTCCCATATTGAGTAGCGATTCTAATAAGGTCTTCTTTTGTAATAGGTTTTTTTTCTGAACGCAGTTCTCTTTGGGCTAATTCAAGACACCGATACGCGGCCCAAATTTTTTCATTAGAAGTTGCCATATTAGCTTATTTCCGGATAATCGTCATTATAAATCCATATACCGGCCTCTTTTGCTTCTTCATGCATTCCCATATCTTTGAAAAGTCTTTGAAGCATTTTAAGAATTCCATTGTTAGTTCCAATATCTTTTAAATCGTCTGAATCGAAATCTGCATCATTTGCACTATCCATTACAAATGAATTATTCATTGATATATCTTCGCCAGCTTGCATGGCTTTTACCATTTTATATTGATAATCGTCTTCTGTATAATTGCCTAAATAATCTTCAAGTTCTTGAGCATCGTCTTGATATTCCAATACTTCATGCATTGGGGAATCATAATTTTCTTTTACTGTATCTTGGATAAAAAGTTTGCATCTGAACAACATATCCAGAAGGGTTCTTTTTATATCCTTTAGCATTCTTTTATTAACTTCAGATTCTGATACAACTTGAGTGTCCATGTTTACCTTTCTAAAAAGAAGAATGGATGTGAAAGTCACTAAAATAAAAGACCAAGGCACTCTCGTACCCTACTAACGCAAAACAGACAACACGACAACCTAAGACCGAAGAAAGGTTATCAATATCTTTTTGCTTATGTATTCTACCTTCCCTTGCGGAAAAGATAGCGCCATTATCCGTTTCTTCAGACGTAAGTCTTAGGAAACGGCAAGAGGACATTGTCGGGCTTTCACATCCAAATTGGTTAAATTACGATATCTGTAGTGGCATTGAAAGTATCGAGTTCGTCGCTGATGTCGTTGATTTCCTGCTGACGGCCGGAAACGATTTCATTCTTGCGGACGCGGGTTAATTGAGAAACATATTCTATTGCGATGTCGTTTCTCCAGTTTTCCTGGACACCGTTTTTGGGTTCGAGTTCTCTATAGAAATCGAGCAGGGATTTTAGTTCTCCCATCTTAAGGATTTTTCCGAACACCCCACCGGCGATGTTTGCTTTCATGACAGCTTCTTTAAGCCCCATCATTTCATTTGTTTTCGCGGCGAGTTCGGCATCAAGTGTATCGAAGAGTTCTTCAAAATCGTTTCCTTTTACGGTATTAAGAGAGCTTGAAATACGTTTCTTCAACTCTTTGATTTCGCCTTTCAATCTGGCGATCTTTTTTAGTGCTTTTACAATTTTCACGATTCCTCCTTCTTTAATTGTTTTTGTAATAATTCTTCAAGTTTTGTTGCATTTGGTTCACCTATATTTTTCCATTCACATGTGTTGTCTAAAACTGATTCGACAAGGTGCTGCCAATCATGGCAGTATTTACAATAACGATAATGAGCATTTAGTCTCCAATAGAACCAATAATGAATCCCAAACAGTTTGCATAATAACCATCTCATAAATGCTCCATTTGATTTTTTAATTTTGAAGAAATTATATCAACAAATTGAGGATTTAATTCCATTTTTTGTTCTTCTTTTTTTAATTCTATTTTATGTTGTAATCTTTCAATTTCGGCTTTAATAATCGCTACGCTGTCAGGATTCGTAAAACACATCTGCCAAAGAAAACAAGCGGAAGCCTTGGGAAGGCTGCATTCATTTTCAACAAATTCGCTAGTAGGATAGTCTTTATCTATGTTCATCTTCGACTCCTAATTCTTGCGCCAATTGCGCCAGTAAAGTCTGTCTTTTTGGATTTTCTACAAATTTCTTAATTCCCTCTTCAGTAATTTTTATAATTGATTTAGAAGGTTCACCTAAAACAAATTGCCCCGGTTTGATTACGCAGTCAAGCCCTGAATGATAACCATATGCTCGCCCGCAATTAGCGCATATATCGATCAACCTATAAGCTGCCATATTTTTCCTTTCAAATAAAAAAAAGGCCAGCTGTTACGCTGGCCTTTTCACTGTCTATATAAACCGAGACGTTTATCTGCGGTTGCTTCCCTGGTATTCTTTTTTGGGACGTTCGCGGGCTTCGTTGACAGTAAGCGCTCTGCCCGCCACTTCTTTTCCGTTCAGCCCATCGGCAGCAGATTCGGCGTCTGCTATCTTTTCGAACTCCACAAAGCCGAACCCTTTGCTCTTGCCGCTTTCGCGATCCGTTATTACTTTGGCCGACTTCACGGTCCCAAAGGATGAGAACAACGAAGACAGACCTGCATCATCTACGCTATAGGGAAGATTCCCCACATACAATTTTGGCTTATCCATTGACATTTCTCCTTTTAAATGATTGACAAAAACAGGTGAATTAAATTATTGTTTGGTTCTACTGATATCAATTCCTCCATTCTTCAGCAGGTTAAAGATTTATATAAAATAATTAATGTTGTTTCTGTTCTTCGAATAAATCTAATTGAGATCCGTCCTTTTCTCCCGCAACGGCAATATGGACTTTAAATACCTGCCCTATATTGCGTTTGTAATATTTATAATCTTGCAGGAAGAATTTGCGAAGTTTTGTGAATAAATCAAGGCTTCTTGCCTGATGAGCATGAGTGGGTTTCAAGAATATCAACATCATGCATTTTCCGCCAGACGGCAGTCTTATATTACCCTCATCACTTTCGTAAGTAAGAAAGTATTTAGACAAGTCAGCCTTGTCCACCAGAATCACATCCAGGAGCCTTGCCTCCTCCACTGTCTTTCCTGATTCGTCCCATAATTTCCGACAAGCCTTGCTGAAATTTATCCTTTCCATCTGTAATAGCACCTCCTGTAATTTCTTTGATAAATTCTCCCGGATCTTTAGCCATTACTAACATAATAGAACATTTAAGGTCTTCAGGAATCATATCCGAAATTCCAAGTTTTGCCAATAGTTTTAATAGAGAAGAAAGTGATGCATGGTATAAAGCGCATGTATCACATTGAATGTCTTCTATTTTCTTTAGTTCCATAGTTAAAAATCTCCTTTCTATATTAGTTATTTCATAAAATAGTTATTATTAACATAAAAAAAAGAATGCGCGTAACGAAACGGTGCATGAAAAAATTACGCGCACTCCTGCTGCAAGAATCCGATTCGAACGGACATCTATGGGTTATGAGCCCAATCGACATACCATTAGTCCACCTTGCAACATCGTTTATTATTTCGCCCGCCTGTGAATGAACATGCATAGGTTTGCCACGTCCACACATGCGTCTTCAACGTTTTTACCTGCATCCATCTCAGCCAGATTGGATTCGATATTGGTCCTGAAACTCCATGCAGGATCGGTGTCCCAGCCTTTTTTGCCGGCAATGACTTTTTCAGCCAATGTCGATTTCATTTCTTTGGCAAATGCGTTCACTTCCCGATTAAGCCGTTTGATTTCAGACTCCTGTTCAGGCGTGACTTTTGCTGTCTGTTTTTCTCCGGCTTTTTCAATCTCTTCCGGAGAAAGACCGCAATGGCCGCATTTTCCTTTTGAATCCAGAGCGACTTCGCCGTCTGTTATATAGCACGGCGCCAACAGGTTCTTTTTCCTTGGACATGTCTTTTCCTTTGCCATTGTCAATCCTCCTTGGATTGGGTTAAGATTCGTTGTATTTTTCTTCGTATTGGATAGTATTGTCCCATCCGCAATTCGGGCATGTCGGGCCATCTTCCCACGGATAGGTATGCCCGCATTCTGAACAAACCATATCTGCCGGCATCTTAAGCCTCCGTTTCTAAATCTATAGCAGCTTTAAGTTCTGCTTCTTCTGCAGCTTTTTTTTCTGCATCTTTTTTATCTTTGTGTCTTTTTCTTCGAAGTTTTTCATTGTCCACCGTTTTAATTATCGCTTCGAGATTGTGAGGAACATTAAGCTTTTTGCAAATATTGATTATATCGGTAATGGCTTTTTGTGCAGCCTCAATTCGCATTTCATCGCCTGGTTTTGAAATATATTCATCAAGATTTTTACGGCGACGAACACAAGCGTTTTGCTGCCTTGCTAACCTTTTATTCATTTTATATCGTATTCTCCTTTCCTTTCTTTACTTAATTCATTTGTCATAAGATTCAATGTTTCGAGAAACAACGGGTCTTTCGGATATTTTCTGGCCCACTTATCAAGAAGATTTATCATCTTTAGGGCTGTTTCTCTGAATCGAATAATAATTTCACACGCTTTGTCAAATTTATTTTCAGGTTCAATAACCTGAGTTTCGTCATCTTTTTCAGCCATGTTTTTTCCTCATTTTAAAATCTTTAGGAAGCAGATTCGGATATTCCTTATCAACTTCTTCCAAGACTTCCTCCATAAATTTAGTTGTTTTTTCAGGAGGATCAGTGATAAATTTTTCAGGGACAAGTTCTTTTCTCTGAAGAATATCGATTATCAAAGATGAGGCAAAACCCTGAGCTACCGAATCTTTAATAAACCCTTCAACTGGAACAGGGTCGTTTTCCATTTTTTTAGATATTATTACTTTTTTATTTTTTATTTTATAAGGAATTACTATCAGCCTTTCGTTATTGACATTCTTAAAATCAATAACAGAAATAACCAACGCTTCTTGTTTTTTATTGGGTGGAGATTTTTTGAATTTTTCCCAATGTTCCATAACGTATTGAGCGTCTTTTTTATTTGAACATTTTGTAAGGAATGAGTCAGAAACAAATATTATTTGATGCGCTTTTTTATCATAAGTAAGTTTCCCAATTTGTTTACACATATTTTCTTTTTCTTCATCGCCCATAAATGGAGTAAAAACAACACTTATTTCTTTTTCGCTTAATATATTAAAATTAGTAGCAAATTTTTTGTTTTTTTCCCTTGTAACAATCAAGCCTTCAGTAGAGGCTTTTACAATATCATTTATTATATCAGTTGTTATTTCCGGCATTTACACCTCCTATTAATATGAATAGATCTTATTTTAATAAATCATCAACAATCTTCATATGCAATATATTATTTAACTTTTCAAAAAATAGAAATATAATGCATTTTTTTTCTTCCGCTTTCCACCATTGACATTTATCCTCGTCACAATCAAAACCTTTTTTAAGCGGACAAGTTTGCGCTGGCATAAAACTCCTTTTGTTAAAATAAATACCGCTCTTATTATTGATGCTGCCCCGGCGGGGTTTGGACCCCCGCAGGGCTGGCATCCTGTAATTTTTTTGGGCGAGCCTCTTTGTTCCCGAGGGTAGCCGTTACCGGCAGAAGCGGCCACAGACTGTATGCGGGTTAGACAGAGAAGATTTTGTTTTATTAGGCAAGCCCCTTATCTTTAAATCTTTGATACGCATCTATCATGTCTTTATTAGATGGGTAAAAATACCAGTTTGTCATATCAGAAAATTTTACAAGAAGTTGGTTTGATGGACTTCCAGAAAACCATTCATAAAGCTGTATCATAAAATGGTTTTCTGGAGCTTTAGACAGAACCTGGCCTTGCCACTTTACCTTTCCATTTTCATGGAAAGATAAAAACCATTTTCCAACTATATGATCTTCAGGTTGTTTTGGATTTAAATAATTCATAAAAATATTAAATAAATCCTCAGCAAGATTTTCTGCATTTTTAAAATCTCGGGTTAATGGTATTTTAGTCCATCCTACAAATGTACTGCTCTTACTACTCATATGTATAAATTGTTTTAATTCTAATATTTTTCTTATTTCAAAATTAATTTCTTCACGGTTATTATGAATCACTTGGCGCCTGCCAGGTGACAATGTTATACAATCCCAGTGAACTTCCGCGAATGGTCTTTTTGTTTTATAAATTGTTATAACCGGGATATCTTTCTTTTCTGCATCATTAAAAGCTTCAGAATCTTCATTCTTTTTTTTTATTATATAATACATAAAATCCTCTCTGTTTAAATGAATTTAATCCGTACTTCGCAAACACGGCGTCCCCATCCTTTTACTTCCTTTATTTTCGCAAGGACATTGTAAACGCCGTCGCCAACGCCTGTTGACACCAATACGCCAAGTCCTGGATGTCCTGCAGGGTAGTTAAACTGCATAACAGTAGGGCCTTTTGAATAATCGATCCTGTCACAAAACTCAGACCAATTATGCCCAAGGACCTTTGCGTTTGCTTCTTTTTCCGCGCCTTCTTTATGAAGGATATAACACGGATCGCCGATCCAGCAAAGACCGGCATCTACGCCGATAACGCCAATTTGTTCAAAGCCTTTTTCCATATATTCCTCCATGAGTTAAATATGATTCGTTTTGTTTTGCATAAGAATATTCTTAAAGGAAGGTATTTGGAAATACGCACATACTTAACCTTGCGCCATGTTCCGTCTGGAAATTTTTCTATTCCAATCATCCTGTTTTTATTTATTATACATAAACGACTTTGTGAATAAACCTCGTTTATCTTATCCATTTTATTTCTTCAGGACATAGAGATTTCGCAATAACATCAGCGATATAATCGCACATATTGTATCTTTTTTTTCTTCGCGCAAATTCATGCGCATCGCATAAATAATGTCCAAATAAATGCGCTGCATGCCATTTGCTTGTTATTCCACGAACAGGCCTTACACGTATCTGATGTATTGAAGTTACGTCGCATCTGTCTGTTGTAAAAAATTTAACTATTCGTGGCGTCCCCAATGTTATGGAAGTTTGATAACTGAAATGTTTACCAAAGAGTTTTCTTAATTCTTTTTTAACCTCTAAGTATGACGACATGAAGTTCTCCTTTAATTGAAGGGCCGGCCGCACCGCGCCCTTATCGTGCATTCGCAGTAGTGGTTATACGTTTGCACTTTACGGTACGACCAGCCGGATAAATAAAAAAAGGCCAGGTGCAACAAAGTTAAACCACATCCTGCAAGGACTGGTACAGCCTCAAGATATGGCAAAATGCACCTGGCACATGTTTTGTAAAAAAATCGGCTGCATACTGCCGGTGGGGCGGTGACTGCGTGCGCTGGTAAGAAGCGCCGTTGGTCACGTATGCAACCGATAATTTTAACAGGGGCGGGGCATACATTTGGACGATCTGCACAATCTCGCCATAAAAATTATGCCCTTACTAGTTGTGCAACTCTTGCCCCTGTCGATTAGATAAGACCTTATTCTGACGGGCGCGATTGTTTTGCCATATTCAGCACCGGTAGAGATATGGCGCAGGGTGGTCTACCAACAGTTTCTAGAAAACTGTCCGCTCTGGCGGGACCGCCAGAATAGGTCATAATTTACTGAAAATAGTCAGGGCCCAGGTTTTATTGCAATCTACCCAGGCCCCAACCAATCGTATCAAGACAGGCTCACCGCCCGAGGTTACCGGGCGAGTAGCGTCACGAGTAACGCCGGCAGGTTTTTAAAACACCTCTCGTAAGATGTTCGATTATCCCTACCTCGCTTCGCCTGCCTCTACACAATTTACTTTCTATCGAGCAGTTTATATAGCGTTATTGACTGCCCGGTATTATTGTCCTTAATCGTGATTTTCTCTCGGAAGCTCACGTCGTCCTCCGTGAGCTCTTTGTGTCCTAACAATACTATTTCCTCACCTTTGCGGACTTTATCCGCTTTGGTTTGGAAAACCTTCCACCAACCTACCTTCTCCATGACAGCGTAAAACGCCATGGTGATTCCTTTCTATGCCCGTGCCGTAGCGTGGACGGTGAGTTAGCATCTCTCTACATGAATCCGCGGTGAAACCTTACCATCGGCCCTGCCATGATTATAAACATCAACCAGCAAATCCAACCACTCTTGATCGCGGTCACACCCACTGATTCCATGAATCATATTAGCGCACTGTTCGGTTTGCTCCATCATGGATGAGTGGTTGTAATGGTAATCGTTAATCAGTTGAAATGCCGCGCGTAGAAAGGCTCGCGAACTGATAGAAGTGGGAAACTTCGGAACCAAATCCTTTATTTGTTTGATAAAGGATATATAGACCCGGAAATCCGTTTCCTTGAATTTATCATTCAATTCGCCACGCTGGAATGGAGTCCAGTCTTCGTTTTTGCGCCCTGCGCCTTGATGCATTAGGATGAGGCCAAAATCAATCGATATTGAATTCTGGGTGATAAATTTCCCAAATTTCATATATCCCTCGAAACCCCAATCCACATAGGCCGCCAGGAAATCCCCGGACGTCCAAGGCTTTCTCAAACACTGTCGTTGAGCTAAATCGAGAATAGTAGGCTTTTTATCCACCAACACAAATCGTATCGGCAGACCATACGAGCTCAATGCGTATGACCTGTTCTGGCCGTCGATAATCCATAATTTCCGACCGTCCCAGAAACAATCGGCAGGGGAAAATTCGGCCCCCTGTTTCAATGCCGCTACGAGCTTGTTGACAAACGGCATATTAATCAAACGATTCCATGAGAGTTGATTGAAATCGTTCCATTCTCGGGTTTCGTAAATATAACCCGAGACCTTGACTCCAAGACTATTCTTTTCCTTTTCCGTAAGAATCATTTTAATCCCTTTCTATGCCCGTGCCACATGGCGTGGACAGTGAAGTTATATGATATTGTGACGCTTTCCGATCGTCACGTATTCCTGGTATTCAGTTTCAGTAATTTTCTTTCCAAGTTGCCTTTCCAATGCTTCCCGAAATCCGTCAATAACTTTGTGTTTTCTCTGTTTGCGCTCGGGAATAGCGCCGGCCAAGGCTTCCATGTAACCGTCAAGAACTGCACAGTCTTTTTTAAATACCTTGTTCGCCTGCTCTAGTTCTTTTGTATTTCCACTTAAACAGTGGTGAATCTCTGCTATACGTTCGTCTAAGAACGCTGAATTCTGATTCATAATATCTCCTTGCCCGTGCCGTAGCGTGGGCTTGGTTTAGGTTAAAGTACATAACAAAATAGTTATCTCAGAATACAAGGTCGAATAACAAGGGCAACAACGGAGTATCGGCAGCCATCCCGACATCTCAAGAGCCGTCCCCAAAATATCAGCTCTGCCTGGCTACTTCCCTGAACTCCAAGCCACCAGGATAGCGACTCGGCATGGGGCCTTGCCCCTTCAGGTTGGAACGAATCGCTCCAGCATACCAGCACCTTAGCCCGCTGGGAAAACGAGCCATTCAGTCACGTTGTCGCCCTTTTATTTTATTTTTTATCTACCGGAGTTCTTTCTTTATACTCCGACACATCAACGTAATGAATGTCACGGCAATGATAACAATGCATCTTGTCGTATGCCGCTTGCACCACATCGCAAAACTTCTTGTCATACTGTAATTCATTATTATTGAAATACCCAATGTCTTCAACCAGGACAGCGTTAGCGTCTGACTCGTCGCCAATTTTTGTTATTTTTGATACGACAATCCCAGTGTTTTGGCTGTCATGATTGCCGGAAACGATATGATATCCAACCTCTATTGCGAAAATTGCATGAGGTTGATCGAACCTCGGTTTTGGCAGGAAGAGTGGTTTCAGGCGCTCTCCTTCTGGTCCGCACAGGACTTGGGCATGTCCTGTGTTGGTATACCCGGTTCCGATTTCGCAGAGTGTTGCGAGTCCGCTGCGGCTTCTGTCACATTTAAATTGCATACATCCTCCTTGGCCGCGCTTTTGCCTGGCCGTGGGTTGCGTCCAAACCGGGGAAGCCGGTTCTGAACAGTTTTTAATATTTCATTTAATTCAAGACCTTCGCCATAATTATCTATTGCACGATTTATTGCGCTCTCGTTAAGGAACCCAAGTTGGACAGCACGTAACACCGCGAGGAATAATGTAAGTTCCTCATGGCAGACGTCTTTATACAACATCCATACCCTTTCGGCGTAAATTCCGTGCGAGTCCAAGGCAAGGATATGAAGAAATGGATCCGCCGCGTCAGGATCGATTACGGCAGCATCCAACAGAATATCAAAGCATATACGCAAGGCTCCTGGATTCCCTTGTCCTATTTTCTTTATTGCGGAATCCATACTGTCTTTTAACGTGATTCTTGGCATTGTGCAATCCTTTCTTGGCCGCGCTATCTGCATGGCCGGGAATAAAGAACAAAGAAAAATAAAAGAAACCCGGCGAGAGGATTTCTCCTCCCGCCGGTCTGACTTTAGCGAAATTACTTCGACATCCGCTTGAGCTCTTTCTCGATAGCTTTGAAACGCGGAATCCAGCGTGTCTTAATACGTTTGTCGAGTTTCTTGTCGATAACCTCCATGATTTTGTTCGAGCGCTTTAGGCTGGGTTCCATGCGCTTGACGAGTTTCTTCGTCAGCGGCTTTATAGCAGCCTGAAGGTCATTCATGATGGGTTCCGCCGTAAGGTACAGTTCAGCGATCGCATCAGCATTGTCGTAAATAACTTTGCCGAGTTCAGCGATAGCCGGCTTCGTTTCCTCGCATACCACCTTGAAAGCATCTGCGAGTGCATCGGCGCCTGTTTGCCCGGCTACATAACCGATCCTTGAAATTTTGCGAATCTTGGCCGCAACGATCTTTTTCTTCAGCGCGTCAACGATTCTGATACTCATACAATCCTCCCTGGCCTTACGTTTTCACGCGTGGCCTTGGTTTAGGTTAGAAACACAGACATTAAAGCATTCATAATAGTTATACCAGATTTTAGGCCTTTCTAACTTATCAATAATAGCTAAAAAAAAGGGCGCTTACAACGCCCTTAGCCATATCGGAGGCCTGCCGACATCAGAATTAAAAACTTTTTATTTTGTTATAATAAACTCACTATGATTACCAGAAATTGACATTAGATAAGCGCCTGTTGATAATCCCGATATTGGAAGATTCAGGATTCCGTTTTGGGCCAGATGTGTGGCTGAATAAATTCTTTTTCCAACAACATTGAACAGTTCAACCGTTAAAAGTCCGCCAGAAGCTTCCGGCAATAATACGGTAACGTATTTTTTATTTACATTAATTCTGCATTTGCCGGAAATAGATTGGTTGAGATTGGACTGGCTAACACCGGTAATATCAAACTTTGAAGTCAGGATATCAGAAGGTCCAACGGCTACAAATACACCATCACTACAAGCTATAGACATTAACGCTCCGGTGGTATTTGAATTTTCCGGTATCCACACCATACCATCGGAAGATGACAAAATAACGCCCTGATACCCCACTGCAACAAACTTACCATTACCAGCAGTAATAGAATTAAGACCTATAAGCGTTCCCGAATTTTGTTGTGTCCAAGTTTTAGCGTCTGGAGATGTTAAAATCGATCCACGAGTTCCAACGGCAACAAATTGCTTATAGTAATAAACTACTGATTGAAGAATGCTGTTTTTAATTGACGTATTTTGCGTAGTCCAGGTTATACCATCAACGGATGTCGCTGTTACGCCAAATGCGTATTGGGAAGGAGCGTTGCCATAAAGGGAATCACCAATCCCCACTGCGACAAATTGTCCGTTACCATAACATATAGCTTTAAAATTATTGGTAGTATTAGTGTCTATTAAATTCCATGAAGTTCCGTTACCATTAGTGGAAATTGCAAGAACTTCACGGCCAATAGCAACACACTTACCGCTGGCGCAAACCGCAGTACAAAGAGGGCGTTTTTTTTGATGCCATCTGACGATCCAATCGCTGGTTATAGTGGCGCGTGTATATATTCCACTATCTCCACCAAAGACTATATAACCATTAGCACAACAAACTAATCCTGCAATTCCCCATGAAAAAGGTATTGGTTCACAATACACCCAATTTATACCGTCATTAGAAGATTCCGCATGGCTATCCCCAAGAGCCATAAATTCATTATCATGAGCAACAAATTTTAATTGATGAGTAGGGCTTTGTCTTTGCCATACGGTTTGCCCAAAACACATCGATACAAAAGCCAACGATAAAATGATTAGAATTGAGTTTTTCATAAAGCCTCCTTGACCTAAGTTTACACTATGGTCGTGGTTAAGTAATTAAATAAATAGAAAGGGCCAGCACTTTCGTACCAGCCCTACAGAAAGGAATAAGCGTGTCATCGTTAAATGAACGCGCTCAATATAGTTATACCATATTTCAGGGGTTTATAACACCCGTCTTTTCAGGCCCTATTTTGTGATTTTCGAGATATTTGAATACATCTTCAAGTTTTTTAAATCCTGTTGCCTCTTCATCTTCAACTGTAATTTCGTATTCATCTTCGATACTCATCCAGAATTCAACCTGATCAAGTGAGTCCATTCCCATAGATTCAGGCGTAGCATCTTTGGTAATTTTCTTTGGATCCACCCCTGTTCTTTCGATTAAAATTTCTTTGATTGTTTTAGCCATTCGTGCACCTTCTTTCTAAAAAACAATATGTAGCCCCAGCGGAAAATATTGTATGAAACTACACACCCTATGGTTATTATTAAAGCATAAATGATTTTATAGTTTATTTGTTCTGAGAAAACAACCGAAAGAAATATACCAAAAAATGCACATGCAATTGATGGTATAATCCAGAGAAAACCTATTTCAATTATTTTCTGCATTGTTTTCATGTTTTCCATTTCCCTTTAACTGAATCGAAATTTTTGAGTTCCTTTTTTAACATTTTTAATGTGTATTCACTTACTTCAAAAGACCTTAAGTTATTTACAGCAAGTTTAAGAGCGGCATCAACCATATACCTTGCTGAATAAAACACCTTCTGCATTTCATCCACAGCTTCTTTTGCAGTCAAAACATCCATTAAACCTCCTTATTTTTTTTTCCTTTTTTTAATTGTTTTTTTAGGATTTTCTGTTTCTTTTGCCGGAAGAAATAAAACCATATCTATTTTTCCAGCCTTAATTGTTATTTTCTGTATTTCAAATGAAGTATAAAGGTTAAATCGCTTTTCACTTAATTGAAGTTCTTTTGTAACAGAACTATAAGACAAAAATATTTGCATATTTCCTCCTTTAATGATTTCTCATCCAGCCAAAATTTGGAATACTTCTATAACTTCCATTACCCATATAATTACCATTGTATTGTATAGGAAAATAAAATCTACAAGAACTTATAAAACGTTTTCCAATTTGCATACTTTCAGGAAACAATCCTGATCTTTCAATTACAGGATCTTGAGGAATTTCTGTTGCTGA